CTGGCTGTCCAAGACGACGCAATGGAATTCTTTCAATCATAGGTTCGATAACTTCCTTTGGCACAGCTTTCATCATATCAGTTTCTGTAATCCCAGGTGCAACAGCATTAACACGAATACCTTTCTCTCACAATTACTTCGCTCATTTACTTCTCCTTTCGCACAAGAGATATTAGAAATTTTAATAAATAAAAATACAAAAGGCTATGACCTGCGAGGCATAAAATATAACCGGAATTAGTGTTCCAAGTCGCCATAAACAATTATTTTTGTCAACCTGCGTCGCCCAAGTCGCCAATATTTCACTTTCCACGTCGCCAATAATTAAATATGGCGACTTGATGGCAGCGTGCAGCTATTTTTACACCAAATCCAGAAAATGAGCTAAAAAAAGAGACCCATACCAAAAATGATATGAGTCTCCAAAAAGCCTATAAAATCAAGCTTTCTATTTAGAATTTGCCCTCATCAGAAGCCTGCTGAACAGAAACGGCAACTGCTACTGTAGCACCAACCATTGGGTTATTACCCATTCCGAAACTATTTATTTTTCTATATTATATTATTATTTAATATGTCATATAATGCCGATAAATAAAGGCTTTACACGAAATGGTCTATGATGATTTGTGATGTTTTATTCCTTATTATTTTTATATATTATTTTCTCGAATGTAGACTTTTTGTAGACTTTTGGGTGTGTTATAAATGTCTACAAAACAAAATAGGAATGATATATTTATTATACCATTCCTACCTATTATTATGCAATATTTAATTCTTTTATGTGGTCGAGGTCGGTTAAGTCCATTCCCTCATACTTCTTTGTAAACTCATCAAGAGTCTCTTTTCTTATTTTAAGACTACCTAATTTAAGTGCAGGGAGTAATCCTTTATTGATAAGGTTATATACAAGATGGATACTTACTCCTAATGTAGCTGATGCTTCTTTTACTGTATACAGCATTTTATCTTCTTTATTCATAATCACGCCTTCCGGTTGAACCGATTCCACCACGAGACACTTCGTCTAAATGTTCTACTTCCTCAAACTCAATCTCTGGCTGAATCCTCTGAATCTCAAACTGACATATCCTATCATTCTTATTAATTGTTGTGTCTCTAAGTGCTATTGCAGGAAACATCCACTGATCATTCTCCCCACAATAACTTGCGTCTACCTGACCAACTGAATTTGCAAGAATGATACCAAAATTCTTATATGTACTACTTCTTGGATATATATTCGCCTTGTAACCTCTAGGTAACTTCATTCCAACTCCAAGCGGAATCAAATGAAACTCGCCTTTCTTTAGTTCTACTGTCTCGGCACTTCTAAGGTCAATTAAGTCACCTTTGCTTATTTTCTCTACCTTATCTATCTCATTATCAAAATATTTAATCTTAATTGTTTCCATGTTGCTTTCTCTCCTATCTTTCTTCTGATGCTTTATTGATAAAATCATTAAGACTTAGAGTTGTCTGCATCTCGCTCTCTCCTGTCCTCTTCATTATGTGTAGCTACATATAATGCCATAATTGATGTTCCAACAAGTCCACCGATTATAAAACTTATTACGCCTACTGCTATCATAATTAATCCTCCTTAATCACAATATAAAACTATTTTGTTCTGAGCAAGAGATTGTTTTGCATCAATTACCCTTTGGTTTGAACTGCCTCGCCACTTGAGCGTTATATCTCTCTGTTCATCTATATATTCTCCGTCTACAAGTACGTCACACAGTTTCACGATAGACTGACGCAATACTTTATCTTCCCATTCACTATCTAATGGATAATGTATTCCGTTTATTAAATCTTCAAATTTATATCCTGTATACAACCAGATAGTTTTTTCGGGAAAAGAAATACGGATTTCTTTAATTAGAGACAAGACTTCATCGAGGTTTTGTTCCGCTAAAGGTTCGCCCCCTAGAACAGAAATTCGATTAATATATGGTCTATCAATAAGCTTTATAAATTTATTTTTTGTTTCTTCTGTCCATTCTTTACCACCATTAAAATCCCAAGTATCAGGATTAAAACAGTTAAAACAATGTCTGTCACACCCTTGAACGAAGAGGGAGACTCCAACTCCCTCTCCATTTGAGATATCAAGATTACGCATACTTGCAAATCTCATATTTAATCCTCCGTATATTCCATGTCATCCAAATGATAAACACGGTCATGAATGTCGCCATATCTACCCTGATTACCACCATTTTTTGCAGTACCAATATAACCACAAACTCTAAATGCTATATCCATTGTTGTATTGTCAGTATTCCCACAGCTAGGGCATTCCCATTTAAGTCTATTGTTTTCGTCTGATACAAGAGGAATATCACCATCAAAGCCACATTTTTCACAATAACAACTCTTTGTATTAATCTCTGCATACATGATGTTGTTATAAATAAACTTAATAACTTCTAGTATAGCAGAAATATTATGACTCATACTTGGTATTTCGATATATGAAATTGCTCCTCCTGGACTTAATTTTTGAAATTTTGATTCGATTCTTAACTTTTCAAATGCTGTGATATGTTCAAAGACAGGAATATGATATGAATTAGTAATATAATTTCTATCGAAACCATCTAATTTTTCAAAAATATCGTTACCGAAACGAGATTTTAGGCATTTTGCAAATTTGTAAGTTGTGGACTCTAATGGTGTTCCGTACAAACTATAGTCAATGTTTTCTGCTTGTTTCCACTGATTACATTTATCATTTAACGCCTGCATAACCTTTAATCCAAACTCTTCGCCAATTCCTTCATCCGAATGAGAGTGACCAGTCATAAATTTTACACATTCATATAAACCAGCATAACCAAGTGATATTGTAGAATAACCATCATAAAGAAGTCTGTCGATTTTCTCATGTTTCTTTAATCTAGCATATGCTCCATGCTGCCATAGAATAGGTGCTACATCAGAAGACGTGCCAAGTAATCGCTCATGTCTTGCTCTTAATGCTTTATGACATAATTCCGTTCTTTCCTCAAAGATTTCCCAAAACTTATCAAAATCTCCGTCAGATGAGAAAGCAATATCTGGAAGAGAAATCGTTACAACACCCTGATTGAATCGTCCATAATATTTATGTTTATTCGGATCAAAGTTCTTTGCATTTGCAATATTTCCCACTTTATCCGTAAATCTATCTACAGTAAGGAAACTTCGGCAATTGTGGCTATAAATACCACTAACTTCAAAATGCTCACTAGATGTTGTCACATCATAACTATACATTTCTTTATGAATCGGATTAATCTTGATAACCTCTGATTCAATAGCATATCCTGATACATTTGATTCAATATAGTTATCACATTTCTTTTTGCATACAATGTAATTAACTAATTCATCAGTTGGATAAAATTCAACCCTATATCTAATCAATTCTGGATTTTTCTTTGTGTAATGATTATGATAAATTTTAGCTGGGATTCCAATAGATTGTGCCAATGCCATTTGCTGAAGTGCTAATTCTTTATTAGTAGAGCCGATTTGAACAGTAGAAAAGTTATTTTCATTTTGATGTGAATTGATATATCCGTCTGCATCAATCATTCCTGCAAAAAAGGCAAGCTTCGCTTCATAATTCCATGAGAACACTTCATTTGGAATTTGTCTATTTACTTTATTGATACCGCCAAATTTTGATGTAAAATAATTTGTTACATATTGAATTCCACCGTTATTATCTGAAATTGCGCATAAATCTTTGTATGTTCCTTTTTTACCACGTTCTTGTAAAATTGTTTTAACATTCAGTCCGAAATACTTAGCAAATGTATTGCTAAATTTTTCTTCAATTTCATCTTCTCCTGTTGCAGCAATAGATGCAAACACATGGTTATTTTGATAACATCCATCACATAACATAAATCCCAATAGCCACGCTTTATCAGTATTGAACAGAATTGATTCTTCATTATATTGTTTTGAGTTGATTAAGATTTTGTCTCCAAGTTTCAATTCTGATGCGTGTACATTTCTACCATCTCTTAATGTTAATGGATGATCTGTCGTACATAATAATCTTCTACCATTAGAAAAGTCCACATCCAACCATTCACTTGATACATTACGAATAATTCTTTTTGTATCAACAAATCCTTTTTCTGTATCATAAATCGTTACTTCTGATAAATCCATATATAAATTAGGATTATCTTCGGAATACTGGTGTTTGATTTCAAATGAATCAGATAACCTTCTCCACATTCTTTCAAACGATTCTACATATAAATTATTCTTAATCTTATATGTAATAAGTTCTTTTCCGTCAACGCATCCCATACATGTATAGACATCACCTTTTAATTCAAGCATCATTTTTTCAGATATGTAATCAGGGACAAGCCTCTTAGATGTACATTTAGCTGCTAATTCTGTAAGATACCAGTACTTTGAATCCTCTGTGATATTATCTTCTTCTAATACATAGATAAGTTTAGGAAATGCTGGTGCAATATAAACACCCTCTTCGTTTTTTACGCCTTGAATTCTTTGGCGAAGTATCTCTTCGATTAACATCGCTAAGTCAGCTTTCTCTTGATTGTTCTTTGCTTCGTTCAGATACATAAAAATTGTGATAAAAGGTGCTTGTCCATTTGTTGTCATAAGTGTGACTAACTGATACTGAATTGTCTGAACACCTTTTTCTATTTCTTCTTTTAATCGTTCATTTGTTATATTAATGACTTCTGCAAGGTCTTCATTATACTCACTAATCAATCCATTATTATATAATTCTTCTGTTACTTTCTTTCTGATTGATTTTCTACTTACATCAACAAATGGGGCTAAATGTGCTAGAGAAATACTTTGTCCACCATACTGATTGCTGGCAATCTGAGCAATTGCCTGTGTCTCGATATTGCAAGCAGTCGAAAAACTATGTGGCGTTTCAATAAGAGTTTCGCTAATTACGGTATTATTTTGAAGCATATCTTCAGAATTGACCAACCCACAGTTATTCATATGCTGCAAGAAGTAATCAGCATCATGAAAATGAATTAGTCCTTCGTTATGAGCTTGAATTATGTCAGGAGATAATAAATATCTTTTTGTCATATCTGTACTAACAGATCCAGCAATATAATCTCTTTTAGTAGGATTTAATGTTGGATTTTTGTTTGCATTTTCATCTTTCCAATATTCATCTTTGTCTTCCACAAGGTCATAAATCTCTATATCTGTTGTATTCTCATTTTCTCTTTGGAACTCACGAATACTTCTATATCCCTCATAAGCTTTTGCAGTAAGTCTCTGTTTCTTGGTGATTAACTTATCAAATACCATTGACTCAATATCAGATACACTTACCTCATTCTTATCTTTACATTCATTTTCAATCTCATTTGCAATATCTTCTGCAATCTTTGGTTTTACAATACCTGAACCATTTTTCATTGCTTTAAGAATTGCTGCTGAAATTTTTGATTTATCAAAATCAACTTCTGAACAATCTCTCTTAATTACTTTCAAATTTATTCTCCTTTCTTTTTTTTTATTGGGTTATTCAGTATAAAATCTGCATACCCATTATTTTCGTTACATGTATACTCAAAGTTACTCCAACTTTGATATTTACTTGCAGTAGCGGTTGACCTATAACACTTATCTTTCATAGGACAATTATCACTACTGCACATTGATATATCTGGCATATATTTCACCTACCTTATTATATTTTTACCACTCATTTCATTGCACATAAGAGCTTTATGTATACAACTGTCATCCATATTTGCATAAGTTTTTACACTTGTAATATGGTCAATTATATATTCTCTGTCTCCAATGATAACTGTTATAAAATTATCTTCCATATCTTTTAGCTCTCTCATTAATTGACGAGTGGTAGTTATCCCACCACTATAAGCGATGGGACGTAAACCACTATAATTTATCTTAATCACCCCATTTCAATACTTCATTTACGACTTCTGAAAGTTTTTTCCCTTCATTATTATAGATAATTCGATTTGCCAACATTTCAGCTCCACGAAAATCTACATTATCAGCTTTCATTCTTCTTTCAGCTTCTTCTTTATTATCACCACGTTTTAATAACCTATTTTTAATTGTAATTTGATTGGCATATATGTATATAACTTTGGGATTTATACCCTTAGAAATAAGAGTATTTACACCATCAGGTGGTAGAATTGATATCATTTTAGAGTCTTTTTCATAATCTTCTTTTGCTGTGCCGTAGTACCATAAGCCATTTTCAGAAAGATATTTTCTATACTCAAGGAAAAATCCATCATTTATTTTGCTGATAAATTCATCCTCTGATATAAAATGATATGTTTGGTCTTGGACTTCGCCATCTCTCATTGGGCGAGTCGTATAAGATACAAAGTTCTCATAGCCATATTTGTTTACTAATTCATTTGCAATAGTGTCTTTGCCAGAACACGATTTACCCATTAAAACTAATAAGCTCATGACTCAACCACCCAATTAACTATATGACCGTCATTTATAATAACGTTCTTATTTTTAAATCTGTGAAGGTCTTCGCAATCTTCTAATGTTACTAAGTCAACATCAATTCCTAAATAAGTATCCATACTATCTGGAATAGGAATATCGTGCGCAAATTCCATTGAACAGTTCAACCTCCTTCTCATCATCACTGTTAATTCTTACAGTAACAGGATGTGTTGATATGCTAACCATACCCATAAATGACTTGGCATCTACTATCTGATGCTCGTAACAGCCATCTACATCAGCAGAAATTTTACTTATTAATAATCGGACAAACTCTTCCAAATCGGTTAAACTGTCCAAATTTAAAGTGAATTCTTTTCTCATAAATTCTTCTGAACTCATTTATCCTCCTTACTTATATACTCTTATTTGTACTACTGGACTGCTCCATTCTTGACATACACTTGATATATCACCTGACCTTTTAGCACTTATATCCAATGCTGATTTGTCTACAACAAATTCACTCAAACAGTTAGTTTCTTTAGTGATTATGTTATTTGAATCAGTATGCATATCAGCCTTTTCATCAGACATAATACAAGGAATGACAGTGCCATTTGCCAGAACTAAATCAAACTCATCACCAATTTCACATCCAAAATATGAACCAAGAGCCACACAATATCTATCTCCAACCATGCGAATACCATACTTACCAGTATAAGCAGATGTGTGTTGAAGTATGTATTGAGGACTTTTTCTGTTTGTAATAGCTGTATAAGGCATCCATGTTTTATGTGCCGCATATGGCACTTCAAACATTTCAAACTCAGCTTCATGATCTTGAAGATAGTCCTTGTTAATGTAATAGATATTGTCGTTCCAATATATTAAGTCCCATTCGTTATCAAATGAAGCTACACTAACTTGCTGATTCCAGAGCAACGTGGCTACAATCTCCGAATCAGTATTCGGTTTGGTTCTTACATTAACACTGGTTGTAGTCCAATAGGGTTCAAATGTGGTCTCAGATGCCCATGCAGATGCAAATACATCACTTACACCTGCATTCATCTCTAACCAAGGTTTGTAATCGCAGTCGTATTTACTAATGTCTTCATTCTCAGCCCCCATAACAGGGGCGACAGATGTTGCAGATATAGCAAAAGCGACCACTAACATAGTTGCTAGTTTCTTTCTTTTCATATATAGTTTCCTTTCGTTTTATTGATTGGTACACTAATATATTCTCTTTTTAGTTGTTAAGCATTGATAAAAATTCATCCTCTGAAATGATTGGGATATTTAAAGATTTTGCTTTCTTATTCTTAGAACTTGTCGAATTTATATCATTATTGATAAGATAATTTACTTTAGAAGATACACTTCCTACGACTTTACCGCCATGAGCTTCAATGTCTGCTTTGAGAGTATCACGGTTTTGATAATGTTTTACTGAGCCAGTTATAACAAAAGTCTTATTCTCTAATTCATTTGTAGTTTCTGACATAATGGATTTCTGTGTCTCGAATGTAAATTCATTTGCTAACTGAAGTATTTCTGAATAATAATTTTTCCAATAAGTATTGAGTGAACTTATTAATGAATCTCCAACACCAGGCAAATATCTAAAATACTCAGCACCCTTAATCGTCATTTCATCAATAAATGTATCGAAGTCATAATCAACAGAATCTGCTATCATCATACTTGCTGATTTGCCTAGCAATGGAATAGATAAACTATAAAGAAAACGCTCAAGACTTGTCTTACGAGATTTCTCAATAGAGACAAGAAGCTTATCTACTGATTTCTTACCAAATCCGTCTAAAGTTTTCATCTCATTTTCGTGATCTAATAGATGATAAATGTCTTGAATTGAACTTAACCAACCAAGATTGATGAATTTCTCTATTGTTGCTTCAGATAATCCATCAATATTGAGCGCATCTCTCGACACCGAATGACTGAGCTTACCAAGCAGCTTGCCATTGCAATTATCATTAGTACATACAAGTACTTCTGAATTATTATCTTTTACTATCTTAGTAGGCTGACCGCAAATAGGACACATATGAGGTATATCAATATAAATTTTTGTATACTCGTTATCTTGCTCTGCCCATCTTATCTGAGGTATTATGAGATTACTTTTTATTACTCCAACATGCTGACCAACCCACGGTTTACCCATAATTTCTTTCATAATAGATATATTATGAAGTGACGCTCTTTCAACAATTGTATCTTCAATCTCAATTGGCTTGAACACTGCTGTTGGTGTTAATATGCCTGTCCTCCCCATTGTATACTCTATATTAATAAGTTCTGACTCTACCGATTCATTGAACACTTTAAAAGCTATACCATTGTTGAAATGATGGCTTGTACTACCAAGCGATTTACCATACTTAACATCTTCATATTTAAATACAACACCATCTTGAGGAAGATTTTCTTTTTCTGCTTCATCTAAGAAAAAGTCAATTGCTTCTTGGATATTTAACTCAGCCCATTTAAGATTAACAAATGGAACAGTTTCAAATCCCAAATCGTTAGCTTCCATAAGAGAGCTTGCAAATGATTCTGGGTGCTTAGAACCTTCAACAACTTCCCATGCGTACCATCTCAGCTTACGATTTTTTACAACAGATGTATCAAGACCGCCAAGTGTACCTGACGCAAGATTACGTGGAGTCTTGTACTCACCATTCTTATTTAATTTCTCAAAATCATCTGTTTTAATAAGTGCTTCACCATCAATAATATAAGTTCCTTCCTTATTAATATGTAAAGGAACATTAAGGAACTGCTTTACATGATCTGTTATAATATTTCCTATAGTACCATTGCCTCGTGATTCAGCCCTTATAAGCTCACCATCTTTAAAAATCAAACGACAGGTCAAACCATCAAGCTTTACAGAACCTACTAATGTATGTCCTTTTGAAAATTGCTTGACATCTTCTGCACTATGACATTTTGCAAGCGACAACATAGGTGACTCATGAGTAATTTTATCAATACTATCCAAGACAATAGCACCAACATTATGTGTTGGACTATTTGCTAATACAATACCAGTTTCTTCTTCCCACTGTCTTAATTCTTCAAGCTTATTATCAAACTCAGCATCACTCATAATAGGCTGCCCAGTATTATAATAAGCTTCTGATGCTTTATTGAGTTCGTTGACTCTATTAATTATCTGATTTTTAGTCATTATTAGATTCCTTTCTATTTAATACATCCCAACCTTGATACCACATTGAATTGGAATTAGCATATTGTTTGAATAATTCTATTAATTCATCCGATTCGGGGAAGAACGGATCTCTATGTAATGTACTATTGATATACCCAAGAGCATTTAACAAGAATTGTCCTGGTCGCATATCTGGAAATGACCTCTTGTGTATTTCACATAACTGCGTGTAAACCGAATCTAATTTTTCTGGATCTCTTATTTTAATCACCTTCTTTTTCTTTTAATAAATGTGGACACCAATTAGGAATATTGGGCATATCACTTTCCCACTCTATGTATCCCGCTATCTTTTTACCATTACTTCCACAATAATAATCACTTGCATGTTCCCATGAATCTGATGTAATCAAAGGTTGTTTTCTATGCAATGGACAACGACTACAATTATCTATGTCATATATAAGTTGAATTTTCGCCATAATATTGTCTCCCAAGAAATGAACATTTATTTAGTTTCTAATTCATCAAAAAAAATTAACTCTTGTGCATAAGGTAATACTCTAGCCCATGAAATAAAATTAGGCACATTGGAATTATCTTGACCACTCCATTCATTTAACTTATGAAATCTACGTTGTCCCTTGCTACACATAGCAAGCAAATTCTCATAAGTCATAGTAACTGTACGCTTCTGTAACCATGATTCAGGTAGCCAACGTATAAGCTCTTTCCAATATCTCTTATCTTTTGTTTCAAGATACTTCTGACGAATATTTTCTAATACATAAATAATATCCTCTTCAAATGTTGAAATATTATCCAATCCGTCATCATCCTTTGGATTATCAGCAAGAGATAAATTCCTGTCATAATCATCAATCTCAAAACAATCTAATGTAATTGGTGTTGTAGCAAGCTTGTGCATTGTACTCGTTGAGTTCGCAACCGTTCCTACTTTATAAGTATCAAATTCTTTCCACCAATAAAGAGGAGCTGTAATATCAACCGATACAAAAATCTGTCGCATAAACTTCCTATGCTCATTTCCTGCTTTAATAAGAGTCTGAGCAAGTTTCATATCATTTTCTCCGATGTAGAAATTAACTCCATACTCAGTAAAATAATTTTTTAATTCTTTGTGATACCAAGTACCATCCCAATATAATTTTCCGCTATCACTTCTATCCCAAGAATTTTTAGGATTTCTCATCCCACGGAGACTGTGCTCAAATCCCCATACCTCTGTATTTTCAAATTTCAAATTTTAATCCTCCTTAAACGACCAACAATAATCTACAAATCTGTTCCAATTAAGTTTTACTTGACTGTAAATATCTATTTTTATTAGCTTAGATTGTCCAACCCATGAAGCCATATAAATAATTGTTTCATACTCACATTTGCTCCAGAATGAATAAAGTAACTTTCTGTCCAGCTCTTCCTCAAATTGTTCTTTAGTCAAATCCGACTTAAGCAATTTGAGAACATCTTGATTAAATGTGTAGTGTTTAAATATATTTAATGGCACAATCTTATTCTGATTGAAGTCATCATAATAAACATACCATTCCATGTTATCTGTTCTTGCCATACATTCACCTCCCCATATCCAATTCAGATAGTTATTTTTTATTTATATCCGATATGGATAGTTCTTTACGTCTTGCTATAATTTCACGAATCCTGACCTGATTATTAAGTTCCCATAGATCTAATGAACTTAATTCGCCCGATATGAGTACTTTATGTAATGTCGGATTATACAAAATTTCTGTAGCTTTATTATCTGGAAAAAATCTAATACAACCATCTGAACGCTCTTCGCAGTTCATATACTTATTCTCTTATTCTCCACATGAATAATGGCTTATTCTTCTTTGCTATCATCACCTTTATCACTCGTGCTAATATCAACACTAGCTTCAATACAAGCAGGAAACAATAACGCCCAGAGACACCAAATAGATCCTGTATATTTAATTGCAAAAATTACTGCTATTGATGTTGCAATCCATGCAGACGCATAAGCAATTGTCATTGCGATATTTTTCATTAGTATATTCTCCTTTCATCTTCCAAAAATCTGTTATTCTATTGTTTAATAATATGTGGGTAGGGATTTTCACCCTACATAAACCGTGCACTGCTCACATTGGAGGGAGTTGAACCCATAGGTGTCCTACCGAGTGTTTTTAATCATCCACCTGTCTACTGCCCATTTGCGTGTCTACATATTCCACCACCACATATTGTGTCCAAAAGAAAAATGGATTCCTGTTACTATATTATTCTCCTTTTAAAATCTCTTTTGGACAGTAAATAATCTTCTTACCTGCTTTCTGTGCTTTACGAATTGTTGACCACACACCACCTGATTTAATTCCATCCCAAACTGCAAGTAATACATCACAATGGTCAACCATATACTGATCTCTTACATTGTCACAACCTTTGTAAAATTCGTCTGATAATTCAATCCATTCACTTGCTTTCAATTTTAAAAATTTATAATATTTGTGTGATGAGTTATAGTTTTTACAAGGAAGAATACAATGTAATTTAATATTATTTATATAATGCATTGATACTCCTGTAATAGCAAATGCAATATCGCTCCCTGAAGCCATTCCTGTATATAAATCCAGTGGCTCATTATTGTCTCTACAAGTCTTTATAAAATTACTCAATTCATCTATAATCCAATGCTGAATTGGAATCCATTTTTCATCTGTTTCATCATCTGGCAATCCTAATCTCTGAGGTCTATGACCTGTTAATGCAATTTTCATTTATTATCTCCTTAATTTTCGCAAGAAACTGTCGTTTCATTCGTTTTCTACAGTTTTTAAAATTTCCCAAGTTCTTTCCGATCCTGTGCGCTGATCATCCCATAGTATCTGAAACCCTTTATTTTCAATGCTTTCAAGCATCTCTTTTAGTTCTTTTGATTCAAATCCCTTAATTTTAGCAATTTTCTTTAAATTTCCCATTTTTCCTCCTTTTTGCACCATATGAAATCCGTCTTTCCTTGGCTTTTTAAGTCTCTGAAACGCCCTATTTATGGGCATTCCAAGACTTCAGTTTTTTCTACCACGCCATTTTTAATTACATTTGTTGGCACATTACTCTCTATTATTGATGTCATTAACATCATCCAAGTATTTCTATTGTTATGACTTGTTCTAATGCACTGTAAAAATGCTTCTGGCTCGGCTAACAACAAACACCTCTTCTTTGCTCTAGTCAATAATGTATAAAGCATACAGTTATCAAGAAGCTGATGATGTGTATTGTCAATAATACCAATTACCGTCTTTCGACCAGCACCCTGCAATTTATGTATTGTCATGGCATAAGCAAGATCTAATGCAGCTAACTCTTTCTTTGTGTATTCAATGATTTTGTCCTTTCCAAAAATATCAGTGTAAGTGACTTCACAATACTCTTCTTTTTTCTTACCATCATATCTTTCACTGATTTTTGTCACATAACCAATCTCGCCATTAAATACATTTTTGTCATAATCATTAACTGTTTGCATGACTTTTGCACCAAGTTTGAAAGTTGTATCAAAACCTTCAATACTCTCTAAAACATCACCAAGTAATTCATTTTGAATAACCTTGTTAATTTCATTGGTGCTATTCAAACAATCTTTTCTACGAGGTACTGCAATAACCACATTGTCGATTCCATCTGATTCAACAGATTTGATGAATGTCTTAATAGCAATATTAAATAATGACTGTCGATTTGTGCGGAACATATAATACATATCCTGTAACTCACCATGAATAATTCGTGGCTGTAACTTCTCAGATATAGGATTTATATTCTCACGAATCTTATTTGCATCAACAAGAATGCCTGATTTTTCTGCCTGTCTCATAGGTTTTACTAACTTACTCACAACTGATTCATCGAACATTTCAATTAAGTCTGAGAACACGTTACCAAATCCGATAGGTGGTAACTGCTTATGATCTCCTGAAATAATAATTCTTGTATTATCTCCAATTGCTTCAAGCCAATGTAAAAATAAACTGGCATTAACCATACTTCCCTCATCAAGAAATGCAACATCTGTAATCAAATGATTGTCTTTATTGTATGTAAAATCATTTAAACCTTGGCATCCAAGTGTTCTATGAATAGTCATTGCAGGAAATTCTGTTGCTTCTGTAATTCTTTGAGCTGCCATTGCTGAAAGTGCTGAAGCTGTCATCGTATAATTATTCTCCATATAAGCCTTAACAATTGCTCGCATTATTGATGTTTTACCAGTTCCTGCTTTTCCAGTTATCAAACTAACAGTTCTATGTAAGCTCTTATGAATCGTGTCTAACTGTTCTACTACATAATCAAATCCTTGTTCTTCTTCGGCATGTTTAATTGCTTTATCAATCGCTTCATCAGGAATATTGATTGTTGTTTCAATTTGAGATTTATTCAGAATCAAATGATAAATCTGCATCTCAATATCGTAATAATATTTCAGACCAATTCGACCATTATCAATATGAAGAAAGTCATTATTTTCTAATAGCCAATCAATCTTATTGCAACACTCGTATATATTATTACTTATGGCTGCCCTTAAAATCTTTTCAGAACACCATGTATGACCTTTACTTTCTCCTAGGTCTTTAAAATAATATTGGATAAAAGCCACAAGTCTTTGTGTAGAATCAATCAGTTCAGGTTTTAACTTCAGTGCTAAATCATCGACACGTCTGAATCCCAAACCGTCCACACGAGTTAAAACCCAGGGATTTTTTTCAATTTCTTGCTTTAATAAAACTGGATTTGGTTCATCGGATAGAAGTTTTTTAATCATCGCATAAGTAACACCAAGTGGTTTTAACATCATAATAATGTCAGAAATGAGATAGTTATTGATGATTTTTTCCTTGATTTTATTCCAAGTAATTTCTCTAACACCTTTTACAAGACTGTAATCAATAGTTTTTAATGTACCATTCGCTACATCATTAACTACATTTGGATATGCATTTATTAAATTATCCGCCATCCATTCAGGAATCATTGACTTCAAAAATAATAGCTGTGTTTCTCTGCTTTGTGGAATAATGGCGTATATGGCAATCGGTGTATATTGATCGCCATATTTTTTATCCTTTTTATATTTCGCCTTAACCACATATTCTCCACCAACAACTAAATGTTGCATCTTTCCTGCCAACTTACTCATTTTTTTATCATCAGTATCATTTGCAGAATTATTATCACCAAACGGATCGAATGTTTTTGTAGGTTTTGTAAAGAATGGAATATCATCTTTTGTTGAAAATCCAAACACACCCCACGTTGAATCATCCGAATAGTATTGCTCATATGTAATTATCGCTGTGAATTTATAAATCTCATCTTCATCCAATTTAGACTGATACTCCTTTCTTTCTCACATATTCAAGCCATTTACTATATGGCTTTAATTTTTCTACAATTACCTTTTCTTCGCTATCTTTCTTACAAAGAATTGCTACTTGCTGTCCTTTTTTTACTAAATCTTCATATTCTTTTAATTGACTATGCCATACAATTCCTTCAACAAGTCCAAAACTTGAATAGATGTTTATATATGCGAACTGCTTACCATTCTTATCTTTCTTCTTTTGAACCTTTGCTATAATTCCAACTAAAGTACATTTCTCACCATCAGGTACATCCTCAAATGGTGTCAAAAATGTATAAGCTGCATCAAATGGATTATCATTGATAAATACCTGTAATGTTTGGAATTCCCAAAACTGTTCATCTTCAAGATATTTTTTGTTATCGTCTATGTACTTTTGGAATCTTATCTTCTGATTTTCCTCAAACTGTATCTTTTTCAATCTGTTATATTCAGCAAGTAGTGCTTCCTTGTCATATACAATTCGTTTTCCAGATGAAGGAATCGCGTACTTCTTTAAGTTAATGTTCCAATCTTCTTCGAGTTTCTTATAGGTAGGCAATGATTGAACTTCTGAGAATTTTAATGGTTGATACTCTGATTTAAGATATGATATAAGTTTTTCACGCTTATTTTTACAAGGAATTGCACCAGATTTTATCAATGCAATAACAGATGCCTTACCTAAAGAAAGTCTCTGAATCAAATCATCAAACGATTTGTATATACCATTATTCTCTCTTTCTTCGATAATTTGCTTAGAGAGTGATTCACCAATTCCACCAATAGCAGACAAACCAAAAAGAACCTTATCTTTATCGACTGTGAAATTCATTCCAGAATGATTGATATTCGGTGGCATAATATCCACATTAAAATACCTTGCATCAAGAATATACTTATTAATTGCACCTGCTTTATCTTTATTCTGATTAAACAATGCTTTAAAAAAGTAAGTTGGGTAATGAGCTTTAAACCAAGCTGTCTCGAAACAAAGAACTGCGTAACTATATGAATGCGATTTATTGAATAGATAACCGCCTTTTTGTGATAGTTCATTCGCAATTTTATCAGCAATTTCTTTAGAATATCCGTTTGCTACAATTTCACCACGAAGAATTTCTGACTCTTTCTGTACTAATTCAACTATCTTTTTTCCAATCGCCTTACGGAATAAGTCAGCACCACCGTATGTTCTTCCACCAAACTTTTTAACAATATCAAGAAGCTGTTCCTGATAAATCATACAGTAATTTGTGTCTTTTAAAATTTCATCCATATCTGGATGAATTGATGGTGGTCTACTTCCACCTGTTGCCATTTCAACATACTCGTCAAGTGCTCCCATACTATCAGGTCTATATAATGCCAAAATGACAGATATAACCTCGAAGTCTAGTTGTTCAAGCTTTGGTTTTAATCGAATAAGTAAATCTTTCATTCCTGCTGATTCAACCTGGAATACACCATTAGTCTTACCACTTGCTAATAATTCATATGTAGCTTTGTCATTCTCAAATTCTGGATTATTGATATCATAATCCCAAGGATCTAAGTGTAAATCATCCTTAATTTCCTTCACAAGATTAAGTGTTGCTACTCCAAGAAGGTCAAACTTTACAATTCCAATGTCTTCTACATAATGTTTATCAACTTGAATTACATGCTCGCCCTTAGTTCCTATTTTCATTGGCATATAGTCATTAATTGTTGTATCAACAATTCCAACACCACCAGCATGAATAGAAACTGTTTTAACACGACCACTTAAATGCTTTGCAATATCAAACAAATCAGCATATTGTGGATTGTCTGCGAGTAAATTTGGATTTGCTTTCATACAGTCATCCCATTTATCGAATGTAAATTTTTGTGAAAGTTTTTGCATCTGATTATATGGAAATCCAAGTATCTTACCAACGTCAGTAATTGCAACTGTTGGAGTAATATACGAGTAATTAATAATCTGGCATACTCTTTCTTCTCCATATTTGTCTACAAGGTAATCAATGATTGCATCTCTGTTACCAACATCTGTATCAATATCTGGGAGTCCTACTCGTTCAGGATTTAAGAATCTCTCAAAAATGAGTCCATATTTAATCGGATCAATATCCGTAATATGACAACAATAACAAACTAAAGAACCTGCTGCACTTCCTCTTCCTTTACCAACTTCAATTCCAAGTTTCTCAGCAGCCTTGATAAAGTCCCATACAAACAAGAAATAACCATCGAACCCCATTGAATGAATAATACCCATCTCGTAGTTCAACCTAGTTCTTCTTACTTGCTGTTCATCTTCGCTAAGATTGTCGTATCCTCTATCTTTCCAACCTTGTCTAACTAAATGCCATAAGAATTCATTGTTATCTCTATATCCATCGGGTAATGGGAATGTAGGTAACTGTGGTTTCTGAAATGGCATATCTACATTTTCAATTAAATCTGCTACCTTATTAGTATTCTCCAATCCAAGACATACATTTTCATATCCAATCTGACTATCCATAATTTCATGGATTTCATCTTCAGATTGCATATAGCAACCTTCATATACCTCACTATTTTCGATAGCATTTTTGTCGTTGTTGCTACTTTTTCTACCAATCTGAATAAGCTTGTCCTGATAATACAAATCTTCCTTTTTAGGTGCATGACTATCTGTTGTAATGATAAATGGAGTATTTGTTCTTTTTGAAAGTTCTAAGATTTTCTGATTATATGAACACTGATCCTGATGAGAATGCGACTGCATCTCAAGGAAGAAATAAGGAAAAGCTTCTTTATATTCATTAACATATTCAATACACTTCTCAAAATCTGACTCTCTCGCTAACTTGCTTGCTAAACAAGCAGAAGAAATAACAAAATTATCAGCATAGGGTTTAATATCTTCTACTGTGCATCGTGGTTTAAAATAAAACCCTTCAAAGTTACTTTTTGTAATAACTTTATTTAAGTCTTTTCTGCCTTGCTCATTTCTTATTAAACAAATCAAATGAAAATATTTATTGTCTTTATCCTTAACAGTAATATCTTCACATTCATATAACTCACATCCATATATCATTTTAATATCTGGATAGTCTTTTTTAATTAGGTCGTAGTATATATGGGCATATGCATTTCCATGATTTGTTGTGGCATATGCCTTTAAACCTATTTCTTTAGCCCTATCCAACATTTCTTTTGGACTTCCATAACCATCTAATAGTGAATAAAAATCATGATTATGTAAACTGGAATATGCCATTACTGAACCTCCTTATAATATTTGTATGCAAATTCTCCATATAGCTCTTTTTCTTTTTCATGTCTCCAATTAACAACAACATCTAGGCTTTTATCTGTTCTTGTGTATATTTTTCCATTACGCTCAATTTTAGCCATATATGAACCATTTTTTGTTCTAAAAACACCCTTGATACCAAGTTTGTTATTGCAGTTAGCATCACGATTTATATTATTTGTTTGTTTATCACTTGGTCTTAAATTAAATTTTCTATTGTCTTTTTTTATTAGTATTTATATGGTCGATAAGTTCATAATTAAATCCAGTAATCAGTTGATGTAATCTAATATTTTTACCTTTTTTGTCTTCATCGTATAGTCGAGTACAAATGTAACCTTGATCATTTTCAAACCAACAATAATTTTTTATCTGATCATAATCTTCTAAATCAAAATAAAATTCCTTATTTGTATTTGAAGTCCACCCAACACCATATTCTCCTAACAAATTATACTCATTGTTTTTTTTAACTCTTTTAGATATAATTTCACTATGCAAACAACCACAAGATAATGTAGAACCACTTCGTAGCGAAGTACCTCTTATATCTCTTATGTTTCCACATTCACATTGGCATTCCCATAATGGTGTTCCATCTTTTGCTGTACCATTTCTTCTCAATACTAAAAGTCTACCAAATCGTTTTCCAGTTAGGTCAATTAATCTACCGATTAGTATCACCTCCTACCAATCATCGTCTTCATCGTTACTATTTGTACTAATAACAGCTACATCTTCGATAATAATCTGTGGTGTTCTAATACCGTTATATTCGTTTATTGAAGGTTTTCCGACAATATTAAATGTAATACTATCGTTATCATCCCATGCGTTTTGAAGAAAATCATATAGTTGATTACCTTCTTTACATTTGAACTGAATGTATTTAATATCATTCACCATAAAACTGATAGTATCCTCATTCTTGCCAAATACTTCAAAACAATCTCTTGTCAATGATATATTCTCTATTGCAAGCATAGGTTCATCAATTCCTTGACAAATAATATCTTCAAACTGTGATAACTTAATAATTAAAGGGATTGTGACATGATTAATGTCTAAGATAAAATCTACACGATATGTAGAATCATATTCAGTATTTTTAAGAATACTGTTCATCATATTAATTGCTTTTTCTTTATCATCAACTGGTAAATCTACAATACCAAAAGCATTTGCATGACCTTTACCATTAATGAATCCTGTTGAATTAACAATATCTTTAAAACTATCAATTGGACTATTATCAATATTTCTTGCACTACCACCAAATACAGTTGTTTTTGTCTTTTTATCAAAATGTTTCTTTAGCAGAATGCAAGGTTTATTATATTGCTCTGCAATTTTAATTGCTACAACACCAGTTAATCCACTATCAAGTAAGTCAGATACATCAACCATAATAACTTTATCATCAATTGGAAGATTATCTACAACTTCTGAAATGGCTTTTACGCCTTTTTCTTTCATTTTATCTTGTCGTGATTTTGCATTTTTACAAAGTCTAGCAGCTCTATCATAAATGCTTTCCTGAATTGTTTCTGCTGGTTTATTCTTTGTGGCTCTTTTTTTATATTCAAAGAACTCATCTTTTTCAATAAAAGCTCTAAATAACAATTCCTTTTCATCACTTGAACCGATACGAATCATTCCGTTCAAAATAGGTGTTATATACCATTGAATATTGTGGATATTAACCTTACCATTTATACTGTAATCTTGTGCTTTAATAAGTGCCTGAAAACATTTATTTGTAATATTGAGTAATCCAAGATTTGTAATATATCTTGTCTCAAATGAACGCATATCCATAACATCGCTAATATTTGCTAATGCACACAAATCTAAATAGTCATCTGCAAACTCATTCCATGTCTCAGTATCTAATGCTTGTAAAAACTTATATACAACACCTGCTCCGCAAAAATCCTTATTAGAATAATTGTCACTCATTTGATTATTTACAATTAATGCATATGGATTTTTTTCTTCTGATTCATGGTGATCAAGAATAAGTATATCAATACCCTTTTCTGAAAGCTCTCTGCACTGTTCTGTATCATTTGTACCAGCATCAGGGATAATCAATAATTTTGTATCATCAGATATTACAATGTCATCATCTAGTCCATGTGCCTTTGCTCTTGCGTGTAATATATAATTAACTGGATAATCAGCATTCATTTTCTTAATATAAGAATACATCATAGCTGCTGAACAAAAACCGTCTGGATCTTCATCAATAAGTATTTCAATTTTATCCTTGTTATTAAAGTGTTTCATAAATAACTCTACTGCTTTATTCATGTTATCCAAATTTTCGTATGGAATTAAAACATCTTCATCTAAGTTGAGATATTTTTCATAATCATCAATTCCTCTATTTCTCAAAACTTCCTCTAATACATTAGAAGTGTTATTGTCGCTATTTTCATATAATCTATACTTCAAATACACACCTTCCTATCTTAATCTGTATATATTATTCTCTACTAAGTGCTTCCATTTAATAGGATCATCTGTTGGTGATTCTTTTTCATCAAGAATATTATCTTCGTCAAACATATAATAAAGTGGAACACCATCGGGAAATCTTTCTGCCAATTCCTCTAATTCTTCTTTTTTTACATCTTTGTCCAAACATAAAACTATATCAACACCAAGTCTAACTAGCATATCAATTTGATATTGTGAAAGTTCCTTCCCACCTGTACCACCAGTGTTTTGATAACCATAACTCCATGCTTGTTCAACAAATTTTTCAGATTCCCCAACATAAATCCTTCCTGTTCTTTTTATATAAGGAAGAGTTTTATACAATCCATATATAATTTTTGATTTTGCACATGGCTCTAAATAAATATATTTATTCATTCCATCAGGTACTTTTCTATCAAAATATCTTGCTTTTACACCGACTAAATCTCCTAATTCAGAACGAATAGGAATTGTGTATCGGTTTGTTTCTTCATCAAAACCTATCTCAAACTCTCTTTGTGTTTCATAATCTATATGGTCTTCGTAGAATAAATCATTTACATAAGGTTTATAATACGAAAGTATTTTCTCCGAAATAGGTTGTAATGGTTTTTCTTTCTCTTCTGATATATTAGAATCCATATCTTCTAACATTTTCAGTATTTTAAAACTATCTGGAATATCCTCTTCAAAGTCGTGATAATAAGACATTCCTATTTCTGAGCATATTTCTTTTAATCCTTCTGGAAATGTAAGGTCTTTGACATAACATACAAGATCAATAATGTCTGTTTGTCTGTTACTCTTTATCATTTGTCGAGTTTTATTCAAGCAGATAAGGGACTCATTATTGTATAAAATAATTGCTCCTTTATTATCTCCATCAGGATTACCAGCAGTCCAATATGCTCCAACTGAATGATATTTGATATGGTGGCAACCAACGGATTCTAATATCTGTTCACAATAATTATTTTCATATATATAATTCTTTAACTCTTTTACATCCAAGCTGCCACCCTCCAATTAGTCACTATTTTTTGGTTTTTTAATGATATAACCTATATTTCTCCAAATATTTAAGTTTAAATCAATCTCAAATAACATAATCTTGTCCTTGCTACCTGCTCTGTTTTTATCTGGTTTAATACAAAAATATTGTTTACTTAAATCCAAATCTTCCGTCACTGGCTCACCCCAAGAATCACATTCTAAAACAACTTGATATTTATGGTATTCTTCCTTATTTAACTTTTTACCAATATTCAGAATATCAGCTACATGTTTTATCTGCTTTGCATTGGCAATGTTATTACTACTCAAACTAAAAATATCAGTAAACACCGTATCATCACTTAACTGGAATACTGCATATCCACTCATACGAAGTTCTTTTGTTAATTCTTTCAATTTAGTTGCAAACTGTTTAATCTGTGACCAATCATCAGTGTTATAACCTTTTAACGTGTCATAACCATAATATTTAATATTCTGAACCATCTTTGCTTTACGCAATTCAAATTCAATTCTCTCAGGGCTATAATCATCTCCAACATCTTTAAACATAACTTTGCCCTTATGATCACTACTATCAATCCAATCTGTAACTTTTTTTACATTCCAATATTCCTCTGATGTATCTTTTATTCTCTTTATGTAATCCTCATTGCTTTCAAGATAAACACCATTATCGTCAATTTTTCTTCTGATAATGTCACCATTTTTATCATGATAAACACCTAACACAATCTCTTTCTCAGGCTTTGTAATATGTACGCCATGCAGTTCTTGAAACTCTTTATTATTAATAACAGTCGTAATAAGACAACTACGAAGGTCTTCTTCATCCATCTCATTGCTCATAAGAAAAAAGTTCTCATTTTGCACAAGTGCCACATAAGCTGCTAAAAGTACAAGTTTTCTTGTTTTACCCTCATTAGAAAGAAATCCCTCAAAGAGAACCTTTGTCTCTCTAAGACCAAGAAAAAATTCGTTATACATATACCAAGGGAAAGGTAAGCCGAAATTTGGCTTTTCAAGATATTTGTCGATTTGAGATGAGTTTTTATCAGTAAGCTCAACAGCTTCTTCGCCAGCATTAATTACTGTATTTATCTTATCTGCTTTTGTACGAATAATTCTGTAAATGTCATTTGGCGACATTTTATCAAAATTCCTATGAGATAATATTTTCTCAACTGGAAATCCATTTCTTCCATACTCTCTTACTAATGAATATTTCTTAACAGTATCAAAATAATTTTTTACATCATTTTCATCTGCCAAGGTCATAAACCTTTGAAGTGTTTTCCAACCTTTATACTGCTTATATAATTTAAGTCGTTCTTCATTCTGACTCATAAACACATTCATTTTTGTTTCATCTAATGTTTGTGAAAATGTAAGAAAATACGTTTCAAGATTATCATAAAAGAACTTTGTCGCAGGATCAGAGAAATCATACTTACTTCTCATAAATGTGCTGTAATTTACAATCAAGTCTAAATCCTTTGCTATAGAACCAACAAATAGGATTTCTGCTTGCACATTACAGTCTTTTAATTCATGTTCACTATCCAATATTATCTCCTATCCAAAAATATCATCCACCAAGCCTGAAATATCATCTGTATCAGCCTTACTATCTTTGGACACGTTAGTATAACCAATTGATTGACTGACAATATTCTGTGATTTTTCTGTTTCTTTCTCGGCTTCAAGTATTTTCTGTTTTTCTTTCCACCTTAAATAACTGTCATATTTATTAATTAAGACAGATAAATCATATGTTAACCGATGTTCTGGTTGCATAGGGACTCCATTTGTCTCATTTTTTTTTGCTAAATCATTTAACATATCTATTTTTCGTTTCCACATATCAAGTAAATCAGATGGTGGAATTCCAACAGTCATTCCTCTGAATGTACCGCTATAAATATCATCTAATTTTTGCCAAATTGTAGTAGGAATAATTGTCAAATCATATGTATTTATAATAAATTCAAAAACTAAATGTTTATCAATTGAGTTTGAAAAATGCTTGTATGAATTTTCTTTTATTTCGAAGAATTCATGACTTTTTACAAATTCCTTTCTAAATTCATCACTTTCTTGTTGAAACAAATTTAATTTATTATTGTATTCTTCTATTCGTTTAGCATTATAATCTTCAAGTAATTTTTCTTTTCCATTTTTTAAATATCTATTACCATTTTTATAATTACGAATATCAATGCCATACTTATAAAGATCATTCTGTTTTGGTAATGTTTTAACTTCTTTTATCGGTTTTGGGGCATGTATTTGTATTTTCATACCAATAAAGCATTTACTATGATATGTTTTTTTATCATAGTAAATTGCTTCATCAATATTATCCTTACCGATGTACAACTCTTTGTTACAACATCCGCAAATCCTTGTAAGACATGACTCCTTCTTTTTTATGTATCTTGCCATAATCCTACCTTTACATAATCCTAATTTAATCAAACATTGCTAATACTTTATTAAGAATCTCAACATCAGTTACATTCTTGTATGCTGTAGGAAGTCCTGCTGCTTCAAGTTTTTCCTTCATGGCTTTCTTCTCAATCGGTGGAAGTGCATTTCTTTTAGCAATGATTTCTTTCTTAATTGCTTCAATATCTGCATGTCCATCATTAGATGTAGTATCCTCTTCAGTTGGTTCGCCAACCTGACCAAGAATTTCCTTTCTATAAATATCCTGTTCAATATCAACTGCTTTTGTTAAATCATTCTTGAGAACGAATTTTGATTTTCCTGCTGTTTTATCAATAACTGCCTGCCAGTCAACCAATGTTGGATCTTCAATAGTTACATAATCATCATGTACATGAGTTCTATCCTTTTCAATCCATGCACAAACTGTTCCGTCTTCATTTCTAAACATACGAATCTCAGTCTTAACATTGTGATCCATTCCTTTAAATCCATCTGGAATCTTTCTTCCAGTAACCACACTCTGAGTTGTTCCATCAGGTAACTTAATTGTTTCCTTCTCATCTGTTTCTCTTGCAGTTACAATATAATGAACACCAGATGACATTAAATCAAGAATTAAATCCTGCCCTTTGAAATTGACAGTCTGATAATCCTTTAACTCCATTCCAGCCCCTTCAATTTTTACAAGTCTGGCATCTCCTACAAGTCCATCCTTATCAGCCTTAACTTTATTTCTCTTTTTTGAAAACTCAACTAAACCCTGTTTTGTAGTTAAGTTAAGAATTGTAGTACCATCAACAACAATTGCATCTGCTCTAAATGGTTCACCATCTGCATCTACAACAACATCATCTGTCTCATTATCATCATCATCTAACTCATAAAAATCTTCATTATTCTTTACTTTTGCAATATACTGTCTAACTTCTCCAAGTGACTGAGTATAAACAATATAAATATTTTCAAGATTTACACCATTTGTTTCTAAGTCGCCAAGGTAATCATCAATTGAACCAGACTCAGGATCAAGATATAAAACTCTGAAAGGTTTTCCATCTGGACGTTTAAAATATGCAAGCTGCATTGCCATAGTTGACTTGCCTGTAAATGGTTTTCCATATAAAATCATTCCTAATTTACTTTCTGTTACTGATGCTTTTCTTGCTTTTGCCATTAAATATTTCCTCCGCAATTCTATAATATTGATTTGTTGGAACGCCATTTCTGACGTTCCATTTAGTTATTCTCTGTTGTGAGAATTAATCCCACGCTTCATCGTCTCCATCATCGAGATCTGTTCCATCTCCCCAATCATCATTAGAGTCAGAACCGAAACTCTCCTCTGCCCTATTTGCATTCCTAATCTTTGCAATAGCTTCTGTTACATTCTCCTCTGTGTAAAGCTCCTTATCAATTGAAGAACCCTTTGCTCCTGTGATAATAAACTCTCTCTTTGTAGGTGCAGATACTTTCTCCATACTGTCCTCTTCGCCCCAATTGTCATCATCATCTGTTGTAACTGTCTCTGTCTGAGTAGAAGAAACCATATGTCCACTTACCTTAATTGCATTATAAGGATTAAGTGACTTTTTAAACTTATTAGCGAGAGCCTTATCCTCAATGATAAACTGAACATCTTCAATATTGCTGTATGTAACAATCTTTGCAAGGACAATAAATCTACCTGTTGGCTTATCATTATCATCCTTTTCCTGCTCAATACCCATGAAAATAATTACCTGGTTGAAATCGTTCTGTTTCTCAAACTTCTCATCATCAAAGTTGACCTCTGAGCAAAGTGAAATCTGATTTGGAACAAGCTTTGTAGATGTTCTCTTATTGCCCTTGTCATCTGTGAAACTGCTATAATCAAGATTTCCACGAATAAATACGCTTGCACCATCCTTCAGATTTTCTTTAACTTCCTTACAAGCATCAAAATCTGTAAGAACCTTCTTGTCATTAACTGTCTTACCCTCAGAATTAACCTTCTTTTTTACACCAATGTTTTTACCAATCATACGGTAGCCTTCACGGTTATAAGAGAATCTATCAGCCCAAGGTACTTTTACAGTATCAGCCTTTTCACCCTTCTTCTCAGCTCTCTTAGAGAAATAAACATTCTCCTGCTCCATTCCCTGAAGATTGACATATAATGTCTCACCATCAAGATAACTTGTGCCAAAATTAAGCATTCTCATAGGTTTTCCACTTTTAGTCTTAATCTCTTTAAATGCCGTATCCTTCTCCATACCAGATACAACTCCCTTTAACTGGAATGCACCCTTTGTCTCAGGTAAATCAAATAATCTTCCTTTTTTCTTTGTCTCTGCCATTTAAAAAATGTCCTCCTTATAATATGTAATAAAATTTTTGATAACTATATTTGAACAGTCTTGCGACTGGAACACAGAAGTTAATTTATGTAAACATCTATGTATAATCAGTGATTTTTGAGCGTAAAAACCCAAGGGTATGCTGTTCTTCCACCCATATTTATATTCTCTATTCAGTTTTGATTTTTGGAATTTTTGAACGATCTGTTCAAGACTGATTAGATATTATCTAAGATATTTCCTGTTACTTCATACATTTCCAAATCATTTAATTCACACCATGATTCGAAGTTATCTCTCTGAACATACCAACCAACATTCATTCCGAGAAATTCATTCTCACCATTTCCATAAGAGACTACATTATATAATTCTCCGTTTAGAATGTCGTTTTCGAAGATTAACTTACCATTCTTATCATGGCTGCCTGTACATCTACACAATGTCTTTGGATCTATTTCTTCAAAACCATCAGTTTCACCATTAGAATAGAATATTGTTGCTGATTCAAATATTAGATGAACTTCTTTGTCATACATATCTAAACCTTTTACATAATATCCACAAACCCATTGACCACTACTAATGCTCTTTGCTTTACATAGCTGCGTATCCAAGTTTATCACCTCTTAACTATGTATTCTCTGTCTTACTTGCTTCCCATAAACATTCCAATATATTAGTTTTGTTTTTATCTTGAAATTTATAATCCATTTCATAATCTGTAAAACTAATTGTTGCCTTTTTCTTATGCTCAATTTTCCCAGTTATAGAATTCCATTCATCCCAACAAGTAATCTCTATCTTTGCATTATTTAAATTTGAAATATCAATTCCGATATTTATACTTTCTGATTTATCTTTAATAGTGCCTTTTGCATCTATATGCATATTTTCTAATTTATCAAGAATAATATCTGATAAGTTTATAAGATCCTCTATCTTTCTCACCTCCTCAATATCCGAATGAAACAGTGATTTATTTGACATACTATAATGTTTTTGTCTTATTTGCCATATAAATGTCTTTCATGTAGTAGAATTTATGATGCTTGTTGATGTTTCCAACGTAACCACAACACTCCCGCCATTCTGTTGTAAAATGACCTATAGGATATGGGAACTTCCATTTCTCACAATGACAAAGTGGGCAGACATACTGTACCATTTTTATCAGGTCATGTTTCTCTTCGATCCTTTTATCCAAGATTTCAACAATATCCTGTTCATACAGCCAGTCAAATCCAAACCTTTCCTTATATTCAGCTGGATCAATTATTACATGATGCGGCATCTTGTCAATGTATTTATTCATTTCTTCAATGTTACGTTTAAATCCTATAAACTTATTTTTAAACTGTTTCACTTACTTATCCTCTCTTATTATCCAACTCTTTTTTATTTTTATTGGAAATTGTGACTCGAATGAGTCATAGATTATAAAACAATTCTATATGCAAGTTTCTTCGTAATAAAACCTGATGGATGTAAGACCGTACAAGATAGATGAATGTCATCATATATTAAATCTGTCATAGTACAATTCGATAAGATACTGTAACCACGCATAGATTTTGACTTGAAATAAACAGCTTCGCCATTGTATTGTTCAAATGCTTTGCAGTATGTATCCCAATCTTCAACTTCAACAATTCGTGACTGATGATCTCTTATAATATTATCTTTATCAATACTCAAATTTGTCTCAATTACTTGAATCACATTTCTCACCTCCAACTATATATTCTCCAATCTGCACCAAGAAATGTCAGTTCATTCGACTCTATTTCTTTACTGTTACATTGAAAACTGACCTTAAAATGCAGATAATCAGCCAAATACCAGTTGCAATAGACCACTTAAATGTCAAACCAAAGCACATTGTAATAAGCTTGATTATTCCACATGTAACAATCCAACTAAGTCCATAGCACACAGCTAAAATTGTAATAACAATAACTGCTGTTACTCCACCTTTTGCTAATTTTTCTTTTAAATTACTCATATGTATATTCTCCTTTTTCATTTACTCTTTGAAACATCTTCTAAAATAGGCTTCTTATTGATAATCTCATGTAAAAAAACAAAAACAAGACCATCATGGAAATCAACTTCATACTTATCATATACATTAGTATCAATAAGTAAATGAACATCAATTTCATTCTCAAATCCAATACCTTCAACTTTATGTTCGCCTTTGATATTTAAATAAGTTTCCTTAGTTCTATTAACAAACTCTGTCTCATATTTAATATTCTCCTTTGGAATACCAATCGCATTGTAAATATAAATCTTATCTGTTCCTGCCTGTGCAACTCTAAAAGCTGCTGTGTGATTATTAAACATACATGTATACTCCTTCTTAAAACTTTCTTCGCATAAATCATCAATAAATATATTTGAATTTCTTAACCCTCTACGCCAACCAGTCGAAATATAAATTGAACGATTTTTACTTTCAATGACATCATTCTTGCTAATATCTACTGTAAATATTCTCTCTTTAACATTATTAAATTCTTCAATTTTATGTCCACTAGAATCAATCCTTACCATTAAATATGGCATAATCAAAGAATTAACAATATCTCTTTCGATTTCGTTTTCAATTATTACACCATTAAATCTGTGTCCTCTAACGGAATCGTTTACAGGTAATACTTCAATACAGTTACCATTATTCCAATAACAACCCAATTTCCATTCATAATTTCTTAATTGGATATTACTTAGATCTAATAATAAGTTTGAAATGCATTTCATTACAATTTCACGTTGTGCTTTTGTTCTTACAAATACTCCACATTTATATCTTGTATATTGATTACAGAATTCAATCTGCTTTTCTAATGCTTGTACTAAATTCGTATGTATCAACCCTCCTTATTTATATTCTCCAAAAGAAATCGAAATTTCATGGTGCTTTTATCACTATATACAGTGTATATTTATTTAATACACACTATATATAGTATCTTATTTTACTCTATCAAGTTCCAATCTTCTGAAAGCATGTCTGTCTGACTTGGAAGCCAAGGAACTACATTTTCTTGTGCAGTTTTCATAGCGATATATGCTCCGTATTCCACCAGTCCGTTCTCATTGACAAGACTTGCTGCAATTTCTGTACAAGGAGCATATGCACCGACTGGGACATAATACAAAAACATATCCTTACCATTCCATCCAACTCTTGCTACTTTCTTACCATTCTTTAAAGCCTCAATTGCCTGTCCAAAATTCATCATTTTAAAATCTCCTTTACTTCGTTTATCTCCAGCTGATACTGTAATATGATTCATTATATTGGTTGCCAGTTTCAACTTTATAACCAAGTTTCTCTAATTTTTTTTGTGTTTCAGGTTTTAAACAACCATCTTCACTGATTGAAAATTTGCCATCTGCAACCGCATCTCTAATCAATTTTGATAACTCTGCTAATTGCTGTGTAGTGCAACTATCAATTGCATTGTTTGTCATTTTATTTGCTTCTGATGCAGACGGAATAACATTCTTTGGTGAGTAAACTTCTGGTATAGAAGTGATAGGAGTAACTGCGTCTTCACAACAATCTATATCACTACAGCCTAAACAAAACCTATAACTTCTGCTAGTTATTGGATACTTACAAGTCATTTATTCATCCTCCTAAATTTATTTAAAATCAAATGCCGCTTGAATTTTTTCATCACTGATATTCTTTAATAAGTTATCTCTATTAGATTTTTCTTCTCTAATCTTCCACTTAATTCTTCCGTTTTCTTTTCTAATATCTGCTGCACATTCCAATTCAATTGAAAAAATCTCACGTTTCATATCTGCAATTGCTTTTAATTTATTCTCAAAATCACAATCGTCTTTATAATCAATCATGTTCTTTGCAGTTGCAATAATCTGTTCCTTTAATTCATTATATTTCTCAACCTTTTCAGATTCTTTTTCTTCTTGTGTTGGTTTTCTGATTTTGCTCTGTAATTCCGAAATATTTCCTTCGTAATATAAAGTAATTTCATTTCGTATATTCTCCACATCATTCACACTGGCAATCCATGATGGCTTGACATCTTTATATGCACTACTATAAACACTTAAAATAGCATAATTGCCATTTTCTTTATGTTTGAGAATCATGCCAATATTGCTTTTAAGTCCATTTTCACCAGTTTGGAATAACACAACATCGCCTGGTTCAAATATTGATACTGTCTCTTTTCTCACTTTTTCACCTCCCAAGGAAACCGATATTTATTCTCTGTTCTTAGAATCCCATTTAATAAAATCTTCTAAATCATATTCACCAGATTCTTCTTCCTTAATCTCAGGAACAAATACGTTATAATTACCTTCGTTGTGGTCATGTTCAATAATTTGTTTCAACATTTCATACATATTTGTAATTCCTAACTGATATGCTCTCTTCTCGCCTTCAGTCATCCCGTCACAAATTTCATCATTTTTGTTTTCTAATAGTTCTTTATATTTTTCTAAGCTTTCTACGATTAATAAAAATTCTTTGTTCATTTATATATTCTCCTATTCATTAATTTTTCTGTCCAAAATCATAGTAATCCTCAAAGGTTTTTCAAAAAATTTTGCACAATTCTTTACCAGCAATATATTTATTCTCCTCTCACAGTTACGTCAGTTCGTCTATCGTAAGCCCAACCAACATCAAATGAAGTCATGCTATCTGTACTGACTACTTCGCCATTTTTAATTACAACTGGTTTACCTCTATATGGAACAAATACCATACATTCCATATCTTCACTATTTGCATACGACTTGAATATCGCCTGCAATATTCTATCCTGTTGTTCAATTATTGCTTTATATTCACTCAGATTTTTAGAAATATCCAAATATCTACTATGTGAAGCTTCACTTAAAAATCGAATATCAGTTTTAATCTTTTCAAGTGTTTCTAAAATTTTACTTAATGTTTTCATATATTTATTCTCCTCTCAACTTCTCTAAAATTAAAACAAGTTAATATCTTCTATATTTTTAGCCCATGCATACGCAACATATAATTGTCCATTAAAAATTCCATAAACAGGATGATTCCTATGTTCAAAATAATCTAAACAATAAAGCATCTCATTTTTTAAATCGTTTAAATCCTGTCCAACATCAACCTTACAAATTGTTGTATGTTCTCTCATTAATATCTCCTTAAATTCTCTGTTCAATTTCGCAAGAACCGATAATTCTTCTTAATCATGGATATCAAGCACTGTAATAAATCCATCCATATTATCTGTTATAGCCTGTTTATATTTTTCATCGAATTTTTCATCTTTAATGATATCTTTACCATTCCATGAATCTCTTGCAATAGCTGAACCGTCAGGAAGAATACATATGTAACATCCAAGCTTGCCAATATTTAAAACATCGCTTTGTTTTGCTCCATCAACAAGAATATATCCATCACCAAAACCCATATTCATAAACCAATCTTCCTCATGGTACATCCATTCAGGTGTAATATTCTCTTTTAATGTAGATAAAAGACTTGACCAAAACAATCTACCGTTTCTATCTTGTCTGTCATAATAACCCCAATTATAATATTCACTATTTGCAGATCCTTCTTCATCTACTTTTAGTTTTAATTCAGCCTTGTACCTGCCACCGATTCGATAATAATCCCATGTAAAAACTGGATAATCAATCTGTTTGTCTTCTTCATCATCTAAGCCATATACAAGTTCTGAATTATATGGCTTCATAATTTCTGCAATTTTATTTTCACTTGGTAATTCTTTTGTGAGTAAATGAACACAATAATGCATTTAATTTCACCTCCTACTCTTATATTCTCCTTTCAAATTTCCGCAAGAAAAACAGATATACCAAGTCTACTCTTCCTCATCAAAACCACAGATTTTACTAATATCTTCGAGGAAATCTTTTTCGTCAGGAAGATTACCAAGACTATATTCTGTAACAAATTTAACAGGATAATATTCTTTGGGATTTTCTCGATACTCTTTCTCTGCAATTGGTGTTAAAAAATAAAATCTTTCAGATTCATCTAGTGGTTCTTTATTAAAACCTTCGTATACTTCATAAGTATTCTTATCCAAATCAATAACATAAGCCCACTCACAGAAAAGGCTGTCTGCTGCAAAGTTTAATGAGTTTTGCAACTTTGTTTTATTCTTAAACATAATTAGCTCTAAAATATCTCCACCTGTATCTCTTGATAATTCTGGATAAAACTTCTGCCAAGAAAATCTTGGATTGTCCTTCTTTGCTTCATCAATATTCTTATTTATCTCATCAAAATCTTCCTTAGACAAATATGTACAATCATTCACTGCATTTCTTAATTCATTAATATTTATCCCTTTAAGATATTTAAGCAACTGTACGCCTAAACCTTCAGGATACCCATCCCACTGTCCATACTGTGCAACTTTATATTCGCCATTACTATATACAATTGTTAAATTTCGTGTTCCCATTTGTACCTCCTGTTCTTATATTCTCTGTAAAAATTTCCAAAAGAACGAATCTTTCTTCTTATCTATTCTTTTTATAATCCTGAACCAAGTTACCACAGCATAATGGTAATTCTGCTTTAGCAGCTACATCTACAACTACCTTTAGACCACAGCTCTCAACCTTTTCTTTAATCTTATTCATATTCTCCCAATTCCACTGAATTGCATCTTCAAGACCATGCTCCTTAGTAGCTGTCGTTGTGTTAAGAGGTGTAATTTTAACACAAAACACATTCGGATCAAGACCATATAGCTTGTTTGGATCAAGCTCCCATCCTGCTCCACAAATAAAGTTCAGAGTGATAAGTCTATTGTTATTCGGCATATTATTAAACTCTTTCTTCATCTCTTCGATAGTTACAACATCAGCACCACCAAACAGATACCTTCTCTCATCCTCATTTGTGCTATTTGTTGAAATTTGAATATGCATAAACCCGTCAAGATACTCTTTTACAGGCATAACCTCATCTTTCAGAACATCAACTGGACTCTTGCCAAATACTTTCACTTTAGGCAGAATTGTGTTGTAGCAAGGCAAGAAAGTAAATCCATCTCTATAAGTTTTCATATCTCTCATTACCTGTAAAATATTTTTCCAGTTATATTGTGGCTCTCCCATACGTGCAAAGCCCACCTTAATCTTGTCGCTATTTGTAACCTGTGGATGCTGATTAAATACAAATTCAAGCTGCTCCCACATTTCTTCTGTAGAAAGATTTCCGTGAAATCCTAACTCTGATACTAAACAGAACTGACAATGCTGTGGACATCCGTACTGTGTACTAATCGCTGTAAGCCACTTTTCCTCAAACGGAACGAGATTCTTTTTAATCAAATCTACATCATCTGTCATAATGATTTCCTGAGATTTTCCTTTTGTATTTACGTCCTGCATAGAAGTAGTTTCAATATAGAAATTCTTTTCTTTGTTATAAAGAACATAAACACTACCACTTGGATATGCGTACTCTTTTACTAATTCAAAATGTTTCATTTTTAATTCTCTCCTTTGTCTTATATAAAATTTTATAAGCTGCACTTAAACCCGCTCTATCGTCTAACATAATGTTGTAATAGATTTTATTGCCAGTGAAAGGAATATAAGGTGGTGAGGCATTTATGTAATCAATATGAATTCCAACCTCTATACATTTATTCTCCATAAATTCAAATTTTGATTCGTCACAACATGTACTGAGAATCAATGTACATCCCATATCTTTACATTCTCTTAATAGAGTAATAACTTTGTCATACCTATATCCTTTGTCATAATAATCAAAAATTGTATTATCAAAATCAAATGCAATTATTATTCCATTGTGTAGTTTCCAATTTTCAACCAAGCGATCTATACACATATCATCATTAAGATATGGATCAACCACAATATTGTTCAATTTCTTCATATTTCTTCATCCACACCTTTCTATCATTCTCTGTATAACCAAAGAAATATGGATAAAGCTTGTTATTGGTTGTGAAATAGTAATGATGATATTCACCATCTGGTAAGAACATAACACCTGGAATATTGATTGTATCTTTGATTTTTAAGAAGTTCTGATATGCATTTTTATTACCAAACATCTGTCTAAACGTAATCTGCTTAACACCAATATTGTGTATCTTGTTTATGTAATCAAGACAATCTTCTGTAGTCATTCTTTCATTTAGTACATTGATAACTCTCAACTTAGTAGTTTTCTCAATCTCAAGTAATATAACTTGCAATTGCTCCATTGCTTTTGTATCATAAGACTCAATGCTTAAAGCAATTTTTCTAAACTTTTTAATCAAATCCATATCTGTAGGAAGAATACGAGTATGTATATCTAACTTCTTTCCATATTTTGCAGCCAATTCATACACATGATTGTAAAAATCAATATTATTCTGCCAATCATAAAATGGATCTCCACCACCTGATAGATTAACAGTAGGTGCATTTGATTCAGAAATACACTTCTCTAAATACTCCCAATCTATTTTATTTTTATCAGTTACTGCATTTTGTAAAATCGGATGATGTTTTGTAATACAATATTTACAATGACAATCACACCCAAAATTTGTTATCACAGTAAAACCTCTGTTCTGCTCTGTATACATACTCTATGTCCTTTCTCTGTTATTCATCTGAATATTTACTCCAATCAATCTCTACATACTGCTTATAACAAGGATAATATGTAGTTGTTCCTGTCTGTTCCTTACACCAATCATCTAACAGATTTTGCAGACTACCAATATCGCATTGTTCATAAGCATCTTCATGCAGATCTTCACAAGCATTATCAACTACATTATCAGCATCAATATAAATTTTCTCTACGCTACATACCCATAATCGTACAGGTCTTTCATTATTATCTTCTTCATGATTACATGCATAATCGTCAAAGAAATCGTCAACTGTATCGTAATACTCGTCAAATTTCTCACAGTAAAGCATTGTGTTTACATCTTTTTCATCAACAGCTACTGCATTTGCTACTTTCTCATTCCACTTCTTTATTCTCTCCTCTTCATCAATTTTCTTTTGTCCTTCACAGTCGCAATGTAAATAAGCCTGATTTTTATAAGGTTGTCCACAATAAGGACACAATCGCTGCACTCCATTAAAACAACTCTGGCAAAATGAAAGTGATTGATGCTTGTATGGAAAATGATATTTTCTGCCAACTTCGGATGTGTCACCTTTAATTCCATAAACATTGTCTTCTATTCTCATTCCAAGACCATTGCAGACAGGACAAATTCTTTCATGCTCTGTAAGATCTTTGATTAGAATTTTAGGAAACGATTTTTGAATTGCTTCATAAAGATTTATTTCTTCTCTACATGTTAAATTATTCATATAGTTATTCTCCTATGCATAATCTTCTGGATGTTCTTTATAGTCATCTACTACACTTTTCATATACCTATAATAATCTCTTACAGAATCACTACTTTCAGAAAACCCACTTGTAACTTCGTATCCATTATCGAACACTGCAAATGTTAAGAAACCTTCATCACATCGTCTTACTTCTATGTCACAACCTCTATATTTACCCTTCATAGTGTTATTCTCCACTGTCCAATATTTCAACATCAATACAAAATAAATCGTGTAAATTTTTAATCTGCTCATCAGTTGGTTTCTTCCATGCCATTGTTTCATCCACATTAATCGCTATAGCACCACCACATAGCTTAATTTTCGCAATGACTTTGGGATTAATACTATAATTTATTTTTACTAATTGTGTCATGTATTTATTCTCCTAATCATCTTTATCTATAATGAACCAATATAAGAGACTTAAAAGTGTAAAAGTGATTCCAAGCATCTTATTTTCTACTTGATAAGAATACATCGTTACACCACTACAGAACCACACCAAAAGAAATGCAATTGCTTGTCTATAATACTTTTTCATTTCACACCTCCTATATGGAACTCAATCATGTCGTCATCCCAATCCGAAGGAAAGTCCATTGGAAGATTTATTATCCACTGTATAGTTTTGGTTTGTCTGCCTGACATGTTGTTCTCCTACTCTTTCGCAATTCCAACACCACTTACATGAAAACTTGTAACTTTACCATCAACCATTTCAACACTTTCTTCTGTACCACCATGCCAAACAAGACCAACGCCTGTGATATACATACCATTTTTATCCTCAATCAATTCAACTTCTTGTGCTACTCCAATAGAAAGAAACCGACCATCATTACATGGCATTTCAATTGGAATATTCTTTACATTTTTATAAGCATTTCTAATTGCTTCTTTGGAATATATGACACCGTTCAAATCAGGTTTATCAACTGGAATTGGAATTTTAAATGTTACTTCTATATTCTCTGTTCTCATGTATTTATCCCCTATTTCTTTTATGCTCTTTATATAAAGCATTTAATTCCTGTTCTAATTTCTTTTTCTCCATAGGATTCTTACAATACTTTATTCTCTTCTTAAGAGTAGATATATCTTGTTTTGGTGATTCAGGAACAGGTGCTAAATCATCTAAAAGGTCAAATTCTTTAGCTGGCTTAAGTAAATCTTTAAACCAGTCTCCTTGTGACTCTACCTTTAAATCCTTATATTCTTGTTCAAGCTCATTTTGTATTCGAGCTTCTATCGTTGTACTTATCATTTTTCCTATTTTGTCCATCTGCTGACCAACTATTAAGGCTTTTGTAGCATCACTTATTAATTTATCATGTAACTCTGAAATATTAATCACCTCGTTTTACTCTATGTTGTAGCCTTTAAATAGTGTTGTTCTCCTATGCACCTGTATTTGCTGTTAAAACACACTGTTCTTCGTTCATATCAATTTCTGTAATAGTAATCTCTTGACACTTCTTGAAGTCATCTGAACTTACTCTTGCTTTTCTTTCAGCATGTCTTTCATCTTGTGCGATAATTACCATTGCGTAATCTTGACACCAATCTCTTGCAGGTCGTTCTACTAAATATGCTTTCATATCGTTATTCCTCCAAATCTTTACCACATAACGGACAAAATTTTATTTTTAACATTGCCGATGCATATTCACCGCCTGAACTATCAGCAAATAATGTGTTATTATAATAATGTCTATCAATAGAAAAATTTCCTATTTGACAAATATCTCTATTACTTTCCCAGCTAATCTTTTGTCCCTCTTCACAAAATTTACACATCACTTACACCACCAATCTGCCCAAAAGAAAGAAAAATTTCTTACTATGATTCAAAACGATAATCTTTGTTACTTATAAATTTATCTATCCTCCCATTTTTGAAAAATACAAATTCTGCATAAAAATCATCTGTATTTTCTGACATTGCACATGAAACATACTCGTCAGATTCTTCATCATATTTTTCAAACCATCTCTTAACGCCATCATCAACTGTTGTATTTTTAAAAACAAAATATGGAAATTCATTTTCGTCAATTGACAAAATATCATTTGCTATTTCGGTAAATCTTTCAATAATATGTTCTCTTTTTAAAACTGGGATATTATCTTCTTCTGATACATCATAAGTATCATTTTGTTTTAAGAATTGCATAATAGAATTTGAAATAATCTGTTTATCAGATGTATGAAAAATCTGTTGATTTGACATCTCCCAACAAACTCTATCTGGCGTGTTATCACACTTATTAATGATTTTGTTAGTTCTTGTCCATACATCATTTCCGTCCATTCCGATAATTCCCTTTTTAAAACCAAACGGTGTTTGAATGTAGTCATGAATATATTTGTCTGGCAAGACACTCCAAATTATAGGAGAAAAACACCACGAATTTTTATACTCTAATATCTCTTCTCCTGTATAATCTTTTCTTATTCCATAAATGCTACTGCTACTCATTTGTTCTCCTTTCTATCCTTAATCCAACCATCTATTATCCAAATAATAGAACCCAAATACCATTCCACCGATTAAAATAACCCAAAAAATCCAGAAAATAATAATTGGAAAATCAGATTCTAACCTTTCTATCGTCTCATCAATAGTCGAATTATTATAAAATGATGTATTATCTGAAATGGTTTTATCTCTCAAATCTGTAAAAATTGTTCCTTTATACTCAGTACCAACACCATAATATTTATACCTTACATGGCTTGATTCTTTAATTGTGTCAATATAATCAGTACCAGGTAAATCAATCTTATTACTTGCGAAATTTACTCCACAAAATGATATTTCTTTACACTTAATATCTTCACTTCCGACTCTATCCCAAGTCCAATATGTTTCTGTTGTAGTATACGAATGTCCTTTACCATCGGTATGAGTAACAGTTCTTGTATGCATCGTATATCTCTCTTTGATTTTTTCTACATACATATATTTTCCACCAATTTCAGGATATGTAACTGTATCTACTGCTTTCAAATCACCATATACAAACGCATTACCAACATTTGTATCCATTCCATATTGGAACATTTCTTGACTTTCTATCTTAACAGCTTTGTTATAAATTTCATTTTTATCCATTTGGTGTTCTGAAATCTTAGAAGAAATCAGAATACCAAACAGAATCATAACTGCAATGATAGAAATACTAGCCAAGATTTCACGCTTTGTTATTTCAAAATCGTCAAAATCAAAACCATATCTCATATACTAATCCTCTTTGAACAATGACTGTGGAGCATCAACTGGCGCATTGTAATCCAGATACTCATATTCCTGTACTTCATATCCAAGCAATCCAAGGAACTGTCTTGTAGGGAACTTTCTTACATATCTCTTGTATTCCTTAATCTGCTTATTGTAATTGCTGCGATGCTCTGCAATCATATTTTCTGTCATAGATAACTCATTCATAAGAGTCTTATAGTTTTCATTGGACTTTAATTCAGGATATGCTTCTGCAACTGCTGTAATAGCTGTTGTTACATTCTCAATATCTCCTGTTGATCCACGACCATCCGCAACTGCTGTCAATGTATCAGCTTCATGTTTGTCATACTGTTTTACGCAATCAGCAAGGTTATACACAAGGTCAACTCTTCGCTTTTCCTGTACTTTAATATCTGATGATGCTGTATTTACCTGCTCCTCAAGTGCAATAGCTTTATTCTGCGAACTCTGTACACCAAATACAATCATCAAAATAACCGCTAATACTCCTACGCCAATAATTACTGGCACTTTCCAATTTGTGTTTTTCATTTAAAATCTCCTTTATATGTAATATTTTTATTAGTTACACTGTAATATTCTCTTATTTGTTGGGATTCCCATAGCCGAATGGCTTAGATATGATTAAAAATTTTCCAATGAAAGATTGGATTACTTCGAAACTATTACTTGCTCTTCTTTACAGAAGTATTATTAACTGACTTCTGAATATTCTTCATAAGCTGAATATTGTCGTTAATCATAAGTGCTAATGCCTGATCCTCTGTAAAACCAACACTTACATATGCATCAAACATATTCTTCTTAGTTCTCGCCTGAATTGCAGGATACTCAGTATTCTCAGAATAATCCTTTGCAATAATCATGAGTTCCTTCAAAACATCATATACAGGCTCTTTGTACTTTGTAATGTATGTTTTTACTACCTCTCCTAAACTTTCTGGGTTCTCTGCTAATAATCTTAAAATTGTTTCCATGTTTAATATTCTCCTTTAAATTTGTTCAACTTCTGCTGTTTCTACGCCTTTGAATACAATTTTATCATTGTCAAAATCATTATAAATCAGTGTTGGATCTTCCCACTCTTCATATCTCATGTATCCAATAAAACCATCTGTTCCGATATAAGGTTCTAACCAATCTAAAAACTCTTCAATTTCAGAATCATAATTTTTCAAATTGGCTCTGATATTAATTTTCCATGTCTTAGAAATATCATCAAACACCATTTCACTATTAGTTAAGCCATCGAAATAATAACTATCGCAACAAGCTACCATGTCCCATCTATCACACTTGAAAAATTTATGTCCTGGCAGTATAGAAGGAGCGTCTGTTCTATCTATAAGATAATGTAAAATATCTACGATGTCTTTTGGTGTATCTCTTAGCAAATCAAAACACACATTAATCTCTGTATACATTCCCATTATGTTTTCACCTTCCTATTCTTTTCCTGAATCATTAAATTCTCTACCTTTAATGATATTCTGGATACCTGTTTTACATTTTTCTAAAGCAAAAGCATATGCGTTATTATAGATAAGTTTGTCGTGTTCTGTCGTTGGATTGTTGTATACGCTATTAATAGCTTCATCAATACCATCTATAAACCTGTTAAGTCTTTCACTTACTTCATTATTGACAAACTCTTCATCATATAGTTTTGCAGTCGCCCTCAAACCTCTTGATTTATTCGCATATTCAAAGGCTCTCAATTCATCTTTTCCAAGCCATTTCTGAAAAGCACCGCAATCATCACAATAAAGTCCTGTATTATTACCTTTTACTTCTGTATGTAGTGAAATGCTTCCACATTTCTTACAACAATTCTGATACATAATTTCACCTCCAGTATATTATTCTCAAAACTCACAAGTGTCACATGTCGAAAAGTATTTATCATGGTCTATGCAGCATTGTGGTCTATCATCATTTTTACCAGTCTCAGCAGTCTCTTTTCCATCCATAATTGCTCCACAATTAGGGCAATATTTTGATTTCAACTTCTGGTTCGCATAATACAGTTTATATATTTTTTTATTACAAACTGAACAATATACACCTTCATTTGCGCATTCATCTAATGCAACCCAATAACCATGCTTTCTATCAGTTTCTTTTGTATTGTCTTTTACATCATCCATTGGGACTGTCATAGTTCCTGCTATGACATTAGCATTAAGAAATTTTGATAAAACATCTCCAAGTATTAACTCTACGTTGTCTACAAGTATTTCATTATTTGGCATATATGACCTGTGATATTCTAACCATTCATTTATTGTATAAACTTCTATATTGGTCAATATACCCATTTTCTCTGCCATACTCATAAGATTGTTTTTATTATTCATTGTAGATGTAATAATTGGTTTTCCTGTTACATATGCTGTTGAAATAAGCATTGCTGTTTTACCAGTCCTACGTCCACGATTTATAATTCTCATGTTTTCGCCTCCAATGTATTATTCTCTCAAAATCCAAGGATATGTTGCATTCATGTGAAGTTACTCAGATAATATCTTCTGAAACATATCATCAATATTGTCCATGATAAAATGTCGTTTTGTTGCCAATGAATTTTTACCAAAAGTCCCTTCAACTAAATCCAGATAAAAAGTAAAATTACCATCTTCTCCCATAAAGAATTCGCTCCACTCTTCTTCAGTTAAAAGTCTTTTTACATTTAATTGCTCCAATGCCAAATTATCAAAACTTACTACCTCAAATTTAGGGATAATACTTTCGAGATTTTCATAAAGCCAATGCTGCTTATCTGCAATATTATTCTTTTCAGTCTCATAATACTCATTGCCTCGTCTCAAATTTTTATATCCTAAAATAAGCATTTTCAAGCCATTATCTGCCAACATTTCAATATCTGACTTAATCAGTATTCCGTTAATTGTATGTATAACGGCATTTGGATACTGTTTTACAAGATCTATAAACTTCTTAGTTGGTTTAACAAGTGACACACCTAATCCATAAATTAATCCATTGTCAACTAAATTACGAATCATATTTTGACATTTTTCAAAATGAATTTGATTTACTGTAAGATTAACAATCACTTTATTCTTTTTGAGTTTTGTAAGAAATGGAATTAAATCTGGATGAGTCATGTCATTACCATTAATTGCAAGCTCTGTATATGGATGTAATGTGTCAAGAAATTTATAATTTAAAATATCTCCATGTTTACCATTTGGAGTACAACCTTCATAACACCACTGGCATCCACCATCGCATTTATCAGTAATTTTGCAATCACAATTCTCTGCAAAAGATGGAATAAATTCATCTTCGTTTGTTTCTCTGATTTTCGTTCCATCTGATAGAAAAGTCACAAAATAATTTCCATTCTTATATCTTCCTAATAATTCCATTCTTAAAATCCTCCTAAATTAAATCAACCATCGTATCCATATTTACCAAACGCAACAATTTTATCTCCACTTTTGCTTGTATATCTATCTACAAATGTTTCAAGATTACTATACCGCCACTCCTCATAGGTTTTAGCATCCTCGTCTACAATATTGTTTTCTTTTGCGTATTTGGTATAATACTTTTCTTTCGCAGATTCTGACAAGTCTGACCAATCTTTAAAAAATTCATCTTTATGATTTTCATAGTCTTGTGCTGCATATTTCTTATCATCATCTGATAAACTATTTACTTTTACAAATGACTCAGAACCCCATTCATCAAAAAGAAGTTCGCCATTCTTCCACTGTTCAAATTCTTCCTCGCTACATATTGTCAAACTGTGTGTTGAACTGCTATTTGATTCGAATACACTACGTCTAATTTGTCTCTTCATTCAAAACCTCCTTAATGCTCGTTCTTTACTCTATATTCTCTAAAATACTTCTTCTCTGCATTTATTCTCACATCAATCGCTTCTTGTATATCATTGTATGAACCTAAATATATTTGCTTATGATTTATTCCAATATATGCAACCCATTTATTAATATCTTTTCTCCACGATACACCAGTTTTTCCAGAAGTATTATTTGATGGACGAATTCTATTTTTAGTATTATGTTTTTGTTCAGTTATCCGTAAATTTTGTTTTCTATTATCATATTTTCTATCAGAATATATATGATCTCCAACAATTAAGCTGTCATCAATATCCTGTATGCCCAAAATTAATCTATGCAATCTAACTTGCTTGTTTTCCCCAAGTACATGTCCTACAAAATACCCTCTTGAATCTTTAAACCAACATATATCTTTGATTTTGTCATAGTCTTCTAAATCAAAAAAGAATTTATTTCCATTAGAATCATACCCAATACCATATTCACCAGATAAATCATATTCATTATATTTTTTACCATGTGATATTTTTGTTTTAGCTGTTTCAGAAGCAACTTCTTTATGTAAGCACCCACAAGATCGAATATTCCCAGAAGTTAAAGCAGAACCAAGAATTATTTTGTTTTTTGTCCCACAATCACAATTACAATACCATTGTGATTTATGTTTTCCTGAATTAGAAAATATTTTATCTTCTGCTTTTGCAGTAACGACCAATCTTCCAAAACGCTCTCCAATTAGATCTAATGAATAACCTTTTCTTTTATATTTGCATTCACCGTTAATCTTCAATCCTCCGTTCCATATGCTATTGGATACTCATGATCAATAGCATCCATATTTACTAATCCTGCTCTCTTCATATCTAACCAATAACAACATTCATCACCATCCTGGATAACAACATATTTCTTATTTGTCAGATATTCCTCTAATGATATATTCTCTTTTTTGAGGAATCCACCAAGTATATTCTCATCAACATATCCTGTATATGGTATCTCAAAATGAAAATAACCATCGTCAGTTTCCCAATATTCGATTGTATCAATTCCCCAATCCTTTTCTTTCTGCTCAAGCCACTCGTTAAGTTCATCCTCTGTTTTACCATATTTCTTTGCATAATCACTATCTTTATTCTCTGGATGATTTTTATCAGCGACTGAATCTGAAATCATAGGAACGACAATCTTTTTAAGACCATGAACATATTTTAATGCAAGTGATTCAAGCTTCTTATAATTTTCATCATTATATTCACGTACTAATGAAGCACAAGCGTATAACCATTTATCATGAAAATTACCTAATGCTCTAAATGGACTTCTGCCAAAGTCCATATCACTGTCCCAAATTTGCCACTCACAATCCTTTTCACCAGTTTCTTCATTATCAAATAAACAAAAATCTTCTATAATCTCATCTGGCGTATAATGTTCATCCTTCTTCATAATACAAAGCGAATGCTGACTACTTGAATTTGTCTCGAAAACGCCTCTTCTAACCTGTCTCTTCAATTTTTTCTTACCTCCTTAGTTTAATATTCTCTCTTTATAGCCAATGAAACCTGAAATTACTGTTACTGCATATCATTTAATTCTTTATTAATATCTTTCTCAACTTCTCTTCTATATTTCTTTTTAAATAATCTACGATTCTTCTTTTTCATCTTTCTCCAACCGTTGTGATTATTTGCCCAACAAGCATAATCATGGGAGAACCAAGATTGATGATTTTCAGAAAATTGTCGTCTTTTAATCTCTGATCTCATAAAGCTCCTCTACTTACAATTCCTAAGTTCAACATTATAGTCATCCTTAACATCAATAGTGACCTCTCTCTGAAATTTTCCTTCCTTATCATAGAGGGATAAATAATATCTGTTACCACGCTGCTCTAAGTCAAGATTCTCATTCTCAAATAATAATACTCGTCTCTGCCTCTGTATTGGTTTATTCTCTACCTTCAAATTATTTATTGCTTCTTTTGAACCGACAAAGATTGGTGATTTTAATTCTTCAAGAATGCAACTAATATCATCGTCCAGCTGATCATCATCTTTTGTATGTTTATCAACTGCTTTGATTACATCTTTTTCAAATAATAATCTGTTTACCACTTTAATATTCTCCTTTCCACTCATCTAACCAATAGAAACTGTTAATCTGATTATCAAGCCTTCTAACCTGTTCTCTTAGTTCAGCTTCTTTCTTCTTACTATCTGTTCTCTGACACCTCTTCCATAAATTTTCACGCTGCTTAGATAATTCATTGTATTTATCCGATACATCAATCTCATCTACAACTAAAATTTCAATCTTCTCTCCACAATGAGGACAGAACTGAATTGGATAATTGTCTGTTTGCTCCCATTCGTCTTCATAAGATTTAATAACTTCTGTATGTGAAATACAGAATTGAGGAATAAAATTACCATCATCTTCATGTTCTCCACCAATATCATTTATATCTTCACCTGTAAATACAATAGCTTTATCATTCTGAACTTTATCGCAACAATATGTAAATGGTTTATATTTGTATGAATAAGTATCATTGAATTTTAATTTGATTAATTCTATCTTCATTTCTTTATTTATTCTCCTAATTCCCTGCCACACCATTTTTGTATTATTTAAAATTCTGATGAGTGATTATATCCTCACCATTCAAGTGCAAAATCACCTGCAATCTTTCGATTGATTAAGTAGCATTTAAGCTACTTTATTATTCTCTGAATCATTCTTACTTTGTTCATACTTTTCAGAGATATCATAATATTCTCTTGCTTCCTGTTTACTCTTTTCAGTAACTTGTCCACTTTCCATCCAAAGAGTTGACATTGCTATATTTCTGGCAGCATTAAAATCAGCATTAAAACCAGTTTTCTCATATTTTTTATGACTATCACAATTTTCATTTGCACATTCAAAAACTGACTGTGACTTTCTCTGACCAAACTCCCAATTACCACATACACTGCAAATCTGTGATGTATAACAAGGATTGATTTTTCTTACTTCAATTCCGTACTTAGCTGCTTTATATGTAATATAATCTTGAAGTTTATAATAACTCCAATTTCTCAGGATAAAATCGCTTGTATCATATCCTGTTAAATTTTCAATATTTATGTATTTAGCGTTATGTTTTAAAGCAAAATCAACGACTCTTTTACTTATCATATGACAATATGTTTCAACAAAATGTGCTTCTGCTTTCTGTAATCTCTCTAATGCTTTCAGCTTCTTTGCCCTGCCATGACCGCCAGAAGTATTTCTCAATGACTTCTGTAATCTTCTTCTTTGAGCTTGCATTTTAGTTCTTATTCTTAGAAAGTCATCTGCATTTCCAATCGCTAATCTCTCATACAGATTATTATTCAAAGCGCACATCGCAGGAACTGCAATACCTAAATCAACACCTACTACTGTATTCTCATCCAACTCTCGAAGCTGTTTTGGAATAGATATTGAGAGATTCAAAATAATTGACTTGCCATCAATCTCAATGCTACTTCCTTGCACTTTATAATTCTCTTCTAAGATATTCTGTATAACGGATCTTAATTCTAATGACCTATGCGGATTACCAAATACAATCTTAAACACAATTTTATTAACCCATTTGATATATACCGCTAAATCAGAATCATTAATCTTATCCAAGAAATCCTGATAAGTTTCATATTCATGATAAAAAGTTAGGCTTCTGCCTCTTGTCATCAGCGGATTAGTTCTCTTGTAATTTGTTACTGTTCTCTCGCCCTTTGCCAATCCATTCTTCAAAGCTGTACTGAAATCCTGTTTGACTTTCTGAGTAACTGCTGATGGAGTATCTACGCCAGTTGCAAAATCAATATCTTTTAAAATAATATTGGAGTTTGTCATTATTTCTTTCTGTCTTGCTTTGAATTCTTCATTCTTAATATCACGATTGTATTTGTAATATTCACTCATGAGCTGTCCCATAAGCAGGTTACAAGCCTGATGCTGAGCATATTGACCATTTCTAATAAAATCGTATACTCTATTAATTTCTGCCTTATCTCCGACTGGAAATAATTTAATTTTTCTACAAATTGTCATTCTATTGTTTTCCATAATTTGCAAATCTCCTTTATATTTTTTGTAATTTATATACATCTAAAACGGAACAATTAAAAATTCCTGAGATATTATAAGTTTTATATCCATGTAGTTTTTATGTATCTAAAACATATGACTGAATGTAAATGTATATATCTGTGTTTTATATCCATGTAATTTTATATGTATCTAAAGCAGAAACGGCTGCAAAGACACCTTGACATTCGTTTTATATCCATGTAATTTTATATGCATCTAAAACGTACCAGTAAAAAATAATGCGTACCTTAAAGTTTTATATCCATGTAATTTTATATGCATCTAAAACCTCAAAATTATTACACAGATTTTCAATGAGTCGCATTGCGCTCACGATTCGGCAGTAAAATCTACCGCAATAGAATTGATTTTAATTTCATTTATATGTTCTCTTAATGAAATGTAATTTTATTTCCAAAAACGCATTAACAATAAATCGCAGGATGGAAACAGTTTTGTTAGCATGTAATTTTATATACTTCCAAAACCTCAAATTACATACAAATTACATACTTTTCAGCGAGTGATATATTCCTCACTATTCGGACTCAAAATAGCCCGTAGTCATAAGACTAATTGTTATAGGATAAACTGGCTTGAATTAGCCAAATAGATTTGTTACAATAGAACAAATATAGTTTATCCTATATTTTATTCTCTGTAGAGCAGATTGTTATGTCGCCAAACTTGTGCAATCTGTTCTACTGATCAACATATATCCGATTGTTAGGTGAGTCATAATCACAACGTTTACACATTTTATTCTCCTAATTTATCAATCTAATTTCTCGAAAATCATCATCGGCTTTTACACCATTGATATAAGCATACCAACCTCTAAGACCTTCTCCCTTAGAGATTGGATATTTATGCTTAATATTCATAACAACTTCGTAATCGTCTGGATAGTTTTCAAGAATAGACTTCAAATCACCAACTAAAATACTACTCATGATTCTCACTCCCAATTCTCAATATTATCATCACAAGGGAAATACGAAAGTTCAATCTCGCTCAGTTTTTTGTAATAGATAACAGATTCACTCCAATCTTTTTCAAAACTTTCGCTATCATATATTTCTCTAAACCCAATCAGAATATCCTTATCTGGAAGTTCAATAGCTTCCTTAATCTGAATATGTCTAAAATGATAATCAACATATAATGACTGATCCACGAACTTTTTATCCATCTCATAAGGAGTATATTGTCCTGGTCTACGAATTTCTAACATGCGAAAAATATGCTCATATCCAAAATCATGTAGCCATGTTTCAAAATCAGTCATTATAATCCTCCTTTTCAAAAGGAATATCTGTCTCATAAAAATCTCTTGTCACTAAGACAAAATATTCCTCGTCACCTTCGTACCTGAATACACTTAAGAATAAATCTCCATGACATGTATACCAATAGGACTCATTTTTATTTATTCTAAAATAATCAATAGCTCTCTGAATTTCTTTAACTACTTCATCTTTTCCCACTTCAACAACATTTCTTAGATTCTTGTTAGTTCTATTGAAATGTATAGGATAATCAATATTGTCTTTTGTTAATGTAATTCCATCTAATTCATTGACCATTGATTCTAGTCCACAGCAAGGACACTTAACAAACGGTGCGCCAAGCCATCCAATATGAGTATCTTCTTTAGAAATTTCCAATTCTGAATCACAATGTTCACAGAAGATATGTATTTTTTTAGACTTTTCTTCAACGTTTTTGTTCTTAATAACTTTTATAATAATCACCTCTTTCTATGTATTTATTCTCTTATCTCAGCTCAATCTCACCAAATTTTAATGTGTTATCTTCAAACATTTTATTACCCAGATATTTACCAATAAAACAACGTTTGAACGAGGTCGTAACACTGGTTATTGGTGATACGAATTTTAATTCATGTTCAATCGGTTTAACTAATATTTCAAGAGTCTCTTTGTTTGCAAATATATAAGGTTCATGTCCTTCTCTATATACGAATTCTGCAATTTTCGTATTTAACTTATTCACATCTATCTTATCTACTATTGAAAATGTCTCCATTTATTGTTTTCCTTTCCAAAAGAAATGCTTCATTCTTATCATTCCATATCTATCTCATATGTTCCAGTTGTTGATATTGTCCCATTGGGAGCAATGATTACATAATAATCTACGCTCTTACCATTACACCATTTTGTAAATAATAGCTTTTCTACAATTTCTGGTATCTTATGATTTTTCTGATGAACTTCAATACAAGGTTTTTTATTATCATCATATTTTATGTAAGATTTATTCGCTGGTATATGCCCAATAGTTTCTCCTTTATCTGTTGTTCTTGAGAAGAAATAACTAATCTCTCCGTCAATAGTCCCTCTCACACAAAAGGCACCGCCATGAATTTCTCCACTTGTAACTAAATTGTCTTTTAATGAATTAATATTGAATGTATAATAAGATTCTGCTTTGGGACAACACATAACTACAATTCCAGATATTATGAAAACAAATATAAAATTTACTATATTAAAAAAAATATTAAGCATAATCCAATATAAGATATTTTTTGATACACTTTCATAATCATATTCATTATATTTTCTAAAAGGAAAGATGTTATAGTTCGTTCTACCATATTTTATATTCTCTTTGACTTCTTTATTTGTTTCTTCAATATTTTTGATAGTATCAATTAGCCAACCATCTGCAAAAACGGTATATAAAGCTATTCCAATAGCTATTAAAATAAATAAAATCATATAATTATTCTCCCATCTGATCTACAATACTCTGTAACTTATCAACATATATCTGAGCGTCTCTTTTATGTCTAAGTTGCTTAATATTAGCAGGTACAAAAGCTAACTTCGATTCACCAAAAACATCATTATTCGAACAAATTTTCATAAAATGACACATGGTTTCAGCATCAATCCTATCTAAATCTGTCTGAAAACAAATCACATCACCTTTCTGTGGATGCAGTTTTCTCACCTTAATAAGTGTCTGCTTGAATAATTTCTTTTTCTGTCTCTTGTTCATATTGTTATTTTCCTTCGAATATTATTCTTATTGGCTTTACAATTTCGTCATTTGTTGGTATAAGAAGCACTTTGTCATTTCCAACCTGATCTTTAAATATTTTTGGAGCTTCAACAAATGTAACTCTTTTTGACCTATCACTATCCAGCCACTCTTTAAACTTTTCAAGATTTTCTTTTTCAGAAATTGCAGCACATGGACTTACTTTATCTATTAACTCTAAAAATTTTTGTCTTTCATCTTGTGATAACTCCATACTATTGTTCTCCTATTTACTTACTCTAAATACATTTGCATCACCAACTGCCAAATCTTTTACTTCTACAAAAGAATTTAAATCATCCTCCATAGTTGTAATCAATATCTCATCAAATAAATCTTCCATCATACAAAAGAAACGTACAGATGGATGAAATCCTGGATATTCTTTCAAACGGCATTTATTAACGCTACCTCTTAATACAGGAAGTCCATGTCTTCTACGCTTGTTGTTATTCCAATGGATAGGATTGTCATAAAAAGCTTTCTTCTTTCGTCTGTACTCTTCTAATTCTTCTCTTGCAAGTTTATCAATTTCTTTTTCTCGCTCAGTCTTCGGAGGATTACCATGAATAATGTTGTCAAATTGCTTTCTGACATTATCATTAACTTCTGCTTTTTCTGAATCACTCATCTTATCAAAGTTCTGAAATACATCTAATAGTGTGTTTTTCAAATTGTTATTCTCCTATTTCTATATATTCCAATATCCAACTATCGTATTTATTTTCTTTAATCAACTGCTGATATAAATTTATCCATTCTTGTGCTGAAAGACCTTTGTACTTCCAAACGCATTCTTTCCAATGTCTGTGTATAAAATGACCTCTTGTTTTTAACTCAATACATTTCACACATTTATCGTATAATTTCTTGGAATACCAATTCGATCTCCTTCTATTCCAGCCATTAAACCCGCCATCTATAAATGCTTCAGTCGGATCATATCTGCTTCTCATATCAGTAAGAGTTCTGTCGTATAACTCAGTTTTTGCATTGTATAAACAATGAAGCAGAAATTAGATGTCTTCATAATCATTTTTAAAATTCCATTCTTCAATATTTAAATCAAAATACATTTTTCTCACCTACTTTCATGACTAAAGGAAACGTGGGTTCCTTGGTTTTTCAATTTACTGTACAAATAGCTCAACGCTCGATAAATCATCGGCATTAAGCACAATTTCTTCCTTGTTGTACATTGCTCTTACTTTATTCTCTGCATCTTCTTCATTGTCAGCTTCTACCTCTACTATTCTGCTTAATAATTCTTCTATATTAATTTTGTATTTCATATCCGCCCTCCTAAATCAATACAAGCTTTGTATAATCGGGCTTTAGATTACTCTTGTGCCAAACAGCGTGCATATATTCGATAGAATCTGTACTACCACGTTTAGGTACTCCATCTTTATCAAAAATCGTATATCCATCTTTATCTTTCTTATCTGTAAAACCAATTCTGATATGATGTACAAAAGCCCATTCAGGCATATATTTTTCAAAGAACCATTCTCTTGATTGACTACCAAAGAAATTAAGTCGAAGTAACATAATCACATATCCATCATCATCTACATCCTGCAACGCTTTTTCTATAATATCCGTTGCAATGGCAAACGGTGGATTTGTAATAATGATATTAGGTTTGTAAGGTAATTTTTTCTTTAAATAATCACACTTATTTTCAGCAAAACTATCTTCTCGTAAATCATATGTATGTATTTCACAATCACCATAAATATTCTTAATAGCTGTTGGATAGCTCATAGGGTGATATGCATCTTTATCTGTTTTGGGATTGCCTCCTGAAGTTGGATCAACGATAATAGAATTGTTCCAATCTAATGGAACAACTTTCTGAAATGATTTTAAAAATAGTTCAATGTCACTAATAGGAGTGACATAATAATCTGCAATATGCTCATCTCTTGCATTACTTCTATTTGTACTACTCAAATTTGTTCACCAATAGTAGCTGCGCAGCTTTACTCACATGTGAACGTTTTTCCTTTCCTTAATTTTGTAATTACATTGTTATATTCTCTGTTACTTCTTTCTAATACTCCATAAATAAGGACTACTACATCCACAATGATGAATACCATCTCCAAGAACACATCTTCTGCAATCTTCATATTCTTCATGTGTACTACAATACTCTTTAACTGTATTTATAGCATTTATAATTTCTTCATTTATGGATTCTGGTTCAATATACTCTCTTTCTTCAATTCTCATAATCAATCACCTTTGTCCTGAATATTGTATAGTTTTCGTGACAAGCCAAGAAACCAAAATTTCATCTTAGTTTTTGCAAATTTTTTAATCTCTTATGACTCAAAACACCAAACGCATCTTCAATACCTTGATAATAAGCAACCTGTTCATCAACATCATGATAATCTTTTGCTTTATCAAAAACTTCTTTTATGTATTTTTCTTCATCTTTCTTATCTATTGATAATCTCTTAATTTTACCAATGCAATCATTACATATGTCCAACCTGTTAAACAGTTTATTCCAAATTCGATAACCGTTTACATATCCTGTAAATCGGATATCTGTTTTTAATATATTTCCACAAATATCACATACTCGATAATTTATTTTTGACATCAAATCACCTCTTGTTCTTACTCATAAATTCATTCAGAATATTATTCTTTTCGTCATCATCGTAAGAAACACACCAATATCTTTGAAGATTTAATACATGTTCTACTTGCTTCTTTGAAAATAAATACAAATGATCAGTGACAACACTAATTCTTTTGCTTCTATCTGGATGACAACTACCACCGAAAAGACACTGACACATGTTTATGTTATATTCACAAATTGGACATTTCTCTGTATCGTTTTTCTTTTTAAATAATTTGAACAATTTTTTACCTCCTACAACCCCATACGTTATCATCGTTTCTAACACATTTAATTTTTCCTTGGTTTTGTATTATAAATATCCATTTAAATTCCACTCCTCTTCCAAACGCCTATATATTCCTGTGACTCCTGTTTGAATCTTTTTAACATATCAATTAATGCATCTACTTCTATCAAATCATCAAAAACAATCTTAACTGGATCTTTTTCTTTTAAATCCAATCTTTCTACATAAGGAAATGGTTTGATAAAACAATTAAATTTAATATCTTTACCTTTATGACGAAGTATGATTTCATTAATATTTTCTTTATCATTAATCTTCAATACTTATCCTCCTGTGAAATGCGAGTTTCAAGTCCACTCTTCCAACTTATATTCCTTGCCATTTAGAGACTGAGCAGCAGCTTCTTTTGAAAAGAATACAGTCTTGCCAATACTGTTTTTCGTGAAAGTTCCGCAATAATAATGTCTACCTCTTACAGAAAATGTATATCTTGCTCCAATCTGTTTCTTATGCACATGACATTCTTTGATTGAATATATATCATGATAATTTCTACTAATAACCCATACAGTCTGTCCAATTTCTACATCTGGAATAGTATTCTTCTTGTACTCATCAAACACTTCTCTTATGGACATTTCGTGTTTATTCCAAACTCCATCATCAATATCAAATCCATTATCTGATAGAAACTGTAATAATTCGTTAATGTCTACCAACTGCTTATTAATCAATTTATCAGCCATTTATTCGTCTCCTTGCTATGCTATTCTAATTCCCAAATGAAAGTCTATCCTCCACTATTTTTATGTCGCACTCATCAATAAATCCTGATTAGCATACTCAGCTACTCTCTTACTTCCTACCTCAAAAATATCCTTGTCCTTCTCAAAACATATGTAATTTCTACCTGTATTCAAAGCTGCAACTGCAGTGGTACAACTTCCTGCACACGAATCAAGAACTAAATCTCCTGGATTAGTATAGGTTTTAATAAAATACTCACACGCTTCAACAGGCTTTTGACATTGATGTAAGCTACTTTTCTGAGTGTCCCACTTGAACTGCAGAACATCTCTTGGATATCTTTGTGTACTACCACCACCTGAAATACCAGTCTTTGTAGCACCATAACAGTTACCATCTGTTGTATGCTTTGTATAAGAATGAACAGGTGTATGTCCTTCTGTCATTTGTGGATTGTATGTAGGGAGTTTCTTATAGAAAATCAAGACATTTTCGTGTGCCTTCATAGGCATTTTCTTAGCGTTTAGATGACCAGTTGCTTTGGTCTTTTCGATAATCCATTCGTAGCGATACAATTTTTCATTACTACAAGCGAGTCTCTTATCAAATGGCGACTGTGCCCATAATGCAATACAACCATTATCTTTGATAATTCGATTGTAATGCGTCCATAAACCATCTTTTTTATTCTCATAAAACCAATCTCTTGTATATTCAAGACTACTATCTGTTACTTGAGCTAACTTAAATAAATCTGTTTCATAAAAATATTGACCTGATAACTTCACATAATCATTTAACGGCATTTCACATTCCCAAGAATTATTAGTCGTATTATAAGGTGGATCTGTGAAGATAAAATCGACTGATTTATCATCAATCTTTTTCATACCTTCAAGACAATCTTCGTTATATATTTTGTTAAACTCTAACATTTCTTACTCAGAGCAAATCCAGATTTAATGCTGCAGCAAATCTCATGCTCCTTTCAATGTATTATTCTCCTAATCAGTTAATATGAAATGTACATACTGCCCAATATGCTCCTTCAGCTCTGTTTTTAAATCGTGACCTCCAATAATTAAGTCGTCAATATTAAATCCAGTAATAGTCCATTCTGAATATCCTACATAATGTCCTTGAGTCAGCAAATTGCCAGTTACCATATAACTTTCAAAATTCATCTGTGCTTCTTCTAATGTACACACTTCATCTGAAAACCAACATCTTAAGTTTGCATTTTCAATTGTTGTAATCTTTCTTCCAAGTCCTTCATCAATTTTCATATAATTAAAATAGTCCATAATTTTTTCTGCAAGACTTGAATACCGCCAACTATGAGATTCTTCAGTTCTTTCCTGCGAAATCCCCAAATTACACTCATAATCATATCCAAGCCAGCCCTGTAAAATTAATTCCATTTCTATCTCCTAACTCCAAAGAAACTTCGGTTTACTGTGAAATCAAATTCCAATCTTTTTCATAAATTCAATAGTTTTCTTATACTTGTCCAACTCTTCATCTATATGTACTGGAAAATTACTTGTCAATTCTGCTAACTTTTTGCTATCAGAACTAATTCTTTCCTGTAGTTCTCGTATTTTTCTTTCAGTCTCTTCTTTATTCTTTTTATCTGCAAGTTCTTTGTCATCCATATAGAATTTATCTTCAAAATCCCAGTAATCGTGTTCATCACCATGCCATGAATCACTTATAATGTTGTTAATTTTATGTAATGAAAAACTACAGAATGAAGCATCACAACCATGACCACAACACTTCTTGTCTTCTCTATAATCTTTCATGTCAGGTGTACATTCACAATATCCCCAATCTCGTTCATCATACGAAAAACAAATCCTATAATAATAATTTGGCATATCATAATCCTGAAAAGATTTAATTCCATCTTTGTATCTGACTAAATTGATATCTACATCAATGATTCCGTTATACTCATTTTTAGGATCATCAATCGTAATATCATAATCTGAATACATTTCTAAGTCTGATACGAATTCTTTATATAACTCTGAATTATTTAAAAAACTTTGATATAAACTAGAAAGAATGAATGGAATATTCAATTTCTTAATATCATGATGTTCCATATCTTCGTTTTCTCTTTTTAATTCTATTATAAAAGTATCAATAAAATTTTGTAATGTTCCGTTTTGTAATTTTTCCATCGTTACTCCTTATTTCTTAAAAAATCTTACTTAATCTCTTCACGACTTCTTCACAAAATCTGTATAAACAAGTCTTCTTAAATGCTATTTTTAAATCATCAACAGCTTGTCTATATTGCTGACGTAATTCGTTGCCTATCATGTTATTCTCCAAATATTCATTATGTTATGCCCACTTACACCATATAAAGGGTTCGAACCTAGTACAGCCCCACTGACACATAAATCACCAACTAGTATCCACATTTATGTCGTTGTTAATCTGAATTGAACAGCCCTACAATAATGAATAATATCAATTAATGTCTGCAATGCTTTCTACAAAGCAGTTATAGTAGATATATCTCTTGCCGTTAAAATCAAACTTAACATATCCACCATCGTTTGTATCAATATCAATCTTGCCTTCATATGTTGCAAGTTCTTTACCATCTGCCGTGTATACAGTAATTGTTCTTTGCATGCCACCATTTACATCGCTTTTCATATCTGTCATTAGTCTGTCCCATGACGCACATCCAGTCATTCCTAAGCACAATGTTAATCCTAATACGACCGCTAAAATTTTCTTCTTCATATGATTTATTCTCCTAACTCTTTTAGTGCATTAACAAGTTCAGCGAGTCTTGGATTCTCAGGATGCTCCTTTGCCATCTTTTCATATAAAGCAATATTATTCATTTTATCAATCTCAGACTTTAATTCCTTCTCAATAGAAGCTTTCTGCTTTGCAATTTCTTTCTGACGATTTTCCTCATCAATTCTTGCATTGTATGCATTCATATTAACTACACCGACAACCTGAGCTGTCACACCCTTACCATATGCTTCTACTGACTTTACTTCTTTTAAAATTCCAAGGACTCTATTATCTTTTCCTCTTGCATTTACAATCACATATAACGGATGGTTTGTATCGTACTTAACAATTTCATTCATATCTTCATCATATAAAGCAAATCCATAATCCTTCTTATTGTAATCATCTACCAAATTTACAATCGCCACTTTATTAAATTTTGCCATTTTATTATCCTCCTAACTCAAAAAGGTATCATTTACAATCTTTTGACAATTTTCAATTACCCTACAAATCAATCTCTTTCCATCATCGCTAAAATAATCATTATTTTTCTGTTGGTTATAATAATCTTCAAGTTTGTTATTAGCAGATTTTAACCTTCGATATACATTGGCATAATCGCACTTATTATCACATTCTGCCGAATATTCTTTATTGTATCTTAATTTACATTCCACACATGGACTGTACATTTTATACCTCCTGTTAACTTATTCTCCTAATCCATATTTTCTTAACCATTCTTTTTTACTTAATGTGGTTACACCACGTTTCTTTTGTTGCTTCCATACTTTAATAGCATATTCTTTTGTCATTCCTGGCACTGGATAATGTATTACGGATTTTGAAATTGTATATGGTTTTCCTATAGAAGTCATCTTAAATAAATCTAACAAATCAGTCATGTGATCTATTCTCCTTTGATATTAATAAGAGTACATTCATTTCTGTACTCTATGAGAGCATCCTTATTCCTCATCATTACATGTTAGGATCGAGGTGTGTTCCAAGGCATTATATTCTCAAATGAGTTTCAGCCTATACGCTCATCAGTTGACTGACTTGTTAATTTCAGCCTTCACCTTTACCTTTTCACCATCTCAGGTTTTCAGTTCGTTTTACCTCATTTATATATTCTCTGCTAAAGCAGAAGAAATCTATGTTTCTTTGTAAAAATATTACTATATATAGTATCTATATTTTCTATAAACACTATATATAGTATCTCATTTACGCCTGATACACAAAACTTGGCATTGGCTGTAATTTAAACAGATTTTTCTCATGCATTGAATCAATCTTAGCTTTTACTTCCTCACTTGGCTCAATTCCATCTCTGATATATGAATCTAATTCAGCATAAGTAAATCCAAGGTTATCTTCATCAGTCTTTCCACAAAGACCATCAGTAGGTGTCTTATCAACTAATTCTGACGGAAGTCCCAACTCACGACCAATAGCTTTAACCTCTGTTACTGTAAGCTGAGATAACGGACTGAAATCACCAGCAGCGTCACCATATTTTGTGGCGTAACCCACCCAATCTTCGGAAAGATTACACGTATTTGCAACTCGACCATTTACTGTCTGTGATACTGCATAAAGCGTAGTCATACGAATACGAGCAGGAAGATTTGTTGTTGTCTGAATTGATAACTCTTCATCTAATGATGTTTTAATTTCATATTCAGCAATATTCACAATTGTTCCGACTGGAATAATAGTACGTGGAATGTCTAAAAAACTGCAAAGTTTACGACTATATTCAATATCTCTTTGTCTTCCCTGTGGCATCATCACACCAAAAACTCTATCTTTGCCAAGAGCTTCTACACATAATGCAGCTACAACACTTGAATCTTTACCACCAGAAATTCCCACTACTGCCATACAATCTTTACCATTCTGTTCAAACCAATTTCTGATCCACTCTACGATTTCATTTTTTACTTTCTTAGCATCAAACATTTATACATTCTCCTTCCTACATTCGATTCATCACATCATAGAACCGAATTAAATACTCATATACATTTCTAGGAACTAATTCTTTAACCTTTTCAAATTCACCCTTTTCACATAAATCTCTAACCAAACTTGAAGAAGTGTGATTTTCTGGTATCTGAATTTCTGTGAAGTGATCTTTATATTCCATAAGATTTGCTTCTCTTAAAGCAGTCTCAAGATTCTGACCTTCTCTCACACATGCTACAAAATTATATTCCTCAACAAACGGTTTCCAATTATACCAAGTTGTAAGTGTTTCAATATTATCCATTCCTAAACATATATAATATTCATTAAAGATATAATCTTTTTCATTCATATCTCTTATCTGAGTAATAGTATTGTATGTCCTCTGTGGAAAGAAGCTGGTTGTTTCAACTTCGGATGCCCACATATTATTTTCCTCACAATTTGGCATTGAATTAATCAGCGACACTCGACAATATCCAGGTATCAAAGTCTTTTTCTTCGCAACATATGTATCATGTGCAGGAATAAACAATATAGCATCAGCATTAACCGCTTTTTTCGCAGTCAATGCCATATCAACATGGGCGTTGGTAATTGGATTAAAACTTCCTGGTATAAGTAAAATTTTATTCATGATCCATTCTCCAATTAATACATCTCTTTAGATAATCAACATAATCAGGGTTTTTACACATGCCTTTACCTTCTACATCAGACACTTTTGCAACATCCATACCGTTACATTTAGTGGTTTTCATTACAATATTTAAAGCAGAAACATCTGTGTCATTACTCAAATAAGTACCAATTCCAAATGCAACATTCACTCTATCATGGAAATGTCTGAATAACTTATCAGCTCTTTCAAAATCAAGACTGTCACTAAACAGAAGTGTCTTTGTCTTAGGATTGATACCAAGTGACTCATAATGATTAATCATCTTTTCACCCCATTCAATTGGATCGCCACTATCATGTCTTACACCACTGAATAATGTTGCATATGTCAACTGAAAATCTTTCAAGAAACAATCAGTTGTAATTGTATCTGTGAGCGCAATACCATTTAACACACCATACTCTCTAACCCATGCGTCTAGGGCATACCAGTTTGAATATGCTGGATTGTGCTTGTGGTTGCCCTGACCAGAACACATAATCCATTCATGAGCCATAGTTCCAACAGGCGTGATATTATATTTCTTTGCGAGATATACATTAGATGTACCAACAAACTTAGATGGACTATGCAATGTATCATTCAAATGTGAAAACTTCTCAACAGCTAACTCCTGTGCTTCAGCAGAAAGTCTTCTTCTAAGACCAAATTCAGAAAATGTACCAGCGTACCAATGACCGCTTCTGAGATTTTCGTACTTTTCATTTAATCTCTTTTTGAAACTATCAAGCAATTCCTCATAGTTATATGCCATTCTGAAATATACTTCGTTTACAATCGCAAGTGTAGGAATCTCATACATAGATGTATTAAGCCATGTACCAAATGTTTCGATAGAAAGACCACAATCTGAATCTGTTGTAATCTCAAAATCCTCATATCTTGGCTGCCACAATCTCAGAAAATCAACATATGAACCTTTCATCCATTTGATATTATCAATATAAGTAAGTTCATCTTCTGTGAATCTCAAACCACAATATAATTTAATCTGTCTGCGAATCTCTTCTACCATTTCTGGTGTAAAATGAACATCCTTATTACGACATTTAAAACTCCAAGTGGTTTTATAATCACTAAACTGATGATAAATAGCCTGTCCCATACTGAATTTATACATATCGGTTTCTAATAAGCTGTTAATAATCTGCTCCATATTATTTTCCTTCTTTCTTGATTTGATTAAATATTGTTCTAATATCATATTCTCTGTTTTCGTACTCATAAAACAGATTAATATACTTATCAATAAAAGCTATATCATTTGGATGCATTGCAATTGGTTTACTTTTCTTAGATTTCCACCATTTTAATTCCTTCTCAAAATTAAATGATTTACCATGATATGCTCTACCTGCTCCAAGATAATCACAAAGCATTTCTTTTTTATACTTCATTGGCATTTCAATAGGATTTCCACCATTATCAAAATTGTCCTGCCAGTATTCGTAATGGTGCTTGTTTCTTCCCTTATGGTGCATCCAAGCTGCTGACCAACCATTCTCTTTCTTACAAGCATCTATTGGACTTGAAGTACCTTGATAATACTTAACACTCTCCCAAAATTCCGTTGGAGAAAATTTAGATAAATCATGTACTAACCCTTGAAATGGAATTCCCACTTTACAGCAATAGTAGAACACCCAACGTTTATGAGTACAGACTTTCTTAAAATGTCTGAAAGTATTAATGATATAATTCTTATAATTCATTATTCTCTCCAATCACTTCAATCTGACACATCTTCATAGTTGCTAATGCAGCCTTGTGAGTATCAGGTGTGACACCTGCACAGCAACTTGCATCTACTGTAATATCTGCATTAGGGAACGTTGCTTTTAAAATTAAAGCATTTGATACTACACAAATGTCTGTACAGAGTCCAACAAGTTCTATCTCGTCTTCAAAAATTAAATCATTCCAATGCGTCCATCCAAATGTAGGCTTATCAACATAATAACAATTCTCTACTTCTAATCCGTCTGTAATTTTCCAACCATGAGTACCATAGATACAATGTTCTACTGGAAGTTTCTTTCCTTCTGGTGTATTGAGATAATTTGTATCATGTGTATCTCTAGTGAAGATGATTTTATCTCCACAATCCTTATACTCCTTAATTTTCTTTGCTACATTCGATACAATTGCCTGTGCTTCCTTTGTACCGAGTGAGCCATCAATAAAATCATTCTGCATATCTACTACGATTAATGTTTTGCTCATTTTGTTACCTCTCTATCAAATGATTTACCTTTTCCTTTAGTTCTTTATTCTCTTTTTCAAGTGCAGCTATTCTATTTCTCAACTCATCTTCTTTTGAAAATTTCTGAATTCCAATCTGTTTATAATCAGATGTAACAGTTTTAACAGAATAATTGCTTATATAATCTGTTGTTCCATCAAGATATGTAATTGTTGGTTTAAAGAATCCACGCTTTTTGCACTCATCACAATGGCAAATAGATGAAATATATCCAATTTTTCCGTCTTTATTTTCTACAAAATCACCTTCATGAAATTGAATATCTGTTGTGTTATTCTCTTCTGAAGCAATTGGATCTTGGAATATCAATTTCATATATTCGTTATCTATAATTTTACTTTTAATATATACATATCCTAAACTTTCATATTTTTTTGCTATCTTTTTTGCTTCACCTATTTTTACACCAACTACCATTTATTTCTCCGTATCTGAATAATCGTATCGCCAACTTGCAATATCCACATCACTTATATATCCATCACATCCATCTGCATCAAATGTAAATTCATAATATGTGTGTCCCATCCATTGATGATATTTGTGCTCTGTTCCATTTTTATCTTTTACAATTATCCATTTTCTCTCTTCTGGATAATCGTCTCTGTTGTGCCATACGTGGCTATCTGCTTCTAAGCCTAACCATTTACCATTTTTATATCGAATACCTGTAATTTCATATTCCTTATCATCTATAAATACAACTGCTTTTGTATGGTTAAGAATGTAAATTGGCTGTTTAATAATTTTCTTCCACAAACGATATAAATTCATTTACGCACCTCCTAAATTTTTCAGAAGAAATTCCGCTTTTCTGCGAACTTCATATTATGTTATTCTCTACTCAATCTTCTTCTCAACCACAACAATCGTGTCATTGTGCCAACCGCCATGAGGAACAAGTAGAATTTCCTGAATTTCAAACCCATACTTCTTACCAATACCACCGCTATTCCAGCTACAAGTAATTACAATGCCATTTTTCTTTACAATTCTTCCTATCTGTTCCTTCTGTTTAGCCCAATATGAAGCTTGTGTTGTCTGCATATTTACTGTCTGTCCAAGATTTTTGTAACATTCGCTTACCTGTCGTGGCGAATATGGTGGATCATACAACACAGTATCTACTGAATTATCATCGAATATCTTTAAGAAATCCAATGCATCCATATGATAATCAGTATCATATTGTGTATCTAAGTCATTTGTTACTGTTGCTAATTTATTACTATTAGCAAACGGATCAACAATCTTACCAGTTGCATATTTCTCAATCAATTCCTTAATTGGCTTAATTGAAAATGTATTACTACTTGGCATCTGCCAAATTCTATTTATTATCATTATGTATCAGGAGTAAACGCTGCGTTTTCGGTATACCAAACCTCTTACTCCTTCCTGTTATGTTATTCTCTGTCACAACTTCATAAAACTGAAAATATGTGCTATAACATCAACAGTCCATCCGTTGCCAATTGCTTCAAACCTTCTTGTCTTAGGCATTGCTTTTACATTGCCACTCTCATCCATTCCAAACTCCGTATAATTGTCTGGAAGTGTCTGAAGTCGTTCAATCTCTAATGGACATGTCTTTTTATATTTTTCTCCACCAAGCCAAACATTAAATTTTGTTTCTGTTCTGCAACGTGGCACTGTTGGAGCTTTCTTATCTAAAAAGTACAGCCTGTCCTGCTGCGAATAATGACCTTTGCCACCAAGATCATATTTTATGTAATTCTCACACTTAATCATTGTGTTCCTGATTCTGTCATCAAAGTATTTGACTAAATCTGGATCATCACAGATAACATCTTTCACTAATAATCCTTTATCATCAGGAAGTGTGATATTTGGTATGTTCGTCCAATACAGACGTTTTCTTCTCTGAGCTGATAATAGCTGACTATCAATCATAATTGGTTGTACACCCAATTCCTCACTAATAGCGTCTTGAATCTCGTCAGCCATTCCATAATTGTTTTCATATAGGAAATATTTTGGATTTGTGTTATTCTTTGCTTCCACAAATTTCTGAAAAAGTTTCCAACCTTCGCCTTCTGTATCAATTTCTCTCTTCAATTTTGCTGTTTTACTACACTTGGCTTTCGACCAGAACTGGCAAGGTGAACCACCCATTAATAGATCGACTCCATTAAAATCCTTGAAGTCGGTAGAAAATACGTCACCGTATCTTTTGATATCAGGATAATTATATCTACTGATTTTGATTGCATTTTCTTCAATTTCAAATGCGTTATACTCACTGACCGAAATATTGGCTTTATCTAATGCAACTCTTCCACAAGAGATTCCGTCAAATAAACTTAATACTCGTAGTCCTTGAGAATTATTTTTTTCCTATGGTTTTAGCAGACGTGTTAATTCCATAGGATTTTACAACAAAATAATTAAGAAGAAAGGAATTAAGCAGTAACTCCTAGGTAATTATGGTTACGTAACCTCTGTAAAATAGTGTATTTTGACAGAGAATAATGAAAAAAATATTTCTTGTTACTTTTATTTGGAAAATTTGGCTGATCAGCCTTTGAATAGAAAAATTTGATATTATAATTTAGTTTACAATTTAGTTATCTCAGCGAAGCACTCATCCTTTAAACCTCCTTCAATTTTCCCGATAACATCCCACTCTGCAATATCTCCTTTATTGGAATATGTATAAACATTTGTTTTGTTTGTTCTAATATTATACCAAAAAGAATTATCACAATTATGATCAACATAATATCCTTCTATAATTCCCAATAACAAACAATCTTTTGTTTTAAAAATAACTACATCACCAACATCATATTTACTTGTATATTCTTCAACAATCTTTCCCATAATTTTTCGCCTTTTTTATATTAGATTATTTTCTACTTGAAACTTCTTTAATTCATCTTGAATCATCTTCTGTATATCTTCTTCGTTAAAAGATATATTTGCAACTGGAATAACATTTTCATTTAGATTAATATCACCAATAATAGCTTTATCAAATGCCTCTAAAAACATTTCTGCGATTTCTTTTTCATAGTTACCACACATTCCATCGCAGTTAATATCTGCAATTACTCTTGAAAAGAAATCCTTAAACTTATCAGCGATAAAATCTCTTTCATATCCTCTTGGAATATCAATTGTTAATTTCACTCTTTTACCTCACTTACTACTTTTACCTTACATTCGATTTCTACAACTTCTAGCTGCCTATCAGCATTATAACGTCTTGACATAAAATTTCTAACCGCATTCTCAGCAGTTTTTCTTGTTTCCCAATATTTGTGTCGAGGGCTTGTAATATTACTTACTAATTTTCCTGTTAATTTATCCATTACACCATATAATGTAAATTCATTTTTCATCTATTTCACCTCACTTATTCTCTATATGGTTCAGGACATTTCTGCCACGCAATCACATCTACGGTGCTACCACTTGGTAAAACATTCCATATCCAATTTTCCTTTGGATATTCATATCTATCAGCTTGTCTTACCTGTCTCCCAAAAGATGTTTCTATTGTTACCAAATATCTTCCTTTTTTCTGTGGTGGATTTTTAGTTCCCCATTTTGCCATTTATTTCACCTCACTCTATGGACATCATTCTTGCTATGTTATCACCCATATGTTCAACCGCATGATAATCTGCAATTGGCTTTAAAAAATCACATTTATTAGGTTCACACCCTCTTCCTTGGTATAAATTACATGCATAATTACCACGCAACTGATTTATACATTCAGAAAAGATACATTCTTTTGGCTCGTTAGGCATTTTATCTACAATAATTTTCATATTCTAACCTCACTATTCAAAGATTTCCTCAATAACTTTCAACTTAATACTCTGACTAAATTCTGAACCAGCAGCTTTTGGATGACCACCGCCACCAAATAAACTTGCTACATCTTTACCAAGATCAATATCTTCTTTAACGGTTCTATAAGATACCATACAACCATCAATATCAATCATTGCCACAAAATCAATTTCAGGATGCATTTTACAAAGTCTATTACCTAATTCACTAACAAACCTATCTGCAAATACAAAACCACAAACCTTACCACACATAGGACTGGTAAACATGGTTTCATTCTTCTCCTCGATATATCTATCAATTTCATCCTGCTTAATCTTCAGAACAACCTCATCTTTAGCAGATAATCTTGGGAATACCTCATCATGGATTTCTGAAATACACCAATGAATAAAATCATCTCGACCATACAGATAAAGTAAATCGTTCACCTGCTTACAAATAACTCCATCTTCGCCAAGTTCTGACCATCTCCAAGTGTCGTAATCTCTCACTAATTCAGTAAATCTTCTTAATGTCTCTGAATCTTTTAAATACCCATTCTCGATTAACCAATAATAAAACATCTCTGTTCCACTGGTTTTAATAGTTCCAAGTTTCATATCTTCATACTCGATAGTCACAGAACACCAAAGATACTTATTAAGTCCTAGAGCTGTTGGATGGTGATCTAATAAATAGAAATTATCAAATCTGTCATCAATAATTTTCGCTGTATCTTCATTTACTCTAATATCTGTAATAATACACATATCAAATTTTGTTTCACTATCAATAAACTCCTTGACACTTAAATCAATGTTATCATAATCACAATATGAAATATCTACATCATCTCCAAATGCAAGTTTTGCCAAAATACCACAACCGATTCCATCAAAGATCGGTATGAGTAAATAATTTTATCATACCTTACATATCTCCCTTCACTTGAATATATTGAATCATATCAATATATCTGCTATATTTTATTGTTAATACTCTATCCAACCATCTGTAATACCAGTCATCCAATAAATAAGATCTTCTCTATCATTTTTTAATCTTCCATCTATTACACGAGTTAAGATTTCATTGAGCCAGTAGCCAACTTCTTTTCCACTTTTAATAAGCATTGTATCCATTACATCTTTCCCATTAACTGCTAAATCCTTTAGAGAAAAACATTCATCATCTTGTAAGACTTCTTCTAAAATATATTCAATGTTATCAATCTTTTGCAATCTTGTTTCCTGATTAATGTCTGCTTGTGCTTTAATATCTGCTCTACGAACATTCAGTAATCTTCTGAACTGTTCTTCTCCGATTTTATTAAGCCATCTCTTGATATATTTCTTTCCCACCTCAAAAGTAGCATCATGATAATAGACTAATTCAACGACCTTTTCTCTTGTATCATTGTCAAATCTTAATCGCTTCATTATTTCATTGGTCATATCAGCACTTACTCTTCCGTGACCTTTGAAATGCCTAATGCCATCCTCGCCATCTTGATAACAATGTGGCTTTCCTATGTCATGAAAGAACACCGCTAATGATGTAATTAAATCTATTGGATTTAAGTCTTCTTCACAATCACATTCATAAGCTTGTACTGCATGTACTGTATGATTCCATACATCATAGATATGATATGGATTATTCTGTTGAAAGCCAAGCATATCTTTAATTTCAGGAATGAATAACGAGAATACTTCACGGAATAATCCTATTTGTATATAAAACTCGCTTGATAATGCAATCTTACAGAACTCACTGTTGATTCTCTCAATAGATATATTCTCTAAATTCTTATACATTTTATGAATATTCAAACTTACATCAGAATCAACCACAAATCCCAGTTGTGAAGCAAACCGAATAGCACGTAAAATCCTTAAAGCATCTTCTGAAAATCTATCCTCTGCTCTACCAACACATCTGATTTTATAATGCTCAATATCTTCCATGCCATTAAACGGATCTACAAGTCCAACTTCATCATTGTATGCCATCGCATTGATTGTAAAATCTCTACGCTTTAAATCTTCTTTAAGATTTCGCGTAAATGTTACGCTATCAGGTCTACGACTATCTGAGTAATTACCGTCAATTCTGTAAGTGGTACATTCATATCCTTCACCGTCAATTACAATGGTAATAGTTCCATATTGCAAACCAGTTTCAATAATTCTCTTGTCCTTGAATACTTCCATCATTTCATCTGGTGTGGCAGAAGTTGTAATGTCATAATCGTGAATTGGTCTGCCAAGAATGCTATCTCTCACTGCACCACCACATAAAAATGCCTCATATCCATTACTATGCAGAATATTGATTAATTCTTTGCAGCCTTTTGGCATTGATATATGTAATAATTTTGTCTTTATATCTATCATCTCCCTTCATTTTATAGAAATCTTCCTTGGTAATCTTACGAAAATAATAACCACATTTTCCTTTCGTTGTTTTGTTTTTATCAGAACGCCTAACTGTATTCTCGCTAATATGATAATATTTAGAACAGTCCAAAATATTTTCATATATTCCATCAATTTCATTATTGTTCCTATATGCAATAACAGGAGAAGACTTCCAATTATCTATTCCTGTTTTATTCAATTCATAATCAAAAGAATGATTTATATTATATTTCGCAGTACACCACTCTAAATTCATAATATCGTTATTTAATTTATTTCCATCTTTGTGATTGACTTGTGGTAGATTGCCATGATTTTCAAGATAAGTTATTGCAACAACTCTGTGAATTCCAATATATTTTTTGCCGTATCTATTGCTTAATGTGACAGTTTCATATCCATACTTATCTATTTTAGATTTTAATTTATAAGGTATAATCTTTCCCTTTACCAAATAGATTTCACCATTTTTACTCACCAAATAATCTTCATAATTTTTAATAAATTCACACCTAAGAAAAATTTCTATGCGGTTTTGAATTTTCTGTAATAATTCATCTGTTCTATATAAACCAAACCCATCCTTCTTCTTAACTGGATGCATTTTTAATTTATCAAAAACACTTGGGGATATATTCAGAAACTGAATGATTTGTTGTTTAGTAAGATAATCTTCTTCTAAAATATTAATATTTGGTATTTTCGTATATAGTATTTTATATCACCTCTTTCAAATTCACCTCAATCTTCGGTTCATCAATAAACTTTGCCAATAGTCCTTCATGGTAGAATACCTTGTCACTTTCAGTAATTTCTTCTCCTAAGAAATATCTAAGTACGAATGGCATCATATAATTATCCAAACACTTAAATTCAATACTATATTCTCCATTTTCTTTATAGATTTTCTTACAGTATCCGTCAGTACCATTGATTTTGTGGAGCGAAAATAATTCAACTCTGAATGGAATATTAGATTTTGTACTTAATCTTTCTTCAACACAATTTCTCACAAGGCTTAACATGTGCAAATTACTTGCCGTTGTCATATCATAAACAATCTCATCATTTGAAAAGAATACAATTCTCTCTTCACCAATGATGTCATATAATAACGATAATGTCTGATCCATAAGGTATTTTTCATAGGTGATATGTCTTTTAGGATTACAATTACCAAGGATAACCTGGCGAATATATTTACTATTTACAATATGTTCGTTATCCGTGAATTGAGAAATAAAATCTTCCCATGTATCAGTCCCACGAAATATATTCTTATCATATTCGTGTAAAGATGAAAAATTAGCCTTTCTCATATCAATACTGATAAAAACTCTTCCAGTATTAGTTGGCTTAAATATATCTTTATTAGATAAATTTTTATGAATCACAGTGAATTTGTTCATATCTTCCGCATTAAATCTCTGATATGCCTCTGACTCTTTGATACCTGTAATAGCTACATCCTTTACATGATTATATTCTTCAAAATAATCCTGCTCACAATTATACCCCTGTAATTCGCTTGCAAATCTAATCCACTTGTCAACAGTTCCATAGAACTCATCAAAAAGCTTAATTCTATCTAAAAAATATGGCTCTTGGAATAATCTAATTGGTATATTGCAATCCTTACAGAATCTTTCTTTTGCTCTATTTGATATTTCCATCAGATATCTCCTTTCACAATTCTCTCATTTACATACATCTTAAATTCATTGATTTTCTTATAATCAGGTTTATCAGGCAAAGATGTATTTTCTTTTGCGTATTCAAAACGTTTTTCATATTCATTCAATAAATCATAGAACTCAGAAATAGGTTGTCTATTTTCATCTAAATATTCTCCATTTCTAATACTCATGAGTAAATCATGTTCATCTGATCTATAAGTGATAATCTCTTCCTTTTCCAGAATATCAATACACATCATATATAATCGAATCAAATGAGCCATATGTTTTCCTAATTTATCATGGGCTACAGCCTTTTCATTTCTTTTACCAAATTTGCTATAACTACTAACAATGGACTTCATTTCGTTCCACATGCCAGCCCAATCTCTTAACGGATAATGTTGCAAGTTTACATCCATAAAAATCTCGCTATCATATCCTTCTTGAACAGCCTTATCAATATATAGTTTCACATCACTATTTTCATGAGGATAATATTTGTTTTTAAATTCATATCTTGCATTGTTGATGCTTTTTAAAATATAGGCTTCATTTTCTGCCTGACCAACCAATCTTGCAGCCTTGTTTTCCATACGTCTGAGCTGAGAACCCGCATATCCTCCAAAGGTAAAAACACAAATCTGAGAAAGAAACATTTTTCTATTATCTAATAATTCTTTACCAATTTTAGATAAATGTAAATAATGCTCAGGTAAACAGCCAAGTTGTTCAATTGTATTAGGATTACTTGATGCTAAAAGCTGTATCATTTTATTAAACGAATACATAGTTGTATCTGTATCAACATCTACGACCTGTTCAAAATCTGTTCCAAGTAAAATATCTGATTTACTGTTGAGTGCAATACCTCTCACATCTAAATCAGATCCTTCTTTATCCATTCCATATGCATGACTTCCACCAAGAGTTAAAATAATGATATTGTTACCAAATTCTTATCTGTTCTCAGGAAGTCATACTCTTTTGATTTTAATTTGTCCTTAATCTGTTCAATTGTCATTGTCTTAATCTCCTAAATTTTATATATCTGTTTTTACTCGTTCCTTGAAATTTGGAATATCCTTATTATCCTTGTTTTGAGAACGAATTAGATATACATATAAATTTGACATTAACTCACCCCATCCAATAATTTATCGTATTTTCTTTTCAATTTGTCATATTCGATCTCTTTGTTCTCCAATGTATTTTTTAATTCTTCTATTTCTGAATTATATTTACTTACTATTTCACTGAATGTCTTGTGAGGAATAAAATATCCTTGATTATAAGTTGCTATACCACCTTCTGGCACATCGCCTACACAAAAATATTCCTTTTCTTTTTCTTTAGGTATCTCCGATGGTTTCATAAATATAGTTTTTAATCTTCCATAAACGAACATAATTTCACCTCCAAAAATTCCGAAGAAATGTGCATTTACTGTGAATATAAAACATATACCATATATAGTATATATTCCTTATTTTTAATACTATATATGGTATATTGTAACAATTACTCACTTAATTTCCTAATATCCAAATCTCGTAATATTAGTATCGTCTGACCAATACCCAAATGTATCATTATCGCCATAAGCTTTGACGCTTACTACAGCTCCATCCATACCATCTGTGATAAAATCATCAGTGTAATTAGTACTATAAAATGCCGTATAAGTCGTGTCGTATTCTTTCCATGTTCCATCAGCCTTTGTGATTCTTACCTTATAAGATGTTGCGTTTTCAACTTCTGACCACTTTACCGCTACGCAGGTGTAATGAAAATACCTCGATGTGCTCTTGTAATACGATGCATAATCCACCACCGGAGTAGCGAGGACGCATTTCTCGAGCCAATTTTTTACAGCATTGTTAATAGCATCTTTTAAAGCACCATCAGGCTGAAAGTTTATATCTGGGATTTTAACAGATGGCGGATTAAGTGGTGGTGTACAGGCATATGCTGGGATAGTAGAACCTGCAATCATCATGGTTACAATTAAAGCACTTAATAATTTTTTCATAGTTTTTAATTCCTTTCTTTAATTAGCATGTTTATATTGTTTTTATATAATAAGTGATCACCTATATTTATATTATTCTCTGATTTATTCAGATTTCTCATCATATCCAGTCTCTTCAAGGAATTTATCAAATTCCTCTTTTTTCATATTGTTTGGATAATACATGTCCATCACCTGCCAAGAATAATAACTTGAATACAAAGTTGATAACATTCTTTTTCGTCCATGTTATCCCAACAATAAGGTTAAAAATTCCCATAATCAATAAAATAATGTTTAAAATATTCATATTTCACCTCCAAAATTCCAAACGAAAGTGCGTTTTCTTTCTAATGTAAAATATATACCATATATAGTATATATCGCTTATTTTTAATGCTATATATGGTATATTTGTAACAATTAATCACTTAATTCTGCAAGTGCCTTATCCAGATCCTCATCAGACATATTTTCAAGTGCCGCATCCTGTCTCTTAGCTTTGATTTCAAGTAATCTCTGTCTCATCTCAGCATTTTTCTTAGCGTTTTCTCTCTTCTTTTTCTCATCCAGCTTCACGCCAACAATATACTTGACAATTTCAATCTTATTGGAAATCTCCTCATCTTCCTTTGACTTAGTATTCAGAAGACTCTCTTCCTCAGACTTCTTTACTTCTGCATTGAGTATCTTAAATACTGAGTCCAGATTTGTGAGAGATAAATCCCACAAATCAATTACGTTAATCATTCCTCTGAATGGGAACTGATAGTTAGCTCTTGTTGCATTGATAAATAATTCGTTGTTTGTCATAATAATCTCCTTTTCTAATTAAAACTTAATCTTCATTACACGCTCTGTTGCACCCTTAACCTTAACAACTAAATCTGCTCTCTTTGTCATAGAGAATCCAATTCCTGAAAGCTGATCATCAGTATCTTCTACATGACACTTAGCACCTAAAGCCTCAAATACTCTCTTATGCTTTTCAAGGTCACTCTTTAAGAACTCATTGTAATAGCCATTAGGACTTTCGTTGTTCACACAATCCTTCAGGAAGAAGAATAAATGTCTATGACCAATTCCATCCTGCTCGTCAAAATAGTTTGGACTGTAACTAATTACTGATACAGGAACAAACTGATTTGTATTTACACCCCAAATCTCACGACTTGAAATAGATGAACTTCCAGATAACTTTTCCTTAATTGAGAAGTTGCCATTCTCATCAAGTGTAACTTCTGCCACCTGAACATTACCAGAAACAGGACTATTGTATTCAAACGCAAAAATCTCACCATTAAATTCAATTTCTGCCTTAAATCCTTTACTTCCTCTTGCTGCATACTGATTTACAAAGAACTTATAAACACCTGGTTTCATATGTGACATATCTGCCCATGTAATATTTTCCACAGAAGGCTTTCCCACCATCTGCTGCATAGGATGTGTAATATCAATATCTAACTGACCGCCACATCTTGACATACTAGGTTTTCTACAATTGCCAAAATAGATCTCGTTTCCATCAGGTTCTTTGCAATGTGCATCAAGATCACTATTGTCATTTTGTCCCTCATTCCACATGATTGAAAATCTGAGTACACCGTCAACATTACCGCCAGCAGCTTTTACATTCTGCTTCATATCAGAGTCAGTAATGTTGCCTGAATAAGCCCAAGATAATCCATTATTCCATTTGAACATTGTCTTAGCGTCTGGATTAACAGGTGCAATCATAGAAACAAAGTTCTTCTCATGTTTATTCTCTACAAAAGCTTCAATCTCCTTTGCAGTTGGAAGTACCTTATCAATGAAATCCTGTGCTGAAATCTCTTCAACCTTAGAAAACTTCTTAGGACTTACAGCAACATCTTTTTCCATCTGACCAAAAATATCATCTGCACCAACCATTCTTCTTGCAGCACTCTTATTTGAGAACAGTACATTATTTACAGTAATATCATTTAGATTAGCAAATCTTCTCTGTAATGAATCCATGTATCCAAGCTCTGTGATGGTTTTCTTTGCATCCTCAAGCATCTTCTTTGTAAAAATAGCCTTTGGACGCTTATAATTGCTTGGAGCGACAATCTGCTCATACTTCTTAACTGCTGTATCAAGATCCATATCCTCACTTACATTAATAAGAAGTGTTCCAATAGAATGATTTCTAATTCTACCGATAGCCATACCTGCTGTTACCGACTTCTCCCAAGCATATAAATCCTTTTCAGTATCAGAAGTTAGCTTATCATATTCCTTCTTATACTTCTTAAACTCTGTGAGTACACCTTTCCACTCTTCACCCTTGTAAAGTGTATTTGAATTGATAAGTTCAAGAATTGTGTCAAGTGCATCCATAGTAATCTCATCGAGAGAACGCTTAAATACGTTTCTTGTATCTCTGAACTGTCCTTTAACTTCCTCATTAGAACGACTACTTCTATTTACAAATTTACTTGGAAGCTCTAAGAAGAAATGATCCCACTGATGAGACTTTCCATTGATTTCCTCAAAGTTAAAATCTGTACCAATCTTAGGGAACTTAGTTGTGTAAATATCTGTGACTGTATGAGCTTTTACAAAAGCATCAAGTGCATCACATACTGGCTGATATGTTGTATCACCAAGATTCAGTTCCCAAATCGTATGAATCTGGTTATCCTTGATAGTGACAGCAGAACCAATATTCTTAATAAACTGTCTACAACAACTACAATCATGTTCTCTACGCTCTCTGAAAATCTCATTTGTACCAGCAGGGAAGCTATCAAGATATGTATTCCATAATTCATCTTTGTCCACATTTACTTCAAATAAATGTGTTGCCTCTTTCTGCATTTCATCGAAGTGCTTCTGTAAAGCCTTTTTAAACATCATAAATCCATCCATATTTTGTACCTCTTCTTTCTTATATTTATTTTTTGTTAATTGTTTCTACTCTTATATTCTCCGTTTTATAAATTGAAAGGTTTATTTTATTGCCCTTTGATAGAGTTAGTAGGCTATGACACCTACCAACTCTTGAATTATTTATTCTTCTTACGTTTTCCTACAATAAAACCTGCTCCAAAGCATACTCCAAGACAGATTACGAAAACTCCAATGTTTAATACAATCATTACTTATTACCTCTCTGTCTCTTCATATCATCAAGGATCTGACGAGCATTACGCTCTCTTTCAGAATTAGCAAGTCTTCTCTCATTAGCCTGTGCGCTAGAATCATATGCAATTCTACTTCCTTCTGCACGTTCTCTTGTCTTTCTTGCTCCTTCACGAACTCTTTCAAGCATTCTATCGCTCTCATTATTCGTATTAAGACTATCCATACTCTGATGAAGTTCGATAATCTGACTATCGGCTTCCATCTGAAAAAGAACCTGTTCCTTTTCCTCTTTAAGTTTCTGCAATTCTTCGGCTGCCTGATCACGAATGTCTTTCTGGTGAGCCTGTGCTTCTTTCATCTCTTCGATTGTATCTTTTAGTACATTAATCTTATTCTCCAAAGTAGACTTCTTCATTGCATACTGCATTGCTTCATTTTCTTTATTTTCATCAAGACAAGCATTAATCTGCTGTGTAACACGCATAATATCTTTATTCGCCTGATATAAGTCCTTTTCTGCTGCATCACGCTTTCCTGAAATTTCAGCATATGTAGCAGATGCTTTGTTATAAAAATCTTCCTTTTCTCTAATGGCTGCATTATAATAATCTCTAGCACCTTCTGGTGTCTGTGCATCCTGGCGCATTACTTCATCCGTTCTTCCTTTAAACTTTACTCGAAGCTGTTTACCAAAAGGAGTAAAGAAAAGAATCAATGCAATTAATACAATCGCCACAATTATAATAAACATAAAATTTGTCATACAATCCTCCTACTCTGCATCAATTCCATACTGATTACATAATGCCTTTAATCCACCGTTATAGCCACTTCCTACAGCCTTAAACTTCCATTCACCATTATGTTTATATATTTCGGCTACGACTAACGCAGTCTCGGTAGAGAAGTCTTCACTTAAATCAAAACGAATAAGTTCCTCGCCTGTCTCTTCGTCTACTACACGCACATATGCATTTCCAACCATACCGAAGTTCTGAAGTCTACTCTCAGCATCATAAATTGTGACCGTCACAGCAAGAGTCTCATAGTCTGATGGGATTTTATCAAGTTTAATCTTAATAACCTCATCATCTCCATCTCCCTCACCTGTGCGGTTGTCTCCCATATGCCTTACACTCTTTGAACTATGTTCAAGATTACCATAGAAAATGAAATCCTCATCCTTGCCAACCTTGCCATTCTCTTTTGTCATAAACACAGAGGCATCGAGATCAAAATCTGCTTCTCCATCATAATGATTAATATCCCATCCAAGTCCAACAAGAATGTTTTTTAATGATGGTCTACCCTTTGTTAAATCTACTCTCTGTCCTTTACTTAATGAAACTGACATAATTAAATCCTCCTACTTGTATCTTCTTGTTAATTCGCTAACACTTGAATCATTTGTTCCCTGACCGATAGCGTTAAATTTCCACTCTCCGTCTTTCTTATAAACCTCTGCAAATACCATTGCTGTCTTGCCAGCATAATCATCTGAAAGATTATATTTACAAATTTCCTTACCAGTTGACTCATCAACAAGTCTAATGTACGCATTCTTGATAAGTCCAAAATCCTGCTTTCTTGAAATACAATCATAGATATTTACTACAAATACAATCTTCTCAACCTTATTTGTAATATTCGCAAGGTCAACTGTAATCTGCTCATCATCACCGTCTCCATCTCCTGTGAGGTTGTCGCCATGATGATACACACATCTGTCTTCTGCTGATCTGTCACCATAATAAACACATGTACGATACTTATCATCTTTTCCTAAAATAATTGCTGAAGCATCGCAATCAATGTTTGGCTTAGAACTAAAAAATCCTTTCTTAACAGCGTCCCACCCAAGTCCTACCATAATCTTTGTAAGACCACCTGCTACTTCTTTAGATAAATTAATTTTCTGTCCTTTTACTAAATTTACTGACATATATATTCTCCTTCCATTTTATAAATCAAGACCAAAATTTCTACCAATAGCAGCTAAACCACCATTGTAACCTGAACCAACTGCATTAAACTTCCATTCACCGTTCTTACGATACAACTCACCTGCAATAACACCTGTCTCTAATGAGAAATCCTCATTAAGTTCATATTTGAAAAGTTCCTCATTTGTATCAGCGTTGTATGCCCTAATGTACGAATTATCAACCATTCCGAAATTCTGTAAACGATTTTCTGCATCATAAATTGTCGCTGAAAAGCTAATCTTTGTAATATTAGATGGAATCTTATTTAACTCAACAATCATTGTCTCGTCATCGCCATCACCTACACCTGTTCTATTATCGCCAGAATAAATCAATGCTCCACTTGGATGCTGTGGCTGACCATAAAATACAAAATCCTGTTCGCCTGTTACTTTTCCTGAATCATCAGTAAAAAATGCTGATACATCCAAATCAAAATCTGCATTACCATCGTATCTATTTGTATCCCATCCAAGACCAAATACGACTTTGTTTAAACCTGCATTGCCTTTTGTAAGGTCAATCTTCTGACCTTTAACTAAACTAATTGACATACTGTTTTTCCTCCTTATTCTTGGGAAGGCTGTCAACCTTCCCTTTTAATAATTTAAAAGAAATTGGGAATGTGAGTAACGTTAGAAAAATAAATGGAATAAAGCGTGTAATACATGCTACAACAACACTAATTGAAAAACATATAAGAGTAATAATCTCTACTGTTTTATAACTTTTATCTCTCCTTATCATATTCTCATCTCCTCAATTATTTATTCTCTCTTTTCTTCTCAATAATCTTTCTAATAAGATCAATTGGAATAACCATAAAGGCTAGAATTACAACTACTACCCAATGTTTGAAATCTAAAGCTGTGACCTTAATAAGATTTTCTGCAAAGTTGCAAAGAGCAAACGTCATTACAAAAATTCCGATTGCAATGGCTGAAAATAACTTGTTCTTTCCAATACCATTGAATAAATTAATATGCTCTGTACGAATGTTAAATCCATTAAATACCGCCATGAAGCATAATAATGCGAATCTCGCTGTTATAGCTTCTGTCTCAGTCGCAAACATATTAGCAATTGGGCTAAATGTAATAATTCCATAGAGTGCAATAAATGCTACTGTACTTATTGCAATACGTTTCTTTGCTCCTCTGATGAATAAGCCAGAACCTTTTTTAATAGGTTTCTCTGTCATGTATTCATCTTTTGGTGGTTCGCCACCGAATGATAGTGAATTAAGGGAATCCATAATGATATTTACAATCAGAATCTGAACTGAAGCGAGTAATGCACCTGTTGCAATCATTGGATAGATAACACTGAGAATCAGAAGTGAAATATTGATAGGTAACTGGAATTCAAGGAACATCATAATATTGTGCATAAATGTTCTTCCAAGTTCTACTGCCTTTACTACGCTTGCAAAATTATCATCTGTCAATATAATGTCTGAAGCTTCTTTTGCAACATCTGATCCACCTTGCATACCAAAACCAACATCAGCTCTCTTTAAAGCAGGACTATCATTTACACCATCACCTGTCATTGCAACTGACTTTCCAATCTCTTGTGCTAATGTAACAAGTCTGAGTTTTGTGTTTGGTGAGCATCTTGAAATAACTCTCAATCGAGGAACTATACTCTTTACTTCATCATCTGACATTGCTTCAAATTCATCATTTGTAAGTGCTAAATCTCCATCTTTGTAAATTCCACACTCTGTAGCAACTGCAACTGCTGTCTCAATACAATCGCCTGTAATTTCAATAACTTGGATACCAGCCTTATGTGCTGTTTTTACTGCACTCGGTACTTCATCTCTTACAGGATCTACAACACCAATAATTCCAAGGAATGTCATGTCATTTGGTATTTCATTCTCTACTAAATCACCATCTGCCATTGTAACTGCAATGCATCTCATTGCATTACTTGTCATTGCTGTAATTGCATTACTTAATGTTTCATTGTCGTTATTCTCTATAATTTCACCACTTGAGTCCATTGCTTTTGTGCAATGCTCAATCAGTTTCTCAGGTGCGCCCTTATAATATGTAATTCCATCCTTTGTCGTAAAAGCTGAATACTTATTACTACTATTAAATACCTGCTTCAACTTAACTGGATATTTTTTCTGAATGTCAACATATGTTTCAGGATTTACAAGGCTAAGAACTGCTCTATCAATTGAATTACCACCTGTAATATTGTTTTCTGAATCAAATGTTGCACTATTATTTAAAGAAATGTTTGTCTCGATATTATTCCAGAGAACTGAATCCTTATTTACATCATTGCCAAAACCATCAATAATCTTCTTTGGAGTCATAACACCTGTCGTAAGAGTACCTGTCTTATCAGTACAGATAATATCAACATATGCTAACTCTGGAATTTTACCAGGATTCTTAGCAAGAATATTGAATTTCTCCATTGTCTTTACATTCTGTTTTGTTACAAGTTTTACAATAAGAGGCAATCCTTCGGGAACAGCAGCTACAATAATTGTTAATGCTACTGAGAAGTTCTGTGCGATTTTCTGAATAATATTCAGAACGCCACCACTAAAATATTCTCCAAATCCAACCTGTACAATTCCTGAAATTGTAAGCACCGCAAATGTAATAACGGCTGCGATTGTTCCCCACTTAGAAATGAAGTCACTCAGATTATCAAGTGCAATATCAAGTGCTGTCTTTGGTGCTTCGAGTGTTTGCATTTTAACAAGTGTATCACCATTTACTGTATTCACACCTACATCAGTAACAATCATTTTTCCTTCGCCTGACATTACTGTTGTACCAGCAAATAAGCAATTCTGATTCGTATAAGCATCTGTTGAAGTAGTTTTCTTATGAACATATCCTTCAATCGGTGTTTTCTTGCACTCTTTTGTTTCTCCATTAATAGCTGCATTGTTTACAGAAATCTTACCTTCAATAAGATATCCATCTGCAAAAATCTCTTGTCCCATTCCTACACAAACGAGATCACCAACTACCAATTCATCCTTGTTAATTGTTTGAACTTTGCCATCACGAATTACGTCACAATACCTGACTGATGTTTTGGCTCTCAACTCTGCTGCTGATTTTTGAACACCAAGTCCAGTCTTAACAGCAATACATGTTACAATTGCTAATACAACAAGAATCATAATTGGATCTGATAAATCCATTACTCCCATGACTCCAAGGAACAACTGCAATACTGCAATTGCAATAAGAATCATTGTGATTTTCTCACTTAATGCCTCCTTTGCGAAGTCATACCACTTGTCCAACTTTGGTTCAGGAAGCTTATTACTTCCATGAAGCTCTCTACTTTTGAGAACCTCTTTACTACTCAATCCATTCATCTGTTTTACTCTCCTTTTCTATAATTTTTATATATGAATGTTAATTGGTTACATATCTATATTCTCTTTTTAATTTGGGAATTTTATTGAGCTGAATCGCTCAGAAATTTTTTACAATGAAACGAAGTTTTCTTTCTATTCAACATACTGTACAACTAATGGTTCATCGGCATATTCGTCAATCACATGCATTACTGCCTGTCTAACCATAAATTGTCCACAACAATCATTAAACCACTCTTTTAGCTTATCTATATCGCTTCCACCATAATCTCTTAAATCTCCAAAGATTGATACTGTTGTGGATGCCATACAACCTTTATCTGAATTATGCCAAATACTCATTTCTAGTGTTCCTTCGCTACCCATAGGCAATGTCTTTGTATTATCTGATTCGTCATAGTCGTATAAATCATTCCAAGTTACTTCTTTACCGAAGACTTTATAAATATCTTCATCTGAAATCTCTCCAAAACTATCTAATCTAAAAACTGCTGCTACATGTGTCCACTGACTCATAATCTTCTCCTTTCATTTTTCCAAAGAAATCGAACTTTCTTAATAATCGTTTCCTATCAAACATACAAAACAACTGCACTCCATACAGTCACCATGTCCAGTTTCAGAACACTCTTCTGCCACATTACATAATTTTTCTGGAATTTTTGTTATGTAATATCCATTATCTTTTAAAAGCTCTATTGCTTCTTTAATTTTTGTTTCCATTTTCTACCTCACAATCTAACAAATATGTTTGCTTGTGTCTATTTTTAAAGCATCTACTTCCAAGTCTTCTACTAATGTTCTTCGTTTCACTATTCTTTTTCCATTACAATAATTACATTTTTCTTCCCAAAATTGATCTTCGTAACAATTTAATCTTTTTGAACATTGTATTTTCCCATTACCATTACATATGGGGCAAATAATATTTTCAAATTTTTCTGATACTTCCATTTATTTTCCTCGCTTATATAAGATCTTTTGCAAATTTAACTGACATAGTTCACCTTACTTCCTTGTTAATCTAATTATCATCTCTACAAGTCTCTCTTTACTCATAGCATGTAAATGCTCTCTCTTCTCATCATCTGAGCAGTTTTTAATAATTTTTAAATCACTCTCTGGCATTTTTAATCCTCCTTATATTAATGTTGATATTCCTAATTTCTCTTCTAATTTTCTTTTTTCTCTTTCCATTTTATTTAATTTGTTTATTAAGGAATCATAGTTATTAATTACATCACAAGCTGCCATCATACTTTCTGCTAAATTTCTTATATATTCTTTTTCATGACGACAAATCTTTTGTAAATCTTTAATATTTGCTTGACCATTAAAAATTTTTATCAGTGTATTTGCCAACTCTTCTTGATTATTTGGTAGATAATTAAAATTCACTCTCCAAGAAATAGGAATATTTGGTAATTTTTCTATTCTATTAATTTCAGTTTTTAGACTATTTATTTGTACACAAGTTTCTCTTAGTTCTTCTAACAGAGATTGCTCTTTATTCCTTTTATCAAACATATTATTACCTCAACAACAAATATTTTAACCAATCAGGTATATCAGCATTCACAACCATGCTAAATATCCCAATGTTTACTAATATAGCGAGTATCGCAATTACTATAAACATTCCTATAATGAACGACTTATTTTTCATATGTATTTATTCTCTCTCCTTGCCAACTCATATATCCAAGTATTAACAGTTTCTGTAAATCATTACCATGAAAACCTGTTACATCACAAAATGCGCCAAGTATTTCTGTATCTTCATGTGTTATTGCATGATAATTTACACTATTACATTCTTCTAAGTGATTCATATTTCCGTTTTGGAAAAATGTATTATACAATATTTCATATCCAGTATTCGTCATTTTACCACTCTTTGAAATCTCGTAACTTTTTTCAATCAACTTGTCATCGTCAATCAGTCCCATCGCCTAACTCCTTTAACATTTCACTCTGTATATCAGCAATCAATTTATTAACTCTTAAGACATCAGTATAGCTCGTCAATGTGTCAAGCAATCTCTTTTCAAGTCTGTTTCTAAAATCGAAAATACCACTTTTTATAAGCATAATCTGCTCATCTGTAGCACGTTCCCATTTGTTAGTGTAATTACTACTGCAAATTGCACAAGGTTGCTCGGAATCTTTGTAAGCATATCTGCAACTACTACATATTTTTTCCATACTTTGCTCCTCTCTGATTTTTAGCAATTCTTTTAATCTTTATATTCTCTGGAATATCCATTGGTCTGAAGTCAGATCTGACAATTCTAGTTATAATAACTGGCTTAACACCCCATTTTGTGTAGCACATGACTATATCTCCTACAGATATATTCTCTACAAACATTCTCCATTTTTCAGATGTCGGCACTCTCCAAACGTACTCTTTATTACTCTGCTGATTTGGATGTCTGCCATATATATAAGTAATTATTTTATTTTCTCTTTCATATTCATATCTATATTGTTTGATGTCTTCTACATCAAACTCTTTAAGTATCAAGTATCTTATGTATCCATCTACCAATTCTTTTTTATGGTTGATAATAATTGGCTTGTCCAGCTCCCCATGCTCTATAAAATATCTTTTTGCTCTATTCATCTTCGCCTCATTTGGTACAGATTCTGCAAGGTAATCTGGAATTATAATACTTGTTAGTTTCATGTTTTATTTTGTTCTCCTTTATGTATTTATACGTTTGCCATCTTATCAAAACTTCTCTTCATGAAGTCATAATTTACTTTCTGAGATGGACTAAACTTTTTTGTATTCTTATATTTATTAATCCATTCCTCAAACTTGTCCTCATTTTCATTCTCACAAGCATATGCCATTAATGCGATTAAAGCTGTTTGGCATTGCTGATATATTGGAGCATTGACTTCAATTCCATTATGATCAAGGCAATAATCAACAAGGTCAGAGTAAGTATCAATGTCCTCATCTGTCGCTTCTGGATTTGCGTTTTCCTGTACAAATGAGAGTGTTGATTCATTGGAGTTTTCGCCCTCTAAAACTCTTGATTTTATTGGGTTTTTAAGGTCAAACATTTCCAACATAAGCGAAATATATGTATTTATCTTGTTTTGTATCAATTTTTTATCAGATGTACCAGGTTCTTTGTCAAGTATGTCATAGCTCCATCCATCAACCACTTTGTCATGTAAATTATTTACCAATTCATCTAAAAACTCGACAAATTTGCTATCTTCTAATCCCAACTTAATGAATCTATGGAACACGGCAAACCAAACTGGGATATCTTTGAATACAAACAAGTTTTGGAATTTCTCTCCACAAACCTTTGCAATTCGATTTCCGTATATATTAATTGTGTTAAATTCTTCATCAGAAGAGCTATTTTCGATAAATTCATTTCTGTCTTTCGGATTCTTTTTCCAATCATCCATATGAAATACAGTCATTACAGAATTTGCAACTGTCTGCTCGTAAGTTCCATTCTTCCTCTTTGCACTTGAATATGTAACACAATTTTTGTAAAACTCATTGTTTGCAATGTTTTTAATTTTTCTTGCATATGTAGGAATCCATGTAAGAGCTTTCTGGTTTGAACCCATGCTCTTATTGCGGTTATACCTTCTTACTAACTTACTGATTTCCATCATATTGCAGTTCTGATGAATAACAATTCTGATCTGATAATCATCAAATTTCTTTTTTAATTCATCAGGTAACTGCTCGTAAGTTTTATTCTTTATGTCAAACTCACAATTGTCCCAAAGAATGCTTCCGTTCTCATCTTTAATAAGATGTCCCTTTTCATCTCTTCGCTTCTTCTGATACTGAATAACGCTATTCTCAAAAGATTTAGTTGTTTTCCAGTTCATATGCCTGAATTTATTCAGAGCTGTTGTTCTCTGAATACCATCAACTATATACTGCTGAGTTAAATTATCTCCAAGCTCTTCCTCTCCAAGAATTATAGGAGGAATATAATCTTCATTAAGCACCGTATAGATTAGCTCATTTATTGCTCCATTATCCCAACAGAACATTCTCTGAACGTCCTGATTTTCTGAAATATCTTCACTATTTACACTCTTTAAATATGAAGATAATGCTATTGCTTGTTCTCTTACCTTTTTTGCCATTGATTAATTCCTCCTATATATATTGCCCATTAGTATCTCTGGGTTAAGACTCTTGTGTTTTCATAAGACTGTATTGCTTGTATATTATTTGAATACTCTTTTGCACTCATATGTAAATATTCTCTGATTTCCATTGGTTTATATCCTTCAGAAAGCAACGCAACAATTTTCCTTTGTGTATGTGATAACTGATTTAAATATCTCTGTATTCTTGTACCGCCCATCATACTTTGTGCTGCTATTTCAAAAGTATCAAAATCAGAAGGTATCATCTCACTGATTTCCATTCCATCTTCACCTATTAAAGCATTCATACTTTCAATATTTTTCTGAGGGATTTTTTTTAATCTGTTTCTGTCTCGTATTTCAGTTTTGAACTTGCGTTTAATGTTACTTGCTAAGAAACAATCAAAATTACATTTATTGTTCTCATCATACCTAAATACTGAATCGGTTAAAACTCCAAGTGCAATTGAATAGAAATCATCAATATCCATTCCATATAAACCACCGATTTTATTTAGCATTGGATTACACATTTTTTTAAGCTTTGCCATTTCGTTATTACAATACTTTTCGAGTATTTCTTTTTGTTGAATTTCCATTTTTACCACTCTCCTTATGTTTGATATATAATTATTCTCCGTTTTCTATCTCAACTATTCGGTATCTATATTTACGACTAAATAATCCATTTATCGCTTTTTGTGTTCTTTCTTTGCTGACTTTAGTGGTATCTACCTCAGCTATTACATTATGTATAATGACCATCTCATCCTTAAGATTTCGTCTATTTTTTCGATTGGTACGAATTCTCTTATAGAATATCCAACCTCTGTAAAGATCAACTGGCTTTTCCAACTCTACCTCATGCAAAATATCTATCAATTCTTCGTCAGCTCGCTTCAACTCAATTTCAAGTTCTTTATATCTTTTTGCTGCATCATTAAGAATTCGCTCACATTCACCAAATTTATCAATCCAAGACCTAACAGATTCAGAGACTTCATATCCATCATTACCTTTGATTGATGTTTTCGTTGCTTCAACAATTCTCTCAACTGGTGTCTGTATCTTAATATCAGGAATACATTCCAACTTAAAATGCAAACGTCTCATGGATTTTGGTAGATGCTCCAAGATATTTTCTGCCTTTTGTTTTGGAAATGTATCTCTAATTTTCCTTGAACAAGCGACTGGTTGTCCATTATTGAGCCTTATGTATACACCATTGTTGTTTACAATTGCGTATTCCAATTTCTATCACCCTTTCTTCTTATTTATAATAAGAGGCATCAAGGAGTTGAACCTTACATGATTTGGCTTTCCTGCAAAGCTGATGCCTCATCCGTTAGTGGATTAAACTATGGTAGAACTATAGCAGCTACACATTCTGCTCTTACAAGGCAATATGTATGTACAAAGAAACAAGTGCCTTGCGTTATGCACTTACATCGGGTGTGATTCAGTGCATAGCAGAGCTAGTTGGATTCGAACCAACGAATGCGAGAATCAAAATCTCGTGCCTTACCGCTTGGCGATAGCCCTATAATTTATTAAATTAAAATTAAATAACGTGAAAATGTGCTGAATTGCCTGAATTTAATTGACAGAATGCCAATTTATATGTATTATAACTATGAGCGTATTCCAGTACGCTCATGAACAACAATTCAATAAACAATGTTATTAGAGGAAGTCGAGCGAGTGTTCCAGCACTATGATGCTCGACTTTCTCTTTTTGTATCTCACATTTAATATAATAGAACGTTCGTTCGGCTTTGTCAATACTTTTACCGAACATTCATTCTGTTTTTTATATGATATCACGTTGCGAGTCCCAAATTCTGCCCTCGCAACTACAAAATTTAATATTGTGTATCATTTCTGTATGAGACAAGCTAATTCGATTGAACACATTATTAGATAACCAATCAATCTCATCATCAGCTTTATTAATTATTCTCTTTCCTTCATCGGGTGTAATCTGTTTTGGCTTTGTATGAATAAACGTAATTCCATTAAAGGAATCCAACCAGATTTTACCAGGAGCTTCGTCTATTAGTTGTTTTGCTTCTTCTTTGCTTATATACATGTCGTTCCCTCCTCTAATCTATATCCAGTTCCAAAGAACAAACCATTAAAACACGTCTGGTCAATCATTCTTCTATCTTCCTTACATATGATTGTACCAAGTTTTTCCATTACCTCCGTTTTAGAGATAGTTATTATCTGCTCGCCCATTACCATTGAATAAAGCTGCAATCCATTTTCTCCATTGGCTTCAAGACATCCATGCACTGGCATATTTGTCTTTTTAATTTTACTTGTCAAAGGCATCACTGTAATTATCGTAGCATGTTTTGTCCCAATTGGGTTTGATACGATCACATATGGACGTTCTTTAGTCTGGACTGATCCTTCGCCTTGATATTTGATTTTCGCTTTTATAACATCATATCTCTGTAAATCCATATGTACGTTCCTCCTCTCTTTTGTATTTATGTACCTTGGATTACCTTTGATATTTCATACTATACACCCTTAACAATATAATGTCAATAGTTATTCTTAAGATTATATTTATTTTTTTAACAATATATGCTAAAGTATATATTATCAAGGAGGTAATATATATGAAACTTAATATAAAACCATTAGTTGACGCAAAAGGACTAAATAGAAATCAGCTTTCAAAAGAACTAAAAATAGGATATCAAGCAACATGTAATTTGTATGATGGTAATGCACAACGCATATACTTTGATACATTGCAAAGATTATGTGACGTTCTCGAATGTACTCCTAATGATATTTTAATATCTGAACACGACACTAAAAATTAGTGTCGTATACATATCACACAAATTTAACTAGATCAAATGGTTGCACTTTCATAGCTTTGGCAACCAAATCTAATACAGCCAAATCAGGAACAGCACTTCCATTTTCCCACTTACTAATTGTACTTGGTGCAATGTCAGCCATTTTCGCAAGTCCTCTTACTGTTATTCTCTTTTCAATTCTGATTTTCTTTCCGATATATTTAACCATAATCACATCTCCATCAATTTCTCTTTCATTCCAACAGCTCCATTGGCATAATTATTAACTGTTGTATTTACACTACTATGTCCAAGCTGCTGCTGAACAAATGCAAGATTTCCATTTCTGTTCATTATACTAGCATAATAATGTCGCATCATATGTGGAGTAATACCATTTCCATAATTCTCAAATATCTGTTTGATATTTCTCTCTGTTGTACGTGTACCGTTTTTATTTACAAACACAGCTTCCGTATCTACAATATTGTCTAAGGTACTTCTGTATTCTAACCATTCTCTTATAGCTTTTAAAGCAGATCCACTAAGATATACCGTTCTATTTTGCATTTCTCTATACACGCCCTTACCAAGAATAGTAATATATGGCATTTCTTCGTCCAAATGTAAATCAGATAAATCCAAACCAGCAAGTTCAGATTCTCTTATTCCAGTTCCTCTTAACACACGAAAGATAGCAATATTCCTATTTCTTACTGGAATATCCTTTTTCCACATTATTTTCTGTTCCATATCATTAAGCTGTTTTTCTGTTGGGAGTTTTTTAGTTAAGTTGTTCCCAGATGGAATTCCTTTATATGTTACATCTTTAAAGAATTTATCTTTAATTTCAGTTCCTTTTACTCTGCTCATATAATCCCAAAAGCTACTTATTATATGTTTCCTAGTTTCTAATGTTGTAGGTGACATTCCATTCTGCTCTTTTGTCTTTAAATATAACGTGATATCTTCTGCCATAATGTCAGTAAAATCCGATGGCTCAATATCTGAAATATTTGTTTTATCAATAAGTTTCTCTTCAATAAACCAATTGAGTAAATCTACAATAACCCCAAGATAATTCAATGCGCCTGCTTTACTCTCTATCTTTACAGTAAAATATTTTCTCATATATATAGGAAGATTTAACTCATCCAACTTTCTATTAAGCTTTTCAGCATTTTTATTTTGTATTTTTATTTTGTAACACATAATTATCACTCCCTTGTGTAATCTGCTATCGCTTTTGCAATAGCTTTAGCTGCTCTTTTACTTTTTAATGATCTCTGAATAGATTCTGTATTCCAAGGGACATCACTAAACTCAGCTAACTCACCACCACAATTCCAATTCGGAATACTAAAGAACCCTCCATTTACATATTCTCCGAAAATCACACTATAATAATTTCCATTATATTCAACACCTATATGGTGAATATTTTCAACATAAGCATCACCATTATAACCGATTTTATAATTTTCCATATTAATCAACCTCACTTTCCTACATACATATTCTCTGTTTTCCATTCAGGTAGCAGCTCATTATTCTCATCATAATATTTTGACTTAATTTTCTTTGCATATTCCATTCGCTCATCAAAATCATCGCACCACCTAACTTCAAGATTTTTAGTTCTCATTTGTAACTTTGTACATAGACAACACAAGTTTTTTACATGATCCTTTTCTCTCATATTCGGTCTGCGTATTTTATCACCAACTTGATTTTTGCTAAGACATCTTAAGCAGATAAACTCACTTGCTCTGCTCGTATTGTCGTGTCGTTTACTCATATTCATTACCTCATTTTCTGTACTAAAAAAGAAGCAGATGATTTCTGCTTCTATTGCTTATTTCTATATTTAATTTGCTTTCAATAAGAAAGTATTTTTTCATTTAATTAATACATCTACATCAATATCTGTTTTAAAAATAACGAACGATCCTAGTTCAATTAATTCTTCCGTTTTCTTAGCGGCTTCTCTCCAATCTAATCCTTCATAATCTCTTTTTGAAATTTCGATAAAATCAGTTTCGTAAATTTTCTTATGAGTCTTTTTTATATCAACACATCCACTACTATTCAGTTCAGGTCTTCGTATTTTTACAACATATGCATCATATTTTGTGTCGATTATAAGTACACTTGCCATTTCACAGATTCTTTTATCTGGTAATCTACTTATAAGTTTTGTTCTAATATCTCTAATATCCTCTTTATATAAATGTGGCTCATAAACACAATCTACAAAGCTTCCAAGCACCTTCATATTATTACCTCCAAATTTCCCATAAGAAATCGTCATTTCTTATTATATATTTCCAGGCTCACCACTCATTACAGTATGCAATCCACGCATTAGTTGTGGCGTAGCCGGAATTAAATGTGGGTTATCAATTCTTTTTCTAACTCCTTCAATACCGTCATACCAATAATCGCATTCAAGATAAGGCATATATCTACCATTTACGCAATAAATATTATTTCCCTTATACTTTTCAACAAAATATTGATTTTCATTCTTTTGCTTACATTCTTCTGAGCAAACTGGTTTATTTAGTTTCCTATCTACGGTCTTAATATTTCCATTAATGTCTTTAATTTTAAATATACCAAATAACGTAGTTTTAGGTGCTGATGCAAAATCTTTAATACCAAAATGCTCAAATTCTTTACCACAAACAGGACATTTCCATTCCATTTATACCACCTCTTTCATCACAGATACATCAATAACATTTAATCCTGCATCTTCCAAATCCTGTTCAACACAATATCTCAATGTTTCTTCTGATGATTCATCATCATAAAATTCTGCTTCTACTTCTACAATGAATTTCGCTTTTATTTTATTTGGTTTGTCTTTCATTTTACTCACCTCAATCTTTTACCTCTTCTCTTTGCCCACCATCAATATACCACTTAATTTTAAAATCAAAATCACTTTCTATTACATGATCAATGTATGACTCTAACTTGTTCAGCTTAATTATAGATACATTATCTATATCTATAATAACAGGATTACCAGATTTTGTATTAACACTCATACCATTTGCATTATTTGTAATTGGTAAATAATTTATATATCCATTCGAATCAGTTTCATTGTTTAAAAGAACTAAAGATTTCCCATCATTAGTTTTATAAATATCAAGTCTTTCCATTTACTTCACCTCTTATCTCTCAGTTACAATTAAATTCTCTATATCATACCTGCAATCAATCCAATGTTCATATAATCCAATGTTTTCATCTGTTGGCTTCCTTGTTGCTGATGAAATATAATTATCAAATTTAGCAATTGCGTTATACATTTTCTCAAGGTCTTCTTTTGTGATCTCATCAGTACTTCTAAATTCTTTCACTATACCACCTCTTCCAATCTCCCAAGCAAATCATTCTTTCATTCTACTATTGTTCCATACGGTTTAGCTGCATCTCTTATAGTCTCAATAGACTTATACGGAACACCTCTTAATATAAGTCCACCGCTATAGCCTTCGTAAAATCTATGTTTACCCCAAATTGCATATCTGCCTTTCTTACTCACATAACATTTTAGAAGGCTTGTTGCATAATAAGCATTTTCTTGAGCATCATGACAAGTTATTTGAATGCATCCATTTGGATATTTATTGCAAACAAGATTTACCCATTTAACATCTGATATATTAACTGGATATAATTGCTCCGAAAATTCATTATAGCAATTTGAACATTCATATATTGGTTTCTTCATATATTCTCCATTTCTACATCAAAAGAAAGTTAAATTTCATTACAATGCATATAGCTAATTCCAACAATTCTTTTTAAATCTTCTATGTTGCAAGCCGACATATTTGATTCTTCTATATATTTTTTATTTTTTAAAACTTCGCAAGCAACTATATACCATGTTTTATCAAGATCTTCTTTATATATATGCATTCTAGTTGTACTGGTTATATTTACATATATATCATTTTGAGTAGTTATGTTAGTAATAACATTTTTAATTGTTTCCGAATATCCCATAAGTTTTCCTTTCATAGTAAAATTAAAATTTACTTGGCTTATTCTGATTCAATATCAACTGGATTTTCCAGTTTTAGAAACTCATCTCTATGCTCTACCAACGCAGCACTTGCAATAGCATTTATTTTGTTCTGGCAGAATGACTCAATTTCTCCTTTTGCTTCCATAACCGTTTTGTCCATCTGTTCATTGAACTGGTCTGCAATAAAATCCAAGTTACATCCAAGATCCATACTTAATTTTCTAAGTTTAGATATTACAGCTTCTTTGTCTGCCTTTGTTAGTGCTTTCTTCTGTGAAAACAAATCAGTTACATCCTGAATTAACTGCTGTGACTCATTCATTGCATTTTTTGTTTTACCTTTGAATTCATCAGTAAACTGTTCTCTTTTGCTAACGAAATCACACGGAGGTATTTTACCATCTTTTTCGGTATAGCGAATTGTTACTGGAATTCCTGTACCCTGTCCAAAAGATGTAATCGCTTCAGCGAATTGTGAATAACTCATCTCTATTTTTACAATAGGAGCTTTGCCATAAACCCAATCTCTATTTAAGCCACGCTCTATTTCTGCATGTCTTAACTCCATTGTAATTACATTACTATGTTCAATGCTACTCCCGAATAATGGTGTCTTTCCACCATAAGCTCTGTTAAATAACAAAGTACCATAACTAGGATGACTTGTTCTAGTCCCAAAATCTGTCTCTTCTACTTTATATTCATTCTCCATATATTCTATTTTCCTTTCAAACTAACAGTAAGCTTAGATTCCAAAATGTTTAATTCTTTTGAATTACGAAATAACATTAAGTCATCTTCTATATCATTATGGTATCCATGATTATAAGCATATTTTCCAATATCTCTAATTGTTTTTAATCTTGTTTGTAAGTATAGGTCTATGTCCATTTTTCTTACGTCTTTACGTTGTTCTGACGTTACAGATCCATTTCTAGTAAAGATACAGACCTGATCATTATTTACTTTGATTACATTACATGGATACCAATTTTCTCCAATTCTGAATTCATACATAAAATTCCAATTTCCGTTACACTCTTCTAACGTCATATATCACCTCTCGGAACTTAGTTTCTTAATAACATTCAATATTCAATTGTATTGGCAATCTCTTTTATCTTATCTGCATTTAATGGTGCAACTGCATCTACTAATCTACCTTTAATTTCTTTATATTCTTTCGAATATGGATTAAATCCAGATAATTGACACCAATTTTCAATTTCTGCTTCTAGTTTACTTGCTTTTTTACAAGCTTCATTTTGTTGCTTGATCTTATTCTGTATATATTTAGGTATCTCCATACAAATTTATTCTTCTTTCTACACATAAGTAAGCTTAGATTCCAAGTCCATTTTCCATACATTTTTCTGCAAATTCACTTGAATTATTTCCGACAATTTTTCTATAAATATGATTCCAGTCGGTATTTCCAAATGCTATTTTCACATCACCTTCAAGATATGCGTTAAATGTATCAGATTCATCTTTGCTTAAAACACAAGTTTTGTCCTTACAAACACTGTCAAATTGTAACAATAATTCTAGCTCTGCAATTTCTGTTTTCAATTTTTTCATATACAACAACGCATTGATAGCATTGTCTTCATAATTTGACTGTTCAATATTCTTTATATCAATTGTGAAATATTCCTGCTGATTTTTCAAATCTCGCTTTTTAGCAGCTAATCGCTGTTCCAATACATCATTCATATTATTCACTCCTTCCACATGAAAACTTGGATTCTTGTTACTTTAATATTCTCTGTTTTAATAAGTAATGGTGCTATAATTTATACAGCACCATTATCTTCTAAAAATTTTCTATACATGTTTTCAATTCTATTCAAATCATCTTTGTGTAAATCACCGATTTTGAATATAAAGCTATCTTTTGTAAGTAGCGTTACTTTTGATACTCTCGCAGTCGAAGCCAATCTCAAACTTGCTTCTTCCCAATAGATAATAGGAGTATCATAAGGATCTTCTTTTCTTACCTTATGCTTTGTTATCTTGACAGATAATACACCAAGTAAATTTTCATCAAGCACCACAACAGGTCTATTCAGTATTCTACTTGGATCTTCTTCTAATGGAAATTCGACAAACCATACTTCTCCTTTGTTCATTATTCAATACCTCTTTCTTTTTTCATTTGCTTAAACATATCATCCCATTCTGATTCAGTTGCCCAATCGTCAACAGAAGATATTGTCGCTTTCCCTTCTTTATTGTAATTTGTATTTTTCATTGCTAACTGATATGATTTCAAGCCATATATTCCCGTATTCATATCAGGCTTAAATGGTAATGCCTGCTCTCTCACAGCCTGCTTAGCTGCCATTGTAAAGAAAGTAGTCATGTCCATTCCAAGATTTGACATAAGCTCCTGTAATTGAGCTTTCAGTGTTTCATCAATTCTCATTGTTACATTTGTATTTGCCATATATATATCACTCCTTTCTTTAATATTATTATATTCTCCATTTGTATCATTGTCAATACATTGTTATAACATTGCACATGAAACTATTATTTACTTATATTCAATATATTCATATATTCATCATCTGTTCCTTTAAATTCGTTAATTCGTTTAAGTAGTTCAGCTTCTGTTATAGTTTCATATTCTCCACAACTGTAACCAGACTCATAACAACAATCATCTCCTTCATAATGGTCATTAAAGCTGCCACATACAGGACAATATTCGAAGTCTGCTGTTGTTCCGTAACTGATTTCCCAATTTCCATTATCAAGACGGTTATAATATGTCCAAAAGCCATAGCAACCTCCGTTGTTGCACTTTTCAGAATCATAGTCTGAATAATCACAGAATCGTACTTGATTAATTCCATTTAAATTGTCTTTCATAATATTTTTCCTCACTTCTCTATTTGTTTTACACAATATCATTTAACAACTTCGTCAAATTTAACCAAATGGCATATAATTTTCATCTTCTTCATTATTTTCCTCAAAATCATTATCGTCTTCTCCATTATCAATACAAGTATCATAACCATCATTTCCTATTGTAAAATGTTGAAGAAAATCAACTTCGATAAAGTTTGCCATTTCTTGAATCTTTCTTGTAATATTAATATCATTTACACTTACATTTTTTGAACCATTTGGATGATTATGAGCAACAATAAACTTATTTGCACCAGACAATAATAAAAATATTGCAAGTTCTCTCATTTTTATAATAGAAGTGTCTGCACTTCCATGTGATAATTCAAACACTCCTTGTGGGATCATTTGACAATTAAATGATATAACATAAACATATTCTTCTCCTAAATACTTCATCTCAAACGTTTTGTTTAAAAAATCAACAATTTTATTGTACGATGAAAAATCCGAATCCCATTGAATTTTCTCTTTTTCTTTTAACATTGGGAAGTTATTCTTTTTATTTCTGAATGTAATATATCTTTTAATTTCCATTATGTTGTTCTCCTTAAAAAATAGATTTTGCGATTATATCGGCAGCCATATCATTATACTGATTTAAATTATTTTTCAAATAAATCTTTGTCGTTTCTGTTCTGGCATGTCCTAATAACTGCTGCACCACATATATATTTTCATCTGTTTTTTCCAACATAATATTTGCAAAAGAAGCCCTTAATTTATGAGGTGTTACTGAATATCCAAGGGCTTCTTTTGTATATTTTTTTACTATATTAGATAATGAATTTTGTGTTATTCGATTTTTTGATTTAGAAATAAATAAAGCGTCTTCATTCGTATCAATAATGTTCTCCCTATCATTCATCCAATCTAAAATTGCCTTTTCTAATTGAGAACTCATAGTGAATGTTTTATCTTTATGTCCCTTCTCTATTACACTTTTAATTATATGATTTCCAAAATCAATATCTTCAATATTAATTTCACTTAATGCTGTTTCACGAATTCCTGTTTGCATAAACAGCATTAAAATCGCTCTATCTCTTGATTTCCATTTATATTGCATTGCCACAGATCTTCTATTTCCTGCACCGCATTCAACAGCTAACAGTATTTCTTTTAAATCATCTTCATCTAAAAATTTTCTATTAACAAAATCTTCACCACGAACTCTTTTAATTTTGCTCATTGGATTTATATTTATGTAATCATTTTCTAACAAAAAATCAAAAAAACTTTTTAATACACTATGATAACATTTTCTATAAGATAGAGAAGATTGCTTTTTATTTCCATTTTTATCTTCTACATATTCAATTGAATCCAAAAAACGAGTAATATCAAACTTACTTATTTGGTTAGCCTCAATTTCTTTTACATTTTGAGAATTAACAAAATATAAAAATTTTGCAATTTTTCTAATGTATTCTCTACAAGCTGCTGGTTGTCTACCTGCTTTAAATTCATAATAATATTCTGTTACATATTGAGGTAGAATTACTAATATCTCTTTAATATTATTTTCAATTTGTAATGAATGTTCTAATCTACCTTTCATTTTTTATCACCAACCTTTATAACATATTATTTAATTTTTCAATGCTATTTAATAAGTTTTTTAAACTGTTAGTGGCATCTTCAATTGTTTTAGATAAATCTTCTACACTTTCATCTTCTTTTTTATCATTTTCCTTGTTTAAGCAGTCTTCATAGACATGACCACCATTTTCAACATACATATTAAATAGCATATCGCCTAAGACGGTCTCAAATAATTTTCCATTATGATAAACATTATAATCAGGCACTTCATTTATTGGTGCTCTAAATCTAAACACACTTAATATAGCAAATTGTGTATCTTCATAACTATCAAAATAATATTTTTCCTCTAGATTATCGCTTACTGTGTAATACCATTCTTTCATTATTCTTATCTCCTTTATTTTTTACCTCGTCTATATCTCACTCTTGCCTCTTCCTCTTTTATAAAATTATCTTTTAACGAATCAGCTTCATTATATAGTGTTCTTTGATAATACAGTCTATCCTTATAAAATGTGTTATATGGTTCAGACATATTCTCATAATATTCTTTTACATATATAGGGAAAAATGCATTTATATCTTCCATTAAAGCACCTTGACCTAACATACTTTCAATGGTACTATCTGTTAATCGGACTATTTTTCTTGTTTCAGGATCAAACAATACTGAAAAAGATTTTTGAGAAACACCATAACCAGACCATAAATGTAACATTTTATAATGTTCTTCTGTAAAAATCATAAATCTCTCAACATATAATTTTCCTGTTTTAAAATCTTTATATCTATATCCTGGGAACGTATCTTTTCTGTGTTCGTCATCACCATATCGTATATGTGTTCTATCACTTTCACCTCTTAAAGCTTTTGCTCTTTCTTCTTGATATTTTTTTTCAGCTCTATCTTGAGATATATTTTTTACATACTTGCCAGTTTCGCAATCCTTCAGCAGTATATCTCCATTATTTGCCTTATGATATGCCATAACATGATTTGTATTTAGATCTCTTTTTGTCATATTATGGTCTAAATATGTATTTGTTTCACTATCTCTATATTTTGTTCGATTTTCATTATCTTCTAATGAATTTTTAATACCCATAGCTCCCTTGCAACCCAAACCGAATGCTGTATAAAATAATCCAAATAATCCCATCTCTTTACCTCCGTTATCTTATTTCCGTTACCATATTACTACTTTTATTATATCACTACTATCTCGTCTTTACTACTGTCAAATATCTCATAGAAATTCTCTTCATAGATACCATCCAGCTTATCAGCTTCCTCATGCTCATTAAGGGCATAAGTCGCATCTTCTAATGAATCGAAACTGTCAATGAAATTTCCACCCTGCCTATCTCTAATTTCAAACATACAATCACCTCCGTTATATTATTCTCCATTAAAAAACAGACAACCTTCCGATTGCCTGTTTCAAGTCATATATTTAATTTACAATTTTATATTAAAACTCTATAACTTTATTCTCTCTCCCATCTTGATATGTATCAGTATATTTATTTAGTACATTAGCTAACTCTTCTAATGTTTCAGACTGCTCAATTTCTTTTTTGTATTCAGTAAATTCTTTACAAAATCCTTCATAATCATCACCTAAATACTCTTCCCTAGTACATGGAATATTATCTTTTGGCAAGTACCATTCCTTTGCATCTTCTAATTTCGTAAAAACAACCTCTGTATCAACATTATTTCTTAATTCTTTCATAATATTTGTACCTCCATTTTTTAATCATATCATATAAAAAATATGCACTTCTGTTTTCTGATATATCATAAATCCATTATATCAATTCCAAACTCTGATTTCAAGACATTCTCAAAATCTGGATCAAGCTCACAGTATCTCTTAATAAATTCATTGTTGCTACATGGTGCAAGTTCTCTATGTCCCCGCTCTCTTATATCGCCATCCATAAATATTGCAATTGCTGACATCGCATATTTACTTATTTCCATTTCATCAACCTCCTTTACAAACACTGTGCAAATAATATACACATTCTCTTAGGATTTGTGTATATTATTTTTTTCTTAGTTATTTTGTTATAAACAGTAATACTTAATTGCTTGGTGAGCAGATTTTGATTTAGTATTATCTGTTTCTCTTTTGTATCTTTTAACAATATATTATCCATTAGCTCTCCTCGCTTTCTCTAAGGAAATTTCCGTTTCAAAGGTTTATTTTATCCTTGCATAAGTTATAAATAATACCTCGCAATTCTTCGATCTCTGTTTCTGAAAGATATTCACTTCTGCTAGATTCTGGAATGTCGTAGATGTTGCAACTATCATTTTCAAACCAAATTTCAAATACATAATGCCACATTCCATTATCACAATTATATTCGCAATGGATAAAATATGAATTTCCATCTTTATCAATCAACTCTCCATCACCAATGTCCAATGCAAAAGAAGTATCATCATTCCAATATGAATTATATTTGAATTTTCCTCCATTTCCCCAATCTATTTCATCAAGGAGATTTCCGGTTTTTATGTATTTCATTTTTATCACCTCACTTTCTATTCAAATAATTGATCAGTTCTAAATAGCCGATTCATTAGTTTTCTTTAATCCAATTCTTTATATATTCAACAGCCTTATCTTTTTCAAAAGTTCCATGACTATGACCATCCGTATAACATTCTTCTTCAAAAAGGCATTCGGCAACGATTGAATCAAGCTCATGTGCATTTTCTCTTGTAGTATTATATTTATTTAACATATCATCATAACTTTCGTAATAAGAAGATATCGCTGTTTCTATTTCATCATCGCTATAATCATTTAAATCAATCAAGCCTGAGCAAACGACATAATCATTTTCTGGATCATTTGGACATGTATCAATCCAAAGTGCTTGAATAAATTTATATCTTCTTTCTCCTAATGGTTTGCACCATTGTAAATCGTCTGTCTTATACCATTTATTTGACATATAACCGCCTCCATTTTTTAGTAAATTTTCGTTTTAAACTTCTTTATCTTTTATAGTTCCAACCATCTTCCGACCACAATTAGGACAGTATGGTGTATCCATGCAACCATAAGATACATTGCATTTCGAGCATTTGCATTGCTTTGTTCCTTTTTCTCTCCAATAAATCCATTTTGCTTTTCTTCTAAACATTGTTATCTGCTCTCCTTTCTAAACTCAGTAAATCATCGTTTCATTGTGTTTTTTACTCCTTATAATTTTTAGCCCATAAAATACTCCCATCATTGTTACAGGTTAATTCAATTCCATATTTTGTTTTGAACCACAATTCTAGCCATTCGAGAAAATCCCTTGTTACATTAATAATAAAGCTATTAACACAATTCATATTTGGCAATGCAACCTGCATTTGTGGAATGTGTGAATATTCTGTTGCTCCTTCATATTCATATCTGAATGGACAACCTTTAACTGCTAATTCATTATTTAATTCTATTACCATTTCTCTTGTTATCTTCATATAAATCTACCTCCGTTCTTCACAGTAAATCCTCATTTTGTTTGTCTTATCAAATTTGCATAGTATCTACCTATACCACACCCATTGTCAAATTTCTGATATTTATGAAACTTAATCGGATTATCTTTAATCAATCCAATTATATTGTCAGGGAAATTATTTTTATTGGCAATTTCTATCATCTTTTCGTTCGCAAATTTCTCTGTACATGAACCGAAAGGGCAACCAATAGAATTCACTCCCCATGATTTTTCTATAATATTGATAATTTCTGTATTATTCTGCATTCTTATTACCTCTATTTTTTCAAAAAATTCTTGTTTCATAGTGACGTATATCCTGTCATTTCATCTTTGCCACGTCTTATAATAATACCCATTCCATAAAACTTCTTATTTGTCGTCTTACTCCATTTGACAATATCTTCCTTTATGGGATTGAAAATAAAATCAAAGCCTCTCATATCAAGAATATTGATTAATTCTTCTATTGAATTTGCTTTACAAATTTGACTTCCATAATATCCTCGTGTTGAAAATTCTGCTGTAAATTTCATTCATTATTCCTCCATTTTATCCCATACATCCTAATTCAAGAACATCAGGATTATCAGCAAACCAATGATTATCAATATTTTCAATTTCAATTATATCTTCTGTTATCTCTGACTCGTATCCTCCATGCTCTGTATATGCTTTTAATACTTTCTGTTTGGCTTCCTCTTCTGTATCAGCTTTTACAATTCCATAAGTGTCATCGTCAAATGTGTATATCCAATATTTCATATATCATCACTCTCCAACCTCAAATAATTCGTTACCAGAAAAATCAGTCATATCTTGTAACACTGCATGAGCAAATTCTTCTGCATATTCTGACCATATTTTATCTTGCAATTCTTCCGCACTTAATCTTTCAAGCTCATAATCCTTAACAAACTTCCGAACTATATTTTTCATTCTGTATTCATAATCTTCTTCTATTGTTGAGATATGCATACCTTATACCTCCAATCTTATAATTTTATCTTTCCATAATCAGGAATCATCTGAATAAATTCATCTGCATTTGTAAACTGTTTATTGATTTCAATCCAATATTGTTCGTTATTTGTATCTGTACAACAAGCTTCTAATTTAAAATCATGCTGTGCGTAAATCGTTAAACATAATTCCGCTTTCTGAATAGATACACCCTCTGGAACTTCTTCAACAGTTGCATATTCTTCTAAAAAGTCATCAATTTCGCTTTCTTTTAAATCATAATTGTAAAATGCCTGTAATGGTTTGTCTGTGTCATCTAACTCATTAAATGTAATTTTTGTATAATCTAACATATTAAGCACTCCTTTCTACACTACAGAAGAAATCATCTTCTGTAAAACTATATCCATCATAGTGTTCATAAATAAATTCATCACTAACATATTCATCAATACTTGCAATCATTTCATATGATGGTTCATTGATATTAACTCCCATCACTTCTGCAAAAGTGCCTTCATTTACAAGTTCTGAATAATATGCCTGTTTCAATTCGTGTAACTAATCTCTATTTAATTCTCTCGCTGTCATAATTTATCACTCCTTATGCAACTTTTGTTATTTCCATGTAGCAACCATCCATAGCCTTATCATACTGTCTAATGTCGTAAAGCCATTTAAAAGGTATTTTTACAGTTCCTTCAGCTTTTAATTTTTCCATTACTTCCCCAATAGAAAAATAGCCCTGCATCCAACCATAGCCTGATAAATACTGTTGTCTATCCAAATTACACAGTCTGTCATGATATTTAATTGTATTTTTCTTTAGAAATTTAATATATCTATCAGATAATCCATAATTTTCTTCTGGGTTATCATCACTGTATTCCGACATAACAAATGAATTTCCGTGGAATAATTCAAGCTGCCACATTACTTCTCTCATATTATAAAGAGTTCTCGTTATTCCGTTTATTGCAATCATATAATCATTTCGTGTGCCAGGTTCCCAATTCTTTTTACTACATCTTCCGCATTTATATGTATCTGTATTAATTATCATTTTATATCTCGCCATAATCATTAACCGTCCTTTCTTTCGTACAAACATATCTCTTCTGGATATGCAGCTATTTTATCTCCGTTTTCAAACTGAATATACCACATAGGTAAGCATTCAAGATCAGCTCCATTTTCTTTATCTTCTGTAATTTCTTTTACTCTACCAAGTACAGTGAATTTCATTCCTAAATACTTCTTTTCCCCTGTATATGGAGTACCAAAAGTATCTGCAAATCCAATGTGCTCATATAATTCAAAACAATCATTTACAAAGTTTTTTTCTTCACTTTCCGTCAAATCATCCCTTGTTATATATGGATTATCAAATCCATATGCCTTATGTAATTCTTTAAAATTTTTATACATATCCAATCACTCCAATCTTAAAATGAAATTGCTATTTACGGTGTTTCTTCAATATTCTTTTTCAACATAAATACAAATCCATCCTTATATGTAATTCTGAACTTATATGTTTCTTCAACCCAATCGTTAAAACCATCATCAAAATATGTTTTTTCTGTTCCTCTTCTTGGCTTAATATCATTTAATAATTCCATAAAACAACCTGTAATCCCCGATACAGACTCTGCAATTACTATTGGATTTTCCATAAATGCAAGTGTTGATGGAACTGCTATAAATCTGCACCTATTGATATTCGGGTTACTACTTTCTGTTCTTTCAACTACAATAGCTGCCTGATTGCAATTACTATTCATAAACATATTATAAAATCTATTTGCATTTTCTTTTCGTTCTTTTTTGGTTGTTCTCTTCATTACTATCACTCCTTTATCATCATGTTTCTAAAGTATGCAAATACCATTATCATCGCTTTATATTTCCGTGGATGTTTCATAATATCCTCAATTTCTTTCTCAAGACCTACTGTATCTATGTCTAATTCGCTTTTTGTGAGAAAGAATCCGTTTAATCCACGAATTTCCTCATTGCTATAAGTTTCCATAATTTCTCTTCTTATCATTTTTGCTGTGTCTATTGCAGCTTGCTCCAATAAATTTCGATCTATCATATCAATCGCTCCAATCTTCCAATAACTCATACCTCTTTGTAATCTTCCAATAATTCATTCAAGTTACCTTTTCTCCACCGATGAAGTTTTCCATCACCAGTGTAATTCCTAACAACTCCAACCTTACGACCAGCAACTTTCTGGTCATGTTCTATGTATTGACGAACAGAATTGTGATAATGTCCGTCATTATGAACTTCAATATATTTCCGCTTGTTTCTCTTGTTCTGATATGTTTTAATCATTCTCACACCTCCACAATTTCAATCTCGAAATCATTAGGATCATATTCACTACCTTCAATATCCCAATCTCTCATGTATTCTTCTTTTGCATTATTAGCTTCTTCTTCAGCTTCACCATAGGAATTAAATAATCCCCATTCAAAGTCTGAGCTGTCTCTTAAAAATCCACCGTCATGCCAAATTATATATTTGAACATATTAATATCCCTCCAATCGCTTCCATTTACCATCAATCTCTTTCCATGCAGTCGGATTTAAGCCATACAAATCCTTTTTGAACAATTCATCGTATCTTTTGTCCATTTGATTTTTAGTATCAAAAAATTCTTCATGGTCTAAATTGCCTTTATCTACACCAGATAATTTATATATTCGTAATTTATACATTTTAATCATTCTCCTTACCTCTAAAATACATATTATATTTGATACCTGCTTCTTTCAGTTTCCATCCAACCCAATCTCCATAACACCAACATTCTTCTTCAACTTTTGGATCATTCCAAAAATCATCAAAGGCTTTTTCCGTTACTTCTTTTGCTTTATCAAAATCTTCATCATTTACCAATAAAACTAAATCCATCCACGAATTCATGTCAGAATAAAGATTAATACATCTACGTTCTACTACCATCTTAATCACTCTCCTTTTAATCCCATCCAAATGTTTCTGATATTTCTTGACATATTTCTTCATCTGTTTTCCAAGCCCCACAACAATTACAAATACGAATTGTTTTTTGGACTCTATTTCCATTCTTTTTCCCTTTTATTGTAACTTTAGAGTTTGGTATTTTTATATCTGATGCTTCACAAAAATAACATCTAGTCATTTTTAACACCTCCATTTCTAATCAAACAGTTCTTTCTTTTGGAATTAAAAAAAAGCAGATAACATTATCTGCTATCTGCTTAATTATTCTCTCTATTAAATTGTACTCATTAATTAATTTGTATCTTCCTTATAGAACGGACAATTATCTTCTCCGTTTGTATAATACTTATCAGTTTCATCCTCTGTCATATTGTCATATTGACTACATTCAGAAGTGCCTGTTGAATTATCATACCAAAAATGTTTACAGCTATTACAATCTTTCATTATGTAACCTCCGTTCTAATTCCTCAATAACTTCTTTGAGTGTACTATATTCTCCATCAGTTCCCTTAGATTGTACCATATTATCTGTTGTCAGTAAATTATCTTCAATAGCATAATGAAGAAATCTTCCATTAAGTAATACCTTACAAGGTTTCAACACATGTACATATCCCTTGGAGTTTATAAACCAATACAAATTATACTGTTCATTTTTGTATATCTGATTTACATAATAACTTGTTACAGTTCCTTCTATTCTTTCCAGAGTTAATAACGCTGCACCTTTATATGGACATAACATACTAAGCCACCTCTTCCATACTGTCATACAATGTTTCGCTTACTCCAAAATTAAGTGCAATATCCTTAACAAGTTCATCGCCCCATTTGTCCCTAAAATATCCCCAACATGAATCTTTCTCTTCCCAGTCATCATTGTCTGTATCATATTCTTCTGTGATAATTCCATACACTTCGTCTTGAAGATACATATTATACAATTCAATCTCTCCTTTAAGATTTTCTATTGCAGCTTCTCTCCAATTTTCTTCCGTTACATCAACGAGATTTCCATTTTTGTCTTTGTATCTTGCACCCCAATTGATAAGTGTTTCTTTTACATTTTCTTTTGTTGTATAAATCCAACCTGCTTGACCAGAATCCCATCTATCACCAAATTCAGATACGCTTATTGAAGTTCCACTATGCTCGAATACAAATACTGGAAGAATTACAACGTCTGATCCTTTTAACATCTCCATTGCTTCTTTATACATTCCTGCACTAGCATAGAAAATATCTCCGTCAAGCAATCCTTCTCTTAACTCTCCATTAATATAATCCTCGCACTGTTCTTTAGTTCCTTTATACTGAAACCATCCAATGTCATTTGCTACTTTGTATTCTTTGGAAAGTCGTAAGTTTTTCTCGAACTCATCTTCTCGATTTCTCTTATATGCATTAGCCATGTTCATGTATCTGGCTGCATCATCTGACAATTCAAGCTCTTTTGCTTTTTCAACCATAGCATTATATTTAAAGACTGTACTTCTAATATCTTTTTCATATTCTGCCTTATTTGGTTTTTCTACAGCAGGTGATTCAACCGAAACAATTTTCATACGCTTATCAACAAGTGTTTCAATTTGTTTTTCTGTTAGATGTTCCATGCAAAGCTCTCTAAAAAAATCTTCTGCATCATCCCATTTATTCTGTTTGTCTCCAAGATAGCCCCAATTATTTCCCCAACATACGATTTTGCCTATATTACAATCAAAATCTACTCGTGGATTAATTGGATCATTATCCTGTTCAATATGTAATCTCATCAATTTTCCATTTTCTTTGTAATATTTATATTCGCTACACATATCAATCAACCTCGCTTTCTTCCCATAAATCAATTAAACCAGGTAATACATAACCTAAATCTATCCAACTAAATTCATTAAACTCTTCAAGTTCTTTCAGCTCATCTTCTGTTGGAATTTCAGCACCCATAATTCGCTTTACATCATCTTCTGTTCCACCAGCTTCAAGTATTCTATGTAATGTCATTTCTAATGCACCGGAAATATCATCACTTCCTTTTACTGTGATTGCATTCCGTGACCAATATTCATTGCAAAGATGAAATGTTACAAGTGTTTCATTTTCTTCCAATAAATCTTTTAACTCAATCATTTCGCTTACCTCCTACAACAATTCATCAACATGTTTCTTTAACCATGCATATGCCTTTACCATTGAATCAAATGGTTCAATATCTAGCCAAAGCAAAACATCATCTCCAACAACTGCTGTTGTCTTTAAACAATATTCTTCTTTATTAATTTCCCATTTCCCATCATGTCGCTTTTCCACAACATATTTACTTATTCGTGGGGTAATTTTCCCAAAACAATTCCGTGTAATCATCTTTACATTCTCCTTTTTCTAAACCTTTTAATTCGTCATCAGAATATTTCGCCCATTTTCCTGTATGAACATCATTCATTTTTTCTTCAAAAGTTCTCTCTCTCATTCCATACATTTCTGTTGCAACTTTATACATGTCATAAACAAGATTTTTTTCTGTATCAATAATCATAAAATCTTTAGGATTTTTCAAATTATCCAACGCATACTGCATGAAATCTCTGAATGTAATTAGTCTGTTTGTTGTACACCATACAAGAATTTTGTTTTTGTCTTTGGTGTCTCTTGTTGCAAATTTCATTAACTGCATCTCATATTCTCCTTCCAATAAATAAGACAGACACATTTATTTGCGTCTGCCTTAATTTATTCTCTGTATTACTGTTCATTATTTTTCCTTTGGTGTAATAAGCTTTGTGATCTTCTCTCTGAAAAATTCACAATATCCGTTAATACTTCCGTCATTGTAAACCCAGAACCAATCCTCGTCATAATTCCAGAAAATCATTACTTCATGACCTGCTGTAACACCGTCAAATACGTATTTGTCTCTCTTTCCATCTTTTGAAGCAAAACAATCATTTACCGTATCATCACTTGCTCCATTTTTCTTTAAAACAAGGTATAAATATCTTCTAAGGTTCTTCAAGTCTTTTTCTGTTTGAATATCGAAGATTTCCACTTTTTCATCACAGCTACAATCGTCATTTATGTCGCAATATGATAAATAATTTTTGTCACCCATTCTCTTTAACTCTTTACTAATTGCAAACAGTGCTGATTCCTCATATTTTTTACACTCTTCTTCGCTATCAAATACAGTTCCATCATCTGCAATATATTCAACTCTTACAAGTTTCTCGATGGTTTCTATTTTTCTTACTTCGTTTATCTTCATAGTTTTTGTTTCCTTTTCTCTTATACTATATATTGTGGTTGCTTGTTTTATACGCCACTACATCTTGTAATTTTTTACCAAGAAATTACAATTTACTTTGCTTTTTCGTTCTGAAATACAACGTCTGATATTTCTTTTATTAATCTTTCAGCATCATTAACTCGCCTTGCTAAAACATCATCTGTACAAAAATCCCATTGCTCATCTTCATTTACCTTTTTTATTATCTGTAATGACTGAGATAATAACGTGTTAATGCTTCCTAATGCTTTTAATGTATTATCTTTATCAATAATATGTTTTGCCATATAATCACGCTCCTTTACCACTCAGGCTCTTTATCGATCAAGCCCAAGTAAAATTCATGCTTTGCTCCATCATTAAAATGTTCTCGTAGATTAGCAAGTGTTTTCGTTCCATTTTTTAATGATTCATAATCAGCAAGTACCATATCATCTGTATATTTTGCATACTCGTTCCTACCAATGCTCAATCTAAAAGTTTCACCTGTTCTAACCCAACCCCATTTCCCTGTATTTTTTGCTTTCGGATAAGCACCTATCATATACCCATATAAGTCTGGATATTTTTCTGAATTTTCGCTATGCCAATCTTCAAGCTGTATTTTCGTTCCGTCTGATAAAACAGCTTTGTCAATTATTTTCTGCATAATTTTCAACCTCCCCACTTTCTAATCTCAATACCAAATCAAGTACTTTATCTCTGTACTTAATCATCTGTACTGCTTTTCTAAGAGTTTCCTTTTCACCAAATTCATCGGGAATAATATCAATTCCATACTCTATAAGCTGCTTTTCTGCCTCATACATCAAATCTTTTGCATTCGCTTCTGGAATATAATCTTTACCTCTTGAATCTGCAATTCCAGCTTTCACATATTCTGGATAACATAAATCAATGAATCGTGGCAACTCATTGTCTAAGTCCATCATATATGTTAAGTCAGGATCAAGGATACGTTTAGGCTTACCATCTCCACCCCGCTTTTCCATTCTTTTCGCAATATCTTCTGTTTCATAAAATTCATTCTCTGCAAGAACTTTTCTCTGAATTTCTTCTGCATTTGCCTTAATGGTTTCATATAATGCCTTTGCATTAAAGTAATTGCTTTTCATTTTACCAAGCAATACTTTATCATACTGAATCTGTGGTAACATATTTATCACACTCCTTCCATCAACAGCATTCTCTTATATTCTGGGTTCTTCTTATGATTAGCAAAAATTGGCTTATCATTATCAATAGTCACAGCTCCATATGGATCTGTTGCAAATGGATTTTTTCTCCAACCTTTAGGCATTTCAGATACAACCTCAAGACCTTTTTCTTTTGCAAATTCCATTACATGTTCAATTTTCTTTTCTGTTGCACTCTTGCCGGTAGCAGACTCAAATAGTTTGATACAAGCTTCAATGATTTTCTTTTGATTTTCCTCTGTATCTTCGAGTAACCAATCAAAGTTGATTACACTTCTCTTTCCGTCATCACTTAATTTTGTTGTTGGATTATAAATACCAAAACAAGCTCCTTCAGAATCATGTACATAAGTATGGCAACCAATATAGGTTTCCATTACTTTATCAGTCCAACCATTTTTATACCATGCATAAGGTAATGAATTTTTACCTCCTGGATTTTCACAATGTACAATCTCTATTGTCATTGTTTCCTGTTTTGCATTTTTACCTATTACTTTTATCCATGTACTTCCAAACCCATTTGGTTCTTTTATTTCGTACTGCATCATATTAATCAACCTGCCTTTCCATGTATAACAAACTTGTCATAATTCCCTTCAATGCATACCAACACTGTTCTGCGTTCATATATCCAATCAGTGAACCAGTATCTTTCTTTATGTGGAATTGATTGCCACCTTCAATACTGATTATTACAGATATTTCCGTTTTACTTACTGCATTGATAGCACTGATTTCTCTATCAATCTTTTCACACAGTTCTTTTTCGCTTTTGCTTAAATATCCTGTAACTCCGTTATCCCATTTGATATTTAACATTAGTATCATCTCCTTATCTCACATACGGAATATCTTTTCCATGCATATAATTTTCACCTCTAAAACAATCTCCACAATATTCCCAAATTCCATCATCTACCTTTTTGAATGTAGAATATGTTGTTCTGCCCTTTCCATTTTCATCAATTCTACTTGAACATGGTTCACCAATCTGTGAACAATCACCTCTCATACAAGCTGGTGGTAATAAATCCATAAAGGAATCAATCATATCCTCTGTGAAATACTCACCAACTTCATGTGCATCAAGTCCAAAGTAATGTTCTTTATCTACAATTTCTTTTCCCTTGTACATTTTCGGTTTGTTTAATGGAACACCATCATATTCAACTTCTTCAATCACTAAATCTTTATTGAACCATGCATATGCTTCATAATGCTTTTTATAAATTTCTGATGCTTTGCGTGTTGGGAAGATTTGCGGATTACCTGCTGATAATCTATATTCTCCGTTGTAATACACAACTTCATATCCCTTAAGTCCTTTTGTCCATCCTGGAATATCAGTTTCGATCACATATCCTTTATCAACTGACCATTCAACTGCTTCATAATCATATTCGTCTACAGGTTTACCAACTGTTTTATGCTTGTAACTTGTACACTCTTCTTTGCCTTTTTCTGTAAGTACAAAATGTTTTCCCTTATCTGCTTTATACCAATTATTCCGTAATTCCATAATTCATTTCCTCTCTTTCTTGTAATAAAATAGGCAGCTAGTAGATTATTCTCCTAACTGCCTTTGCGTTTACTTGTTATTTACTTTCCATAATTTACACTCATTGGATGCCAACTCATATCCAATCCGAAATCATATTCCAGACATTCAATAATTTCATCCTCGTTGAATGCAAGAGCTTTCATTTCTCTTATAATTATCTCCTCGAAATCATCTTCGTCCTCAATTAACCCCATGAGATAATTGATAAGATATTTGAGCTTCTTACCATGCTTTCTGTAATCTGCTAACTGTTTCCGTGTATTTTCCGTTATCATTTTCCTCACTACTTTCCTAAGAAATCTTAGATTCATTTGGCTAATACGCTAATACAGATGTATAATAATCTAACTCAGTTTCATCTAATCCATGTTCTTCAGCAGATTCAACGTCTTTCAGTATATTAAAAATCATATCTATTGTCATATCTAATGTATATGATTCCCAATATTCTTCTTTTGTTAAATCATCATCTTCTGAACCGAGAAAATAAAATGCGTTATCACCAATTCTACAGCAAATGCCAATACATCCTGCATATTCTTCTTCGATTGAAACAGTTCCAGATTCAAAACCATTTCTAATCATTTCTCTTGTAATCATGTCCTATCCTCCAATCTTCTAAAGAAATGCGAATTTATTTGCCTTATCTAAATACATCAATACAAGATAATGGTACATTTAATTCACTTGCTAATTTCTTTCGTGCATTAAATTCACTTTCGGCTTCTACTTCATAGCTTTTCATTGTTACTGTACAAAATAATTTCCATTTCATCATAATTACCTTCCTTTCTAAAGAAACACGCATATTTAGTGCCAACTTTCGCAAGTAGAATTTCTGTCAACTAATCCTTCTACTTCTGTACAATATCCTTCATAAGTTGTACAAGGATTATACGCACTGCATCCGTCACAACGCTTGCACTTTCGCTTTGAACTGCTTACAATATGATACATATTCGGTTCTACATATTTCTCTTTAATGTCTTCCCATTGTTTTTGAGTTACTTTTAAATAAGCATTTACAATCATTTTCTCTTACCTCCATTCCAAGGAATCACGTATTTCTAACTATCACTTTCAATCAAGTAATTCAGGACATTTTCAATATAAGAACATTCGACATCTATAACACATTCCTTTTTAAGTTTGCTCTGTATATCTAAAATATCTGAATCATATAGATGACTGATTCCAATTTTTTCTTTTTCATCGCAAATTTCTATTATTGTTTCAACTGTAGATACAAATATCCGCAATGAACAATCCATGCAAATCATTCTGTTTGCCTCATCATTTGTCTGTCTGCAAGCTCTGCCATAATATCCACATATACAAGGCACATTACATTTACTTTCATCACTTGTAATATTATTTCTGATACAATACTTTTCAAACTCCTTTTGTTTTTTGCTTGTTATAATTGGAAACATGCAACCATCTCCTTTCCCTTGAATCACGCATTTCACGAGTTGAATAAAGGAATACATTTTCCCATCAACTCAGAATTGTAGCAACCGTAATTTCCATCTTGTCCACTGCATAATATTTCACTATGCTTATCACAAAATCCAGCAATCACTTTTTTATCTATATAATTACCTAAAGCCATTTTATCTTTGGCAATTACATAACCATGCCACATTTTCGCTGTATTTCCGCATATAACACATTTCTCCGTTTTTAAATGCTGCATATAATCACTTTACCTTTCCAAAAGAAATATCCATTTACTTGTTAAAAACCTCATCCATGAACATTGTGTCTAAATAATGAGCAAGAATGTTAAACTCATTTGAGTTCTGTAATTTCTCAAATAACTCTGCTACACACTCTTTTTCATTTTGGATATCTTCTGTATCGTCTGAAAAATCTCTATTAAATTCAAGCAGTTTTTCAGCCATTTGCATTGGTGTGTGTTCATACTCTTTCCCCATATTTGTTTATTCCTCTTCTATACTATTTGCGCCATCTGCAAATCCGTCATCGTAACCCTTGTTATACATGGGATTCTCGAACTTTGTGTTTGCTATCGGACTATCTTCTTCAATGCCAAAGAAAGATTTCTCTTCATCTGACATCTCACAGATTTCGTCAAAATATTCCATTGCACTTTCTCTATCATCAGAAATAAGTCCATCTTTGAAAAGCGTTGCAAGTTCTTCAAGTCTGCATCGTGGAATAAAATCTTTCTCCGTTCTATATCTAAAATAGTCGATTGCCTCTGCTAGTGCTTCGGCTTGTGAGAATGGCGAATATGAGTCGAAATTATAATAAATACACGTCCAAGCCCATTCACCTTTTGCCTTGTCAAGTTGATACACAACCGCATATTCTTTCATCCGTGAACCACGGAGAATCAATGCGTATTCTCCACTTTCCATTATTAATTTGTAATCCATAATTTACCTCCTGCTACTAATTTTACTTAATACGTCCTTACCGCCCTTTAGCGAATGCCTTTTACATTCACCAAGCCATAGTATTCTATTTAACGACTCTGGGAGACTTATTACATCTCCCTTTTCGTTCTCATATATGTAATGAGAACCTGATTTCCGTTTAACATAATATCCATTCATCTCCATTACTGGATTGACAACACGGATATCATCTCTCCATCTTTTACTCATTTATTTTCTCCTTTCGCTTATTTGACCGTATAGCCGTTATCTCAGCTATTATGCATTATTTATGCATATACCATAACTATGCACCTCCTTTGCATATAGTTATTCTCTTAAATTGCCTTCTTTCTTGTTACTTTTTTCTTTGTTGTTGTAAATGGACTTTCCATTTCGTAACGTACAATTTCTGATAGATAATCAAAAATCTGTGCCTGTGTTTTATCCATGATATTTTCAACAAAGTATTCAGTTCCCTTACAATGCTCAAGTAAAGCAGCTTCCATTTCGTCTGTTCTTCCTTCACAATATGCATACAGTCTTTTTAATGCACGAATGATTTTCGCTGTATATGCCTTACCATTGTAAGAATCTGCATATCCATTCCAACCAAGTTTTCCAAGCAATTTCAGCATAGAATCAAGAAGATTTACGTTTGTCTGCACTAGATGAATACCGTCTGAAATTGATGTAAGAGTTCCAACGGTATTTGTTGTATCTTCATCTCCCTTTACTGCTACATTATTTTTATGGCAAATTTCCTGCAATTTCATATAATCTTCCTTGTGTCCTGCAATAGCCGCCTTATAAATATCCATTGGTTGCATTTTGCTTCTGTCCTGTGACTGACTAATAAATAACTCAATCGCTTCTACCATTGAACACTCCATGATTTCAACCACGACGGCATCCATCTTTGCCTTAAATGCTCCGTAAATTCGGTGCTGACCATCAATTACCCATAATTTACCTTTATGGAATAACACTTTCGGTACATCCCATTTATATTTGTTATACGAGTTGCCAATTGCATAAGCCCTTGCAAGACTTAATCTTCTCTGCCATTCAGGAATATGAATGTACATAGGATCAACTACAAGCTGAAGTTTATCTCCAACCATACTATTTCTCTTTGCATCCTTAATCATTCTGGAAATATAATCTGTTTCCATTTTTCCTGTAAAACCATCTACGTTCCGTGACTCCTGCATTTCCTTTTCTACCTCTTTTGCTGATAAATAAACTCTTTTACACATAATAGTGTCCTCCTTAAAATTAATTTTTGTATAAAAATAACGGTTTGCCTTTTGACAAACCGTTTAGTGACTAAATTATAGGTTGATTCAACCCTAACTCTTTTCGGATTTCCGTTGTCCAATAACGGACATCCTCTAAATCTTCTCCGTTTGCTATATCTTCATCGAGATTGGTAAGCAAATACTTGATTGTATCATTTGGCTCACCTTTTTCTTTGCTTGACTGAAACTCGCATAAATAATTATACGCATTCTCAGCTATCTCGATTGGTGCGAAACCGCCTTTCCAATGAGCGTTTGCATAATCAGCTATGCGGTAAAATTCCCTGTAGTCTAACATGTCCTACACCTCCTCGTTAATCAATACATATTCAAGATAATCATTTTCGCTTGCAAAGAGCTGATATTTTCCCTTTACAAGTCCCATGTATCCATCTGGTACTAGATATCCTTTAATCATTGTTTGCCTCCTTATAACAATGCGGATAAAATTTCCGCAAAGCTCTTGTGTGATTTAGTTTTATTTCTTTGTTTTCTCTTTAACGCAAGCTCCTCTGCATAGCGCATATTATCATATGCAATTTCAGCTTCAGGTCTTGTGTCTATAATCTCTGCTCCGTTATAAGCTGTAAATATGATTGCTTTCTGCATTTTACAGTTCCTCCTCTCTTGCTGTACGCAAAATCCGTGTTATTTCGCTTTCGGATGTTGCTGCCTTAATTTTGTTAATTGTTGTTTCGCTATAGCAAAGCTGTTTAGCTATACGAACTGCGTTATATTTTATTGCGCCCATTTTGTTATTCTCCCTTCTATTTCTCTATTACCCACGAATCACCATTGCGGTCTGTGAGTGTTAATGTGGTTCCGTTTGCCTCATAATCTGCAACTGAGGCAAGGTTTAATATATTATTCTCTATTTGAGCCGTGATATCTGGAACACCTTGCTCTGCCAGATAGTTCGTGTAAATTGGGTTGTTCCAATTATCATTAATGCAACGGACATCTTTCATCTCAAGATTGAGATTTCCATTACTATCTACATAATAAGCTGCAACGTCATCAACTGGGATTGATGGTTGGTGAGCTGTTTTGCCTATTAAAAAAGCACTCATTACGAGTGCTGTTGTGATAAATGTGTATGCCATTTTGCGTTTCATGGTTCGTTTATCTCCTTAATTTTGGGTATAAAAATAGCACCCTTTGCGTTTTTACGTTTGGGTGCTTTGGTGTGCTATATTTCTTCTGGATAGAACGTTTCTACAACAGAATCCGTTTCGCTGTCATAGATTTCTACTTGCTCTTTTGCGTTGAGCGTTGCGGTCTGAGCATGAAATCTTGCATCTTTTAATGAGGCAATTTCCATTGCATCATGACCGTCTATAATTATGGAATATCTTAATTTATCCATAGTTGTATCCTCCATTACATCTGTTTTAGTTTCGCTTGAAGCTCTGCTATTTGAGCCTGGACTTCTTGCTTTGCTTGTTGCTTCTCTATATAATTACTATCTGGGATGAATTCCATTATCTCATCAGGCATACATTGAAAATAATCGCAAATACGACAAATAATTTCTAATGTTACAGATTCATTATTAATTAATTTTTGCATAGTACCACCACCAATATTGGCAGCTATTTTAAATTCTTTTTGTGTTAAATTATTTTCTTTTAGCTTATTAAAAAGCCTAGTATATTCAATACGCATTTTCTTATATGCCTCCATCAGTTATTCACCTCCTATAATAGCATATAATTTCGCTTTTGTAAAAGGGCAAAGTTGTCCCTTGCCCTTAATTTCCGTAGACTATTTAACCCCAAAACTTTTTAATGTCTGAGGTTCAAGAGTGGCAACCATATAATAAAACAATGCATTCAGATATAATTCATCATCTTTTGCTATATGTTCCCAATTTTCCCTTGTTTCTTCTGCGGTTGCTTTCAGACCACCGCCATATTTTTGCCAAATAGTATCTCTGCTACCTACAGACATATCACGCAAATGGTTATCCATTTGACGCAAAGACTCCATCCGTTGAGCGGTGTTCCAATCGTTAATTTTGAGCATAGTAATGCCCTCCTTTTGTTTTTTAGGCACACTGTACCTATCTACAATGTTACCATAAAATCAGCCTCCTTTTCAATTTCCGTTTCGCTACTGCTCATCGGTTACGGACTCACACCGTAAGACGGAAGGCAGAACTTAATCTGCCTTTATATAATTATCCAAAACATAATGTTATTTTGCGTTCTGTATAAGTACGCAACTCATTATTCCAGACTGTGCCTTCTGTATGCGAATATGTGCATGGCAAACCCTCATATTTTAAATCCGCAAGACATATATCTTTTAATTTTTTATTAGGCAATTCTATTCCTAGATCTGCCTTTATAAGTTGAGATATTATATCTTTTGCCTTATAGTTACCTTCTGCATCTGAATGAATTGTTGTTTGCATATTAAGCATGATTATACCTCCTGCAAATCTAATTTAATCATGTCTATAACTACAGTTCCCTTATATTTCAAAGGTTCATTATAAAAGGCATTCCAACCCTCTTTGATTTTTTCAAGCTGTTTTTGAGACAGCCACATGTCAAGCATGTTTTCTATTAAAGCCTGATTATTCATGACATAAGTCCTCCTTAATCTCTGAAACACTCTTCAAAGTCGCAAAGTGCCATTTCCCTATAAATTTCAGACGCACCGCCAAAAGTTCGTGCATATAAAAGCGCAAACTTATTTCGTGCATACTCTTTTGAAAATACGCCTATATTATAGGCAAGTCGAATAGAATATAATTCTTGTGAAAATTTGTCTTTCATCATACTGTTTCCCCCTTAATCTCTAATATTTGAGGCAGTCCAGCCAGCGTTGCCTTTTCCGTACCAATGAGCCTCTTCAGTTACCTCGTTCCACTCAAGCGGATTATTAATCTGATGTGTGTTAATCCGTGAGCCAGTTCCTTTTTTATGCAAAGCATATGTTTTCATCATGCTTTTACAACTATCAAAGGACAGATTTTCCCTTTGAACCGTAGGAATATAGCCTAGCTTTTCACACGCAGACTTTACCCACTTATAAATCGGATGGTCTGCATTTACAAGCACATCTTGCCAATATCCGCAGAAAATATGGACTGGCAATTTACCATTGAAAAGCGCAAAATCATCGCATACCCAGAAAACACGCTTTTCGTTTTCGTTGGTGTATCTACCGTAGATTGCACCTGGTAACACCTTAAAATCGCAAGGCAGATTTGTAACAGTTCCCTTACATAAACGCACATAAAATTTTGGTGCGTGTACGTGGTTATTTTTTGGCATGGTTTCACCCCCTAAAATTAGGCGCACTTGTAGTGCGATTTTTGAAATAGGCAGGCAGGGAATCGAACCCTGCTCACCTAGCACTTGCGTACTACTACCTAGATTATTTTGCAGCCTTTTTGTCCTCAGACTTTACTTCAGGCTTGATAACCTCATGGTATTTCTCATTCGCAAGGACAACCGAACACAAGTCGGTAATACTTGCTACTTGCTGAGCTTTAGTCAGATTAAGGTTGTAGTTATACGGCTCATAATTCACCGTTTTATTACCTAAATCATCCTTGCCAGTCTTAATCTTTCTACTAGCGTTACCGCCAAAAGAAGCGACAAAATGATGTAATAACCACTCATCAATAAATGAACGCTTGCAAGTTACTGGGTAGAAATACTTGCAATCCTCATTGTTGAATATCTCAACAATCAATGGACGGAGATATTCTTTGAATTGCTTAAGACCTGAACCTTTTGTGTAAAATGTTTTGATAGCTTCAGCAATCTTTTTTGCTCTTTCATCTGAAAGGAAATCAGAATTAAAAGCTGTAATATCAATAGATTTATAAATCTGGTGCGCTAATAAATTGATGTGAACACGGTCTGTCAGTGGTAAAGCGGTCACTGTATCGAGTGACATGCAAGCCTCTACCTCTTTGCGAAGTTGTACGACATTATCCCGCTTAGAGATAAAGTCCCCTGCATCTACTCCGAGCTTCTCAACGACAACCCCAACCTCAGCGGTTAAAGCATCCACACCAGGAGCTACTCTTTCAAACTTCTCGCGCAAGTCTGTAAAAGCCTTCTCAGCCTTTGCAAGCTCAGCATGACGGACAACGGTCTTGACTGCATCCATAACTAAGAAGTTATCCTTTTTGCAAGCATCGAGATTAGTTGCGTCAGTTTTGATGTCGAATAATTCAGATTTTAACATAAATAGTCCTTCCATCCTAGTTTTAACGTGGGGACATCCACGAAAAAAAATAAATAAGTTTCAATGTTTTTTTTTACTGGAATAATTCCAGCGACTGCGCTATAATGGAATTGAACCATTACAAAAGATTTATAAAAATCCAATGGTGCCAACTAGCGCACTATTCACCGACTAAGGTTACTTATATTTTTTTAAACCGATTGAAGTAAAACAAGTTTTCGGAGCTTTTAAAACTTGAGTTTTTCGCACTAGCTCATACGGATATAAGCTATTTTGTAAACCAGTATAAAACCAAAACCTAACAACTAAATGTTTTTTACTGGCTTGTATGTAAAATTTGTACGAATACAGATTATAGAAAAGTGTGCTATGTATTGGTACTTGCTAACGGATATATGCTGTATATACATTAGCTTGCGCCCCGTCAAATATATTTAGGTAAAATTAGTTCATGCCCCTGAACTTGCTAACTACATCTCATGCAATAGCTGTTTGTAATGTTATTATATAGGTTTACCAAGGTTTACACCTACAATTCTATTAGTACCATTCTACCATTCTACGGCGGTACTAAGACAGTTAAGTTCGCTGTCGTGGCTTTAGTCTATATAACCGTTTTGACATACATTTTATACTTGCCGTGTCCGACTTAGATACCTGCTATCTAATGCCTTGCATGAATGGTTATATGAACCTTTTTGTTAATCCTATGCAAGTAGGATTCTTGTTATCATGTAACAAGTGTTGAAATATTGACTGGTCAATTACTACTAAATGAAGTAATAATTAGGTTTCCGACACCCTTAACGTATGGACTTATAAAAGGGGTTTTGCCCCTTGCCCTTTCGGACAAGTCAATAATAATACAAATTTTGGGATTTTGCAATACATTTTTTAGGATTTTTATTATTTTGTTAAAATTGTATAGTTTTAGTATGGTTTTGGTGTTGGTTATTGTGAATTATTTACTAACAAAAGTACTTGTTATAGATTTTATTTATAAGTTAATTGTTTGTTATTAAATTGATATATAACAAAAGTTAAAATAACGATATTGTTATAAATAAAATTTATAGCAAACACATGTTCGAGTATGTTCTGTCAAGTAGCCTAACAATAATTTTATCAAACAAACGTTCTATTTTAAAACAATGACTAATATATATCTATTAACCATTCTTTTGCCTAACCAGGGGTAGTTAAAACTAACTAATAAGGTTGGAAATGCAGCAAGCCCTATAGCTGATTCATCTACAGACTTTCTTCAAAATTTTACCTTGTCGATATCTTAAAACCCCAATAAAACCAAGCAAAATTCTATTTTTATTCAAATTAACACGTTATCGCATACCATATCGTCAACTCCCTTATAAATCAGGCATTATTTCAATTTATCACCCCATTTTTTCAATTTTCTAAATTTCAAAAAATCTAATCCGAAATTAAAAATCCCATAAAATTCAACACTTTTCACGATATCGTTTTTCAATAAAAAATCCATTCAAAAAAGAGAATAAATTAATGTAACAAAATTAATTTTCATTTAAGGAGAATTTATATGATAAAATATTTAGACACATCTACATTAATTAAATACACATCAGGCAATAACAAAGGACATTTTAATTGGAAAGAAAATATTGGGAAAGAATTACCGTTCCAATATGATGACTTAACTGGAACAATTAAAATAATTGATTATAAATCTGTTAATCGTAATAATCTTATAACTATTCAATATCAAGATAATATCATAACAACATCTACGTCTAATCTTTTACAACTTAAAATTCCAAGTTTCCTAAATAAAAATAAGAATACTAGACAATATCTATATAAAATTGGAGACATTATAGACAAAGATTTTCAGGAATCAAAGGTTATAGAACAAACCAGAATATCTGTTAAAGCAACTAAAAACTATGAAACAACAAGAGGATATAAACTCAAATGCTTATGTTGTGGATATAATTATCAAACTCGTGAAGATAGAATTTCTTCATGTCCTGTCTGTGGAATTCGCAGCTCATGGACAGAAAGATTTATATTTTCAATATTTATACAAGCAAAAATTGAATTTGAGGTTCAAAAAGAATTTCAATGGTTACAAAATAGATGGTATGACGTTTATCTACCAAAATATAACGCAATTGTTGAAATAAATGGTATACAACATTATGAGCCAATTAAAAATCCAAATAGAGAACAGAAAACTGCTGAACAACAATACATAGAATGTATCGAATCAGATAAATTAAAACGCAATACAGCTATAAAAAATGGATTAGCGTATTATGTCATAGATGTAAGAGATCAAAACAATTTATATAATATAGCAAAATCAGTATTAACTTTTATTGATTTTTCAAATATATCAGCATTCGAATGTGGAAAATTTGCTACAAATAACGTAGTTAAAAAATATTCCAATTTATGGAATAAAGGATATTCTGTAGATGAGATTTCTCAAAAATTAAATTGTTCTATCGGAACAGTCCAAAGAAGACTTAGAGAAGGAACTCAGTACAATTTATGCAATTATAGCAAAGAACGAAATATGAAAAGTCGTAAGATAATCAATCCAAATAAGAAATAAATTATAATTGATGACAGGTGGAAGCATCTGTCATTTTTTATTAAAATTATATTTTTATCATCTCTCACCACACTCCCTATACAGGGGGTACTCAAAAACTACACACAAAACTATCAAGACAGCAATCGCACTGTCTTGTTTTTATGCCAAAATATACACCCACGCTCTCTAACGCTCATATTAGCCCAAATAAGCTATTCTAATTCTTAGTCAACAATCTCTCCACGTACTTTCTTTTACACGTCTTAAAAAGCAAAATACAAGGTCATATTTTTTAACTTCAAATCTCCAATTATACAATATATCCAAATATATTATCAATATTGCAACATGTTTTATGTAAAATGTATAGCATTCATTCTCATAATACCCTCTATAAGCTAAAAATCTACTGTCCTGACAGCGTGTAGAAAGTTCTAACCTACTACCCTTACACTTTATTGGTTAAACAATATATTTTTCAAATCTACTATTCCAATAAGGAAAAAATAGCAATGTATGTAATATGTGTGTATATGCGTATATGTGCCAGCATAGATATAGTCCCTTGATAGGGAAGATCTTTTCGCAGCGTAAGCAAGAGAAGAATATCTCTAGGGTAGACAACTGATAACAAGTCAATACCAAAAGAGAGAATAATATATCAAGGAGGATTCAAATATGATACAAGAAAATGAAATACCAAAATATCTCAAGTCAACAGAAAGTAATATCTCAAAGAGTAATCGCAAATCAAAACACAAACATCATTATGAAGAATGTCTGATTCAATACAGATCTACATTTATAGGAAAAACTCATCTTAATACAGGTTTATATACTTACTGTACTATTTGTGGAAAAATAAATGAGCGATTCAAGGAAAATAAATCTATTGTAAAAGATTATATCAGAGAAGTTAATTCACCAATAGGTAAATGTTACTCTCATATTCCTGACGAGGAATTATATGAAAAGTACCATGATAAATTACCAATATTCTTTGTAGAGGATATTTTTAAAGAAAAGTATGTTGATTTGGAGCAGAATAATAATTAAAAAAGAGAATAAAATTATAGGTATATCATATATGTACCCAAATGAAACCATCAATCCAAAACACCATGTACCTAAATTAACCAATAACAATCAATCAAAAAATTATGGAGTTTGTATGTAGCGTTAGCGAAATACAAACGGAATATTCTTCTCTTGATAATATGAGTCTATATAGATATAGACTGCACAAAATTGATAGCTGGGATGTACCCAAATGAAGTAAATTTTCACTTTTAGGTACATGCTGTATGTACCTAAATGAATTTTTAACAATTTCATGCAAGTGCAACTTTTAATGTTTTTGTGAATTCAAATGGAGAATATACTATTGAATCACTTATTACACTCTCATCTCACAAATTGTAATTGTAAATTATGTTTTTAGAAGAAAGGAAAGAAAAATGCAACAATTTAATATTGATGAATTAAAACCACATCCAAGGAATAACGAATTCTTTGATGACATTAGTGGAGAAAAATGGGAAGAACTTTTGGAATCTATACGAAAACGTATCAAGGATAATAAACGTGGAAATATAGAACCTATCATTATCACACAAGATAAAGTAATCGTATCAGGACATCAACGTGTAAGAGCTTTTAAAGAGTTGAAAATACCTACCATAGAAGCAGAAATTCGTATTTATAAATCAGAAGATGACATATTACTTGATTTACTTGAATCTAACATTCGTAGGCGTGGCGAAATCGGTGGATCTGCTAAAAAAGTAGGTAAACGAATCAAAGAGTTAGAAAGATTGTATGGAATTGAAAAAGGGAATAATCAATATGGATACGAAAAAAATTCGCATCCAAAAATAACACAAGAACAATTAGCTTCTCAAATGGATATGGATGTTAGGACTCTTCAGAATTATAAGATGCTTGCTGATATGATACCAGAATTAGATGAATTGGTCACCACAGGAATTGTAACTAAAACTACTGCCCTTGCTATAATGCGTAATTTATCTGAAGATGAACAGGCTGAACTCATCTCTTCTATGGACACTACTAAGAAAATAACAAAGAATGAAGTTCAAAAATATATCAATGAGATAAAACAGCTTAAAGAAAATCCACCCATACCATCCGATTATGAGTCTACGAAACGTGAACTACAAGATTATAAAAAAGATTATAAAAATCTTATGACTCAGTTTGATGAAAAGGTTTCAGAATTACAATCTTTAAGGAAGCAAATAGAGAATATGAAAATAACAGAACCAACTGAGCAATATAACAAAAAGCTTAAAGATTCAACAATATTCTTCTGTTCTAAAGTGGCAGACTTTATTGAAAAGACAGGTGGTTATGTTTGGCTTACAAACCATTTGAATGAATTGCCAGATTACGAGAAAAAATCTTATATAAGTGCTGTAAATGCAGTTTATTCATGGGCAGATACTTTATTAAAGAATATTAACAATTAAATTTAGGAGGACTAATAATGAACGAAATGGCAAATTACAATGGAAACAATGAGAATTTTGATATGCAGCAGTTAATGAATATTACTGGGCAGACAGCTATGAATGTAAATAATATGAGTAAACAGCTAGGGGTTGTTGCAACAGCAGTTAATTCATTAACAGATGATGTTAATACAATGAAGGAAGATATTATTCAGCTAAAAGAAAATGAGGAAATTACTACAACTCAGCAGGAAATGATTATTGAACTAGCTAGAAAACGAGTGATAATTATCATTGGTGATGATCCGTTAGAAATCAAAAAGTACTTCAAAATTTTTATTCAGAGGTTATACAAAGATACAAGACAGAATGCTGGATTAGGTTCAAAAATAGCAAGAACCAAGAAATGTGATTATCAGAGATGTGTTGATTACATAGAAGCATGGCTTCCAAGTTGTGGGTGTGCTGAATTAAGAGCAAAAGCAGACGCAAACGCAAAGGCTCGTTTAGAAGCAAGAAAATTAGGTTATGCATCCTGATAAGTAGTGAGGTGAAACGTCTTGCCAAACTATGTAAAAATTCCACGAGAAATCATTTATGATAAAGAACTCTCATCTAAGCGTGTGATAATCTTCTCATATCTTTGTGCAAGGCGGTCACTTGATGACACAGTGGCATTTTCTACAACAGAACTTTGCTACTGGTCTAAATTGAAACCTAACTACAGAGATGGAAAGATAAATCAGAAATATTATGAAGTTCTATTACTTCTCTCTCATTATGGATACTTTGAATTGTGTCCAGATTTTGAGAAATGTCTAAAAGAAAAGACCAATTCGGTCAAATACCAACAAGTAAAACTTAATATAGAAAAATTCGATGTACCTGACAAGTTTGGAATCATTTACTTTGATGAGTTAGATGCAATATTAAATTTCAAAGAAGAATTGAAGGATAAAGAGATTGATACTGCAAGAATATCATCAGCTTATATCTTACTTGTACTCTCTTATATTCGTGTTAATTTGAATCGAATGGACGGTAAACCACTATGTTGTTATAGATATTTTAAGACTATTTCAGAAGATATTGAACTTTCTGAAAGATATATCAGTCGCATAGTTAATATTTTAGAAGCACTTAAAATTGTGAAATGTCAGCCTATGAAGAGAGAAATATATATTAAGGATGGCAAAGAAAAATATGCTACTACTCCAAAGGTGTTTGCTGATTACAGACATTTTATTCATGATGAACATGGACAAAGGATTGATAAAGAATATAGTCCTGATAAAGAAATAAAAAAACAGATAGAGCTTTTGGAGAATAATAAAATATAGGAACTATAAACGCAGCACTCAAAGGAGCTGATCGCAATGAATAATAATTTTAAAACAAAAGGAGAACTAATTAATGAACAGAACTGTAACTATCGAGTCAAAGAACCATAAATATGCAAATACATATGGGGGAAATATTTGTATATCAGATTTTTGCACTAATTATGAAGGCAGTCAAAATATTGCAGAACGTATTGAATCTGCATGGCGATTTGATAGGTCATGTGCAAGAAACAGAGTTGTATTAGATGATTATAAGGAGAGACAAAAATAATGGCAGATATAAATATGAGCGTATCAATTGAGGAGCAGGAAATTTGTATTAATGCAATGCGTGACGAGAAATTTGCAACAATATATGCTTCCGATTCTACATATATTACGAAATTGGACAAGTTATGTAAGGAAAGTCCTGATATGTACTCTCTTATCGAAGATACAGGTAGAGGTAAAAAATATTTATTAAAGGATAAAACTCTTATCAGTTTCAGAGCGAAGAAAACAACAAGAGTTATGACTGAAGAGCAGAGGAAAGCTTCCGCTGAAAGATTTCGCAAGGCTCGTGAGAATAAAAGTGTCTGAGATACCATTTCTAGCCAGAAATTTACTATTCTGACAGTATACAGAAAATTCTACCCTTATTCATGGAGAAATACTCGTCTAAGAATTATATTTTTCAAATTACAATAAACAACAATAAATAGAAAGAAGGATTATATTATGCTGAGAAATTATTATCAAGGAACAATGATTACAGTTGAGTTACCAAAGAATCAATATAAAGGTTATGTGGTTGATTGCATATACAGATATGTCAAGGATATGAACAAGTATGCACTGAGCATGTGGCTTCGTAATACTGAAGTTGATGACAGAATGCAGATTTGCTCACAGGAAATTAATACTCAATACATTACAAGCATAAGAGAGAATATAAAGAAGGATGTGTGTGCAATTGTTGAGCAAGCTGCCAATAGTTCATATTTTGACAAATCAATTGAGACTTATGAGTATACGCAGAAATGTTTTGAGCGTGGCAATGCTGAATTTGAGAATGAGGAGAACAGATCATGAGCTGTCCATATTGTAGAGGAATAGGTGAGCATGATTACAGATGTCCTCTTTGGCAGCCAAGTAAAAAGGCAAGAGTTAAGTGCGGTTATTGTGATGAGTATATTCTTGAAGGTGATGATTACGTTGAGATTAATGGATGGACTTATCACAAAGACTGCTTAACTGTTAATAGGCTACTTGATTTAATGGGAGTTATTACAAAGGAGATGTCGTATGAATTGGATTAAGATAAAATGGATTATTTATAAGCTTGATAGACTTGTACCTAAGATACATGACTTGCCTGACGTTGTGTATATTAAGTGGATGGATAAGGAATTCATTATTAAGAAGTAAATAGAAATTTCATTTGGAGAATATATAAGTGAAACATAATAAATAAAAGATAAAAGGAGGATTTATGGCTGGTATTAGCGTACCTCAATATGAGATTTTTAAAATTGGAACAAATAAACTAAAGTATTCTAATTGGGATTTACAGATTACCAAAGAAGAGGCTTTTAAATATCAGGAACTCATATCACTGTTTGAAGCTCAAGAGTTCCGCATAATGGCAAATAAGATTTTAGAAAAACCTATTTGGAGCATTGATTTTTCAAAAATATTTATGCAGGTAGTTGTTGATAAAAAATCTGATTTTGCAAGAGTGACTGGTAAAAAAGGTGTTACCATAAATGGTGTTAATTATAAACGTTTTGTTGGAACTACTGGTGGATTAAAAAACAATACTCTTCTCTTCTGTAATTCACAATATATTGACAAATTAAATGAATTATGTGAATGCAAGAGAAATCCAGATACTAAATTAGTTCCTGCAAAATACGAAGCTTACAAAGCATTAACATGTTCTGCATCACAACCGATTTGTGATCCACATGGAATTTTGGTCGTAAAAGATTGTATTACACAATATTTTGCAGATGTTATATCACTCGATGATGGTGACGATTCAAAAGAACCGACAAGAGAAATTATTAAAGATAAAGCTCTTGAAAACAATGTATCTGACGGTTTTAATCTTTGTACTATACAATATATGCAACGAGTAGCTGAATCTTTAGGTCTTGATTATATTCCTGGCGGTGTGTGCTTGAGAAATGCATGGCTCAAAGGAATGCTCTATCCGTTCCCTGTTTATGAGTTCATTGAAAAATATAATAATGGTAATTATATGATTGAAGATATTTGGGGAAATATGCAAGATATTCGTCAATGTGAAATGATTGTCACAGAGTCTTCTCTTAAATTATGGGGAGCGTATGATAATATTGAGCAATATGTGAATGCATATAAGGAATGTGGATACGGATTTTCTGTAACAAAAATTTCACCACATGTTCTTGAAGAACAGAGAGAATTGAATTACCAATATCTTCAGTCTTATGAATTTACAGACGAAGATGTTGAGGAATTGTGCGCACCAACAATCAACTATTTAAAAGATGCTATGTGTGGCGACTACTCTTCTACCGTTAAATTTCTTGGTATTAACGAAAATACTGATGTAAATTCATGGCAACGTGCTTTATATACAAGCGAATATATGTTGGGAGATCCATATATAATCGACTCTGTACATAGATATATCAAGAAAAAAATGAATGATGCGAAAATTGGTAAATTATTTGTAAAAGGTAACTATCAGATTGCAAGTGGCGATCCATTTGCTCTTATGCAATCTCTTTGTGGATTGGAAGTTACAGGTTTACTAAAAGCAAATGAATGTTATTCAAAATTTTGGATTGATAAAAATGAAGATGAAATTGTACTCTTTAGAAGCCCAATGACAAGTCATAATAATATTCGAATGTGTAATATCAATAATTCGGATGAATGTCGGTATTGGTATCAATATATGAATACTATCATGATTATAAACGGTTGGGATTCATTTTGTATGGCTGAGAATGGGGAAGACTGGGACTCGGATCTGAACTTTTCTACTAATAATCCTGTTATGAAAAGACGCTATAGATACCTACCTGCTATTGAATGTGTCCAACGAAATGCAGAAAAAATTGTTGTCACTGAAGCTGCTGTTAAAAAGACAAATAAAGCAGGTATGGGAAATCAAGTTGGAACAATCACTAATTATGTCACATCTATGATGGAAGTTCAATCTCATTTCGAGAAAGATTCACCTGAATATAAAGAATTAGAATATAGAATAGAATGTGGTCAGCTCTATCAACAAAATGAGTTGGACAAAATTAAGGGCATCATTGCAAAACCAATGGAAAGCAGTTGGTACAATTTAGGTGCTTGCGGAGAGAATAAATATTTGCAATCGCTTTGCGCATACAGAAAGCCCTACTTTATGATTTATGTTTACGATGAAACAAAAAGACAGTACAAGCAATACATTAAAGAAAGTAATGCTAAATGCTATGCTATCTATAAATGTTCTATCGAGGATTTACATAATAAAGATACCCTTACAAAAGAACAAGAAGATTTTCTTTTTTGGTATGAGAGAAAAATGCCAGTTGGTACAGGGAATTGTTCTATGAATCAGATTTGTAAATATGTTGAAAGTCAGTTAGATGGTTATAAATCTCAATTACATAAGGATTCTTCATTTGATTATAATACATTGAAGGTTAAAAGACGTTGTACTGAAGAACACAGACAAGCTCTGCGAGAACTTGAACAATATTATTGTGAATGCATTAAAGAATATAAAAAGAAACAGGGAAAAGAAAAAGGAATACAGCTAAATAGAACTGATATCTTTGATAAACCGGATGAATTCGACAAATATTATCAACGTGCAAGTATGGTTGAAATGTTTAAGAAGAAAGCTGAAGAAATATGTCCAAATGATGATGAGCGTATGAACATCATTCTTAATATGACTTATGGATATAAAGGTAATAGACAGTTTTGTTGGGATTGTATTGGAGAACTGATTATTAAACGTTTAGAAGAAATGGAGGAAGAAGTTGTATATACTGAATGAAAAAGAATATATTAGAGAGATATTAGCGTCTGGTAATAAACCAGACAATATCTCGAATGGATATCTAATAACATTGATTGCTAAGTATTATTTTGATAGAGGTAAAGATCCAAATATTCTAATTGATACAGTCAAAGCAAAGATGCTTGAATTCAATATTGAAGGATATCAGGAATATAGATATGCCAATAAAATCAAAAAAACATGTATTGATTTATATGATTCAGAATCAAAAAATCTCTTTAGGGAACTTGAATATGTTCCTATCTATGAAACAGAATTAAAAGTCGTGGAGTCTCTTCCAAATGATCGCCAAAAGAAATTTATGTTTACATTATTTGCTATTGCAAGATATATGAATAGTGAAGGATGGATAAATAAAAAAGATTCAAAAGGTCTTTCAGAAGTGTTTAAACTTGCTAATGTTACTCTCTCATCTGATAAAAAGAATGAATTATTGCATGAATTATATAGTAATGGTTATATTCATTTCGGGAAAAAGGTGAACAATCTTAATATCAAAATAGATTTAGGAGACACTGACGATGATATTGCTTATAAAGTAACTCAATTTGAAAATATTGGTAATCAGTACATAGGAAATTTTAAAAAAGGATACAAACAGTGTAAGCAGTGTGGTAAAAAGATAAAAAATACAATACACAATCGTATTTATTGCCCATCATGTTCAAAAGAAATTGATAGAAATAAAGCTAAAGAACGTATGAAAATACTGAGAAACACAAAAATGTTCGAAGCAAGCAAGTCCGAAAATCCTTGATTTATAAGGCTTTTTAGCACTTTTTCACCAAAAATTCGATTTTCTTAAATGTAGATATAGTGAAATATTCACAAAAATAAGATACAAAAACGATTGTCATGGAAGAAACAAACCGACAATCTTTGTATGTCTGCTTTGCTACTCTTTTGAGTGGCATTGCAGATCTAGAATGAAATCAGCTTTTCTTGGCTGATAAAACAGAGAATATAATAGTGCAACAAGTAAATATATTATTTGAATAAAAGGAGAAATGAACATGAATTTAAAGGAATCTTATCGTTACGCAAATTTTCTTGAGAGTTTATTAAGCTCAGCAGAAACTTATCTTTGTAGAGATGACTTTATAACTACAACAAAAGAAGATCATCTTCGTTCAAAGGCAAATAAAGATGCAGAGGATGAGCTTGGTGTAGTTGTTGCAAAGCAGATAGATGTTGACTTTACGCCTAATCAGGTTATTGATTTTATTGTCAAGGTTATTAATGAGAAAGAGAAACTTTTCACAGCTATTGCAGAAGCAAAAGCTACAACAGAAATTAATATTGATAATGCTATTAGTTTGAATAAGAGAAAGCAGCGTATTATTTCTGTATTGCAGACACTTGCTAATCGCAAGCCAAAGGAAATTCAGACAACAGGTAGAGATTATAAGTTCGATGTTAATGGCGAGCAGAAGCCATATAGTTACACCATTAATAGAACCACAAGTATAGATTATGACAGAACTTCTGTTAAGAATCTTATCAAGAAGTACCGTAATGAGTGTGATGAGATTTCGGCAACACTTGACGAGATTGACATTAATACACAGGTATTTCATGATTGTCTCTTTGATATAAATGATTCATTTGAGGATTTAGTAGTGGGTTAATCCCACTACTCCTTCTCTCATAAAGTTTTGGAAATAGGACTAAGATTGATATTATGATTGTCAATCGGTTCAGTTGCAGATGAACTATAACGCTGCAAGGTCTAATATTAGCCATACAATATTAATGCAAGTATAACAAATGGGAAGAAAAAGTGTATATTATATATTCAAATATTTGATTACATATTCAAAAACATGCAAAAATATAATAGGGGTAACTGAGTTAGGCAAAGTGTTGAGACTTGGTTTCTATAGAATCTTACTTACTGACTCGCCACATGTTCATAATTGTTATGCGCCAATTTGTTATTTCAATCTATTGATATTTTGACAATTTGATATATTTCATTATTTTGATAACCGTTTCGTTAATTTTGAGCAAATTCTTAAAGAATAAGAAGATTATTGATTTTAATATTAAAAGATAATGATTGAGATACCTTTTTGGTATCTGATATTTAAATTGATTGAAATTATAAATAGATTTTAGTCCTATTTCGAGAGTTTTATACTCAGATATCACTCTTCTTTCGTAAAATCGGTAGCTGTACTGAAAACAATGGTATTCAGTACGGTTGCTGATTTTTTTTATTTTGAGTGTGTAGCTCAGTTTGGCAGAGCACTCGACTTTTAATCGAGTTGTCGATGGGTTCAAATCCCTCCACGCTCACTACTATCCTACTTTGTAGGAAATAAATTTAAGGATGTGAAAATTATTTTATTAATTAACAAAACAGAAGCTTTTGCAATGAGGAAACTTGTTGGAAATGAGAATGTGAAAAAGACTTATAGTGGTCATTCTAAATACTATCTGGTTGAGTCTTATCAGAATTTAAAGGCTTTAAGTAATTATAGGAAAAGTAAAATCGTTGGATAGAGACGAAATCTAAAATGAAAGGTGGTCGGAAACCATCGGTACAATGAAATTTTATGATACTAACGCTATTTTAAAATTACAGGACAAAATATTTGAAGAGGATTTTATTATAAGTTCTGTAACATTACAAGAGTTAGAGCATATCAAAGTATCTCGAAACAAAGATGATCAAGTAAAGTATGAGGCACGAAAAGCTTTGCATCTACTTGATGATAATTCGGATAAATATGATGTTGTTGTATATGACAACGCAATTGAAAACTACATACTTGGGAAAAACATGGAAATAACACCTGATACTAAAATAGTTGGTAGTTGTGCATTTATAAATGCAATGAAGGATGTTGTTTTTATTACAGATGATATTGCTTGTAAAATGATTGCAAGGAAAATATTTAATCTTACCGTAAAAGGTGTAAATGATGAGCCTGTGGATGATTATAGTGGATTTGTTGAGAAAACACTATCCGAATCAGAAATGGCTTATTTTTATGAGCATTTACAGGAAAACATCTATGGGTTACTTGAAAATGAGTATCTTATCTTAAAAGATTCTAATAATCATGTCGTTGATACTCTCGTTTGGCGAGAAGGAATGTATCAAAACATTAAATTCCCTAATATTAAATCAGATTATTTTGGTGCAGTTAAACCTCTTAATGGAGATATTTATCAGCAGATGGCTTTGAATAGTTTCTCTAATAATCAGATTACTATGATTAAAGGTTCTGCTGGTACAGGAAAATCATATCTTGCAGTTGGATATATGATGTGGTTACTTGAAAAACACAAGATTGATAAAATTGTGATTTTTGCTAACCCAACTCCTACTATGAATTCGGCTAAGATTGGTTTTCTACCAGGAACACAGCTAGATAAGCTTGTTGATTCAAGCATTGGTAATATGCTTGCAGGAAAACTTGGAGACAAGTTTATGATTGAACAGCTTGTGTCAAGAAATAAACTTTCTATATTACCGATGTGTGATATTCGAGGATTTGATACAAGCGGTTTAAACTGTGCAGTTTATATTACAGAAGCACAGAATCTGGATATATCACTTATGAAACTTGCATTACAGAGAATTGGTGAAGATTCAATCTGTATTGTAGATGGCGATTACAATGCACAGGTCGATCTTAATCAATATGCAGGTAATAATAATGGTATGAGAAGAATGTCTGAGATATTCAGAGGACATGATTTCTATGGAGAAATTGAATTACAGAACATCTACAGAAGTAAGATTGCTGCTGTAGCTGATGATATGTAAAATATTACGAAATTGGAGGCTAAATGCCTATGAATAAAAAGAAATTAGAAACTGCATATTTAGATATTGCTATTCCACAGAATGCAGAGAATTTACAGTTACCAGATCCATCATTGTTGCAATTTTATAAGAATTATGAAAATAGAATTCTTTGGATTGATGATGAAATAACTACAATGACGTTGGAATATGCAAAGATGATTATGCAATGGAATTTTGAAGATAAACAGAATAATATCCCTAAAGAGGTTCGTACTCCGATTAAGGTTATATTCTTTAGTCCAGGTGGCGATTTAGAAGTGAATAATTGTCTTGTAGATACAATTCAGCTTAGTGAAACTCCTGTAATTGGAATAAACGTAGGTATGGCTGCATCAAGTGGATGTTTTATATATCTTGCTTGTCATAAGAGATATACATTTCCAACTGCTGAATTCCTTATTCATAAGGGTGCTGGTCAGTTTTCAGGAAATTATGATGAGGTTGTTGCAGCTATTCTGAATTATCAGAGACAAATTGAAGAACTTGGTAATTTTGTATTAGCAAGAACTAATATACCTAATGATGTGTTCGAAGAACATTTTTCTACAGATTGGTACTTGTCTGCAAAAGAGGCAATTGAACTTGGTGTTGCAGATAAATATATAACAAGTTTGGATGAAATTATTTAAGGAGAGCGTACTGCTCTTCTATTTTATTGGAGAAAAAGGAGATTGAAAAATGGCAGCTAGTAAATTAAAGTTCACAAGAACAACTACAGACAAATTAACAGTAAAAGCAGGTACACTTTCAGAGGATTGTACTACTATTACATATACAGACGAGAATGATATGGAGCAGGAAGTAAAGGTAGCTGATCTGCTTACTTCATTTAAGAATCAGGTAATTGATTTTACTGTTGCATTAAAGACAGATGAGGAGCTAGATGTTCCGTCTGATGAAGAGTAAGAAGGGATGTGATTACCATAACTTCTTATAAAAGATTCGAGGATGAAACAGATGAGGAACTTATATACAGAATCTGTAAAGACAAAGATAAAATTGGTTCTTGGCAAAATGTGGCAGATGTAATTAATGAACTTACTGGTAATGATTATGGCGAAAGCACCTATCGTAAAAAATACCAAGCGTTTAAGAAAATGTTAGATGCTAATCAATCGAAGTTTGTTGATTCTGACGCACAGTTAAAAGAGATTGAGATTCAGAAACGTAAATTAGAAAAAGAACGTAAGAAACTTCAAAGTGAAAAAATTGAATATAATAGATGGCTACGTGAAGACGCAAGAGATGAAATGATTGTAGAGAAAATTGAAGATGCTATATCTACTCTACCTCAGTTATCTACGCCTACTCGTATTCCGTCAATGCCAGTATTCAATAAAAAATCTTGGATTCTTGCTATCAGCGATTGTCATTATGGATGTGAATTTGAAATAAAAGATTTTTATGGAAATATTATAAATGAATATTCACCTGAAATCTTTGAAGAAAGAATGACTTGTCTGTTTAATCAAGTTATTGATAAAATAGATGAACTTGGAATTGATGAGTTATCAATTGTAGAACTTGGTGATGGTATAGATGGACTTCTCAGAATGTCACAACTTATGAGATTGAGATATGGTGTGATTGAATCAAGTATTCGTTATGCTGATTATTTAGCTAATTGGCTGAATAAATTAAGTGGTTATGTACGCATAAAATTTCAAATGGTTTATGATTCTAATCATAATCAGTTGAGATTATTAGATGGAAAGAAAAATACATTTCCAGATGAGAATGTTAGTAAAATCATGATAGCTCTTATAAAAGAGAGATTAAAGGGCAATGAGAATATTGTTATTTTGGAAAATCCTACTGGTATGACTTATTCTATGATGTCAACATACTGCGTTGTAGGTTTCCACGGAGAGAAAAAGAATTTAAAGAATAACTTATTAGAGATGTCTCGTACCTATGGAGTCCACATAGATTACACTATTTCTGGACATCTTCACCATGATAGCCTTAAAGAAATTGGAATGGATTCTGCTACTCTTTCAGTAGGTTCTGTAATCGGCATAGATCCATATGCCATGAGATTAAATGCAGCCTCAAATGCTTCATGCTCTATGTTTGAGTTTAAAGAAGGTATGGGAAGAACTGCGGAATATGTTTTTAAATTGAATTAAATAATAATTGTAGTCCACTGTTCGGCTCAGTTCGGAGCAATTGTGAAAGCAGATATTCACAGCTACAATTAATATACAACTAATATATTATTCATTTTTGCTTATTTTGGCGTTTTTAGATAATATGTTGGTCTTTTAGGCTGACGAAGCCACTATCAGAGGGAGTGTACCTTATATGGACGCTACCCTCTTATTATTTTGGCAATAAATTAAAATATTGTCGAAAAAATATAAACAAAACACTTGAAAAAATATAAATGAAGATTAAAAGGAGATTTTTGAACAATGGTAAAAAATGACGTATTAAGAAATGTAGCAGGTAAGTTAGAAGGATGTTCTCAGAAAGACGTAGAAGCTGTTCTCTCAGCTTATGCAGAGGTTGTAATTGAGACTCTTACAAATGATAAGACAGAGAAAGTTCCTCTAATTGGAATTGGAAACTTTACTGCAAAGCATGTAGATGAGAAATCTGGTATTGTTCAACTTGGTGAGAACAAGGGTTCTACATGGCATAAAGATGCCGAGGATCAGTTAGCATTTAAGATTTCTAAGTCAGTAAAGACACTTGCTTAATCTGAAAGGTCGTGAATTGTTTGAAGAAAAATAATTATGAAGACATTCAGATGATTGATCTTGAGGATAAAGTTGATGACATTATCTCTATTTATATCAATAGATTATATCATACTGATAAAACAGTTGGTGTGGTTGTAAATAAAGAGATTGCTGAATATATTTTGGATATTCTTATTAGACTTGACGAGACAAGTATTAAAGAGATTGATCTTGTTGATTATATGAATATAGACGAATATTTAGTATCCGTTGATGATGGTGGTGTAATCACTGTTGTTCCTATTGAGGACTTTGGTGTTCTTGATAAAACAGATATTTTCTATATTGATATGGATGGTGATATCAAGCAGGATATTATTGATTACTGTGTAAATGAGGATAAGGAAGTTATTCTGTTTGGTCAGGAAGATGACTGCGATGGTGATTGTGAGAACTGTCCTGCACATGATGAGACTTATTTACATACTTCTGAAGACGAAGATGGAAATGCTCACGGATTTGCTGCTAGTAAGTCAGATGGTGACTCTTATATGAGTTATTCTTACTACTCTAGCGATGAGTTAAGTCGTGAAGATATTCAGAAGATGTTAAAGGCTTTTGGATTTTAGATTATTTAGAGTGTGTGGTGTACGCTGCACACTCTTTTTGTATGGGTGGATATGCCTAGAGGCGAGGGCAAGAGACTGTAAATCTCCCACATTAGAAACATCGTAGGTTCGACTCCTACTCCACCCACTAATTCAATGTTTTTATATACGGATTGGGAGATGTTAAATCGGCAACGAACTTTATATGGAAACAGAGAATAAATATATGTGCTCATGATTGGTGTCATAGCTGATTGTGGGATTTATGGAACAGTAGGTACTTGGAGTAGCTACCAAGTATGTGAGGCAACCTACACACCTCTTCTACTGTTCTATTTTTATTGTATGTGTAGGGGAAAGTGTAGGAAAAATTTATGAGAATAAACAAAGTCGATGAAAAAATATGGTATGACGAAGTAGAAAAATATAAATCTGCTTGCAAACAATTAGAAAAAACAATTACTTGTACAATGTTAAAGTATGGATTTATGGGATTAAAATGTTGGAGTTGGTATCCTGGAAATGCACCAGATGATTTGAATATAAGTACATTTTCAGATTTTCTAAAATATCTTGGAGAAGAAGCATATTATAGAGAACGTCCTACTAAAGAACAAGTATGTGAATATGCAATTAAATTAAGAGAACAATTGGGAAGAAACATTAAACTTTCTGATTTTGAAAATAATAAACAGGTTAAAAAAAGTGACATACTATATTATTTTGGCAGTTTTAATAAAATGAACAAGGAATTAGGATTTGAAGAAACTGGTACATATAGAGGTCATTCATATTCTAAGGAAGAGTTAATTGAAGCAGTCAAAAATTTTGTAAATGAAAATGGGTTTATCCCAAGTGCTAAATTTATCGATACTCATGGCAAAGAATACGGTATGCCAAATAGAAAGACATATAATAACAAATTTGGTAGTTGGAAAAATGTTTTACATGAGTGTGGATTTGATGAAAAAGAATATGCAAAAAATTATGTTTTAAATGAAAATGATGATTATGTATTAAAGCATGATAATGCGGAATTCCTTCAGAATATAATATTTGAATACATTGAAAAATATAATAAAATTCCTGGAATACGTGATATAAATAAATATTATGGAACTGAACTTAAAAATTATTTCAAAAAATATTTTGGTGGATATAATAATTGTTTAGAATCACTTGGTCTTAAAATAAATCAGAAAGCTGAATATAAAGAATCTGAGTTAGATAAAGCATTTATGGATTTTGTTAACGAATATGATAGAGTCCCAACAATACAGGATTTTAATAAAACTGGAAGACCTTCATTTTGGGTTTATCAACAAAGATTTGGAAGTTGGGCTGAAACTTGTATTCATTATGGATTTAAACCGAATTGTAGAAGACCAGAATTTTATATGGATGATGGTGAAAGATGTGATAGTAGTTGCGAATATGATATATCCACATGGTTAAAATCTAAAGGTATAAAATATGATAGAGATATACCTTATGTAGATTTCACTACTAATTATAAAGGGAAAATGAATTGTGATTATAGATTTACTCTTGCAGATGGAACTGTTTGGTATGTTGAAATGGCTGGTTTTATAAATACATATGATTTTTCTAAACTTAGAAGTCGTGAAGAACAGATATATTTTTTCAAGATAAGATATAAAGAAAAATTGTTTAAGGAAAATCATTTAAATTATAAGATTATTAAAAGAGATGATTTAAGAACAAAAACTATGGAAGAAATATTTGATTTTTTAAATATAGAAAATGTCGCTTAGAAGCAGTTAGTTAATAATACTACTGCTTCTTTTGTTATGAAAGGAAGTGATTTAGTGGCACATGTAACAAGGGTAAAATATTTTACCAAGGATAAGGAGAAATTCATAAATCCTGATAACTTGAAGAAATATAAGAAATATCTCCAATCAAATATTATTAAAAATCAGGATGTTAAAGACACTACATATAAAAGATATGAAGGATTGTTTCGTCATTTTCTTATGTGGTTAGGCGAAAACTATGGTGATTTAGATTTGTATTCAGATGAGTTTATGGAGAATGCCGTTGATATTATGGAGAACTATATTATGTTCTGTCAAGAAACACTTCTGAATCATAAAAAGATTATCAACATGAAAATCTCTGCTGTTAGTTCATTCTATATTTGGTCTATGAAGCGTGGTTTCGTTAAGTATCATCCTTTTGACGGTAAACTTGATAGAATGAAGAAAGCTAATGAGGAACATATTTTGAACTCTTACTTCCTTACAGAAGAACAAGTTCAGACAATCCGTAGAGAATTATCTGAAAATGATAAGTATTCAATTCAGGATCAAATTTTATTTGAGGTAAGTTTTGACTCAGCAAATAGAATTGGTGCGTTGTTAAGGTTGCAACTATCTAAACTTGATTTAGAGAATAACATGTTCGTAGATATAAGGGAGAAGGAAGGATACCGTACACAGGTGGTTTTTGGGGATGTTGCAAAAGAACTTATTCAAGAATGGCTTGAAATGCGAAAGAATGATTATGACCACTTGGAATGTGATTCATTGTTAATTACAAAATACAATGGAGAATATAAACCTATGGGTGACAGTGCAATTAGAGATAGAATGAAGAAATATGGCGAAATTATTGGAATTTCTGACTATAGACCTCATTGCCAGCGTAAGACTAGGCTAAATCTTGTATATGAAGAAACTGGTGATTTAGCATTAGCAGCCGAGCTTGCCAATCACCGTTCGACTGAAACCACTAGGGAGTTCTATTGCAGGAAACAAACTAAAGCAGAAGTTATGAACAAAATCAATGCTTTAAGAAGTAAAAATTCTGATGTTGCTGACGAAGAGACTAAATAATCATTCCGAAACAACTCAGATGTATGTCATTCGTGAAGATACTGAAGATGCTGATGAAGCTTTCGTTTAGCACTTCGTCTAATCCAGAGAATAATAAAACATATAAAGATTAGGTTGCGCCTTTACAGGCATATTGGATGGTGGCATTCAACAGCGTAAAACCTATTTCAACGTAAACCGACATTAATTTCCTAATCTTTTTTGCTTTTAAATGGAGAATAATTATAAACCGAATGCTCTGAGTTATACACTCATCAAGGTTCTGTGAAAATCAGACGGACTAACAGACCGATAGAACTGTATTATCCCAATAAAGCCCTTATAAACAGGCACGAAAGGTATATATAAAAAGGTGACGACAATGTAGAGAACAAATAAAAGAATCCTTAAATGGGCAACAAAACAGAGAATATATAAGTATCACATCTTGGCATTTGCTATTCATGTAGTATTGTAAGTCCTAAAACGGTCAATATCAGCTATAGAAATGATCGTGCTTCTCTACGTTAATGAGAGCCATTAAAGTAAACGGTTACTCATATACATATCATGCATTTGACGTGTAAGACACACGAGTTAGGAATGAGTAAAATATGGAAGCATGAATTGGGTTGCTGATAAGCGACTATATTCTAAATAACTGCATGTGTACAGTGCAATATCAGTTAGTTAGTGCTTTATGCTGATTTTAATGACTCGTAGCTCAATGGTAGAGCACTCGACTGTTAATCGAGGCGTTGTGGGTTCAAGCCCCACCGAGTCAGCTATGGCTCTATAGTATAAAGGTTATTATACTCGACTGTCTATCGGAAGATTTGGGTTCGATTCCCAATAGAGTCGTTTATGGGACGTTGGACAAATGGCTAAGTTACAGCCCTTTCACGGCTGCGATGCGAGTTCGATCCTCGCACGTCCTACTATGCGGTAAACCTGATGTGAAAACCTATTTTTTGGATGCATACGAAACTTAGGTGTGTAAGCTCAACACTTACTACCGCCCTATTAAATTATCCGTAGGCAACAACTACGCAGATTATTCTGATAAAGTCGTAATGAAAATAGTTTCATTTAGTTTAGAGAAAGATAATTTTTTAAGAAAGAGTCATTTCATGAGAGATGGCTCTTTTGTTATATACACCTTTAGCTTAATTGGTAGAGCAACGATCTCCAAAATCGTCAGGTCTATGTTCAAATCGTAGAAGGTGTGCTAAGTGAAGTGAATTGCACATTCATTGGAAATTTAATATTGAAAATTATGAGAAGTCATTTCGTATAAAGTGGCTTCTTTTTATGTTGGAATAAAAGGAAAGAAGGTGAAACAATGGCTAATTTAAGACAAGCCAAAACTGATGATGAGGTCAAAAAGTTAACAGTAAATTCGGTAAAATCGGCTTACCATGAATTAGCTTTAGACTACAATCATCTTCTTAATTTGGATTATGTATATTGTCCTCATTGTGGAAAATGGAAAACTGTAAAAGCATTTTATTCATCTACAGAGACAGCAAGTGGAATTGAGCATTTTGCATGTAAAGAATGTTTAATAGATATGTGTACTGATAAAGATAAAGATGGAAATCGAATAGACAATAAACAAAAAACTATAAATACATTTAGAAGACTTGATTGGGTGTTTATTGATTCTGATTATGAGTCACAAATTAATACATTAGCTGAAGGTGTTGGTGAAAAAAATCGTGCCACGGCAGCACAACAATATATTGTTATGGTTAAATCGCTACCACAATATAAAAATAAACATTGGTGCGATTCAGAATTAAGTGTTGAAGATGATATAGAAAATAATTCTGAAGATGTAAAAATCGTACAAAAAACATTACGTGCAGCAAAAAAGAGATTTGGTACGGATTATAACAATGAAGAACTGATGTTCCTTGAGAATGAGTATCAAGACTGGATTTCGAGATATGACTGTTCCCAAAAGGCACAAGAAGAAACATTTCAGAATTTGTCAATATTAAAACTTATGAAACGAAATGCAATTAAAAAAGGGGCTTCTACAAAAGATTTAGATTACTCATATCAGCAATGGCTTGATACAGGTAATTTAAAGCCAAAACAAAATACTCTTGATACGTTTTCAGACGCTCAAACGATGGGTACTTTAATTCAGAAATATGAGGAAACACGTCCTCTTCCTGAAATAGATCCAGAACTTGCAGATGTTGATAAAATTGGTACTTATATAGACGCTTTTTATAGAGGTCATGCGTCAAAAATGCTTGGTCTAAAAAACAGATTTTCAAATATATATGAACGAGTAATGGCAAAATATACTGTCAATCCACCATCTTATGATGAGGAATCAGATAGTGAAATTCTATTTGATAAGATTTTTGGTAGCAAGGATGATGAATAATTATGGCTACCACAAAGAAAGAAAAGAAAAAGTCATTACAAGAAGTATATCAAGAAAAATCTGAGCGTGTTTTAGAAGGGGTTGCTTATTGGGCATCGTTCTATAGAAAAAATCCACAAAGATTTGTACTCGAATATCTAAATGTAAAATTAAAGCTATTTCAAAAGATTTTAATATACATGATGATGGTTAGTACAAACTTTATGTATATTGCTAGTCGTGGCTCTGGTAAGACGTGGTTGACTTCTTTGTATTGTGTTGTACGTTGCATCTTGTATCCTGGGACAAAAATCTGTGTTGCTTCGGGGTATAAATCTCAATCACTAGAGGTTATTCAAAAGATAAATGATGACTTTATGAAAAATTATGGTTGGGGTTCAGCTAATCTTCGTTCTGAAATTTCTGAAATTTCTACTTCTATAAACAATGCTCATGTTGATTTCCGAAATGGTAGTTGGATAAAAATTGTTAGTTCAAATGATTCGGCTCGTCATAACCGAGCAACGCTCATAGTCGTGGATGAATTCAGGATGGTTGATTTAAATACAATCAATACCGTTCTTCGTAAATTCCTAACTGCACCACGTTCACCTGGTTATCTTAATAATCCAAAATATGCTCATCTTCAGGAACGTAATATCGAAATGTATATGTCATCTGCGTGGTACAAGTCTCATTGGAGTTTCGAGAAATTAAAAGCTTACTATGCAAATATGCTTGATGATACTAAACGTTACTTCTGCGTTGGATTACCATATCAATGTGCCATACGAGAAGGCTTATTATCTCGTGAACAGGTCGAGGATGAGATGTCTGAAGCAGATTTTGATCCTACTGCATTTAAAATGGAAATGGGTGCTGAATGGTATGGTGATACTGATGGTGCTTTCTTTAAATTCGATGATATATCACCAAGAAGAAAAATCAGAAATTCTTTTTATCCTCTTGAAATTTATAAAAATCATCAAATTAAAATTCCAGAATTAGTTCCAAATGAAAAACGAATATTATCTGTCGATGTAGCTCTGCTTGCAAGCAAACGTCATAATAATGATGCTGCTGCATTAATAATTAATTCGGCTATTCCAACTGAAAAAAATGATTATATATCAAATATTGTATATGTAGAAACTCATGAAGGAATGACAACAGATGAACTAGGTATTCTTGTTATGAGATTATTTTATCAATTTAATTGTACTGATTTAGTATTAGATACCAATGGTCAAGGTATTGGAGTTTATGATTTTATAATTAAACCTCAATATGATGCTGAATATGGCATTACATATGAAGCGATGACTTGTATTAACGATGATAATATGGCTGATAGATGTAAAATCAGAAATGCTAATAAAGTTATATGGTCTATTAAAGCCACAGCAGATTTTAACACAAAAGCTGCAATTGCTTTACGAGCAGGGTTTCAAAATGGCTCGATTAATTTACTTACTTCTGAATTTGAAGCTGAAGAGTTAGTTAAAAAGATTCGTGGATATACAAAAATGACAAGTAAAGAACAAGCCATGTTAAAATTACCATATTTACAAACTTCGCTTATGGTAAATGAATTAATAAATCTTGACCATGAAATAAAAGGTACAAATATAAAAATTATTGAAAAGCCTGGTATGCGTAAGGATCGTTTCTCGGCATTAGAATATAATTTTAAAATCACTCAAGATTTGAGCATAAAATTAAAACCTAAAAACCAATCCCCATCCGACATAACAAAGCTCTTCTCAGTACGAGCACCAAAGAAAGTAACAAGATTTTAAGAAAGGAGGTATATCACATAATTTGAGTAATACAAAAAACACAAAACAGCCTATAGTACAAAAGGTCTACACAAAAACTGACGAGTCTGGCTATGAAGTAGAACGTAAACGAGCGCAAAAAATAAATTTTGCAAAGTTTCAGGAATTGTTGCAGAGGAATGTTTCTAAGACAGTTTCCAAAACTTATACTCAGTATACACGAGACTTACTTGATCAGTATGTACAGTCACCTCTTAATAATATAGATAATATTCGTGAAGTATCTCGTTTCTTAACTAGAGTGTCAATGCTTTATAAGCAGATGATATCTTACTTCTCTACTATGCCACTCTATACATATAATATCACACCTCTTGCAGATTATACAAAAGATTTTGATCCCGACAAACAGCTTAAAAATTATGAAAAAGTATTAAAAACATTTCATCATTTCAATATGGCACAAGAATTACAAAATGTTGTTTCTAATACTATTCGTGATGGTATGTATGTTGGTTGGATGAGTGGTGATGATGAAAATGGAATATTCCTTATGCCATTAGACGTTCAGTATTGTCGTATTTATGGTAAGACTCGTGAGGGAGAATGGATAACATATTTTGATGCCTCATTTTTTGATAAGTCAAATAATAAAGATTTTATTACAGGTGTAAATAATGACGGAGTTGGTGTGTGGGATCAAGTGTTTGTTGATGGATACAATCAATACAAATCTGGCGGTAGAGATTATCAATATTTTCGACTTCCACCAGAAAATACATTAACACTTATTGCAAGTACAGATGATGAATTTTATGTGCCACTGCCCTACTTTTTACCTTTGTTCAAATCTTTACTAAATCTTCTTGATACAGAAAATCTCGTTGCTGCAAAAGAGGAATTACAGAATTATAAGTTAATCTTAAATAAAATTCCACTTATGGATTCAGATAATGTAGATGATTTTGCAATCAGCTTGGAATTAGTAAATCAGTTTGATGCAATAATTAAAGAGATTTTACCAGACTTAGTTGGTTGGGGCACAACGCCTTACGAATCTTCTCAAGTCATAGATTTTGAGAAGTCAACTTCTGCTACTGATACAGATAACTTAAACAAAGCAATGAACAATCTATTTGCAAACGCAGGTATTAATAGGCTTATTGTAAGTTCAGGTGATTCAAGCAATGCAAATGGTATAAAGTATTCGAATGCCAATGACTTAGGTAAGATGTCAGTATATCTTAGACGTATAGAATCTTGGCTAAATTATTGGATCAAAAATCATATTACCGATGGAGTTTATTTACAAATTTTTGATCAGACTCAATACAATCGGGATGATTATATAAGTCGAATGAAAGATGCCAGTGCATTTGGTATTGGGAAAATGGATTATATGTGTGCATTAGGTGATGACCCTTATGTTGCATATAATAAACTTCGCTTTGAAGCATTGGTACTTAATGTTAATCAATATGCTATTCCTTTTAATTCTTCATATACTCAATCTTCTAATGGTACAGATGGTAAGCCACTTCTTCCAGAAGAGGATTTAAGCCCAGAAGGACAAGCAACAAGAGATTCTGGCAAAAATGAAGATAAAGGAAATAAATAAAAGGAGTTCTTATTTTGGAAAATAAATATTTTTACTGTTACTCTAAACCATTAAAAGATTATTTCTTAAAAAGTGGTTTAAGATACATATTAAAGGCAACACATGACAAAACTCATAAGCAATATTGGGTTTTTGAAAGCTGTGGAAAAATAGATAATTTACTTAAAGAGTGGAGATTGAGAAAACATTAATCTTTGCTCTTTTATTTTGGAGAATATTAGTATGGAGGTATTTATATGTCATTAAACAAAGATGGTACTTATACTGGGTACATATATAAAATAGAAAATCTAATTAATGGAAAATGTTATATAGGTCAGACCACTACCACTATTGAACATAGATGGGGACAACATAGCTCAAATCATAAAAATATGGGCAATATGATTATATGCAAAGCAATTAGAAAATATGGAAAAGAATTATTTAAGATTGCAGAATTAGAAGAAATTACAAAAGATTCTAAGGAACTATTAATTGAAGAACTAAATAAATTAGAAATACTATATATTAAGAAGGAAAATACATTGCAACCAAATGGTTACAACATTTCAGTCGGTGGAAATAATATTTCTAATAGATTAAAGAAACCAGTAGATGTTTATTCAATGGATGGAATATTTATTGAATCATTACCTAGTTGTACAGAGGTATCGGAAAAATATAGTATTAGCATTTCAGATGTATCTTCAATATGTAGTGGTGAAACATTAAAATCTAAGAGTTGTGATTATATTTTTCGATATAAAGACGAACCGTATGATAAATTTGTTCCATATCATTATAAAAGAAGCACATATGTTTGCAGATATACTTTAGATGGGAAGTTAGATAAAAAATATCCTAATTTTAGTATGGCAAGTATTGATTGTATTGGTAACACATCAGCAAGATGTATTATAAGAAATGCCGTAAACGGAATTAATCGTACAGCTTGTGGATACCTATGGTCTGAATCTGATCATGAAATTTTTTCATTAGATAATTATAGAAAAAGAATTGAAGTAGATCAGTATGATATTAATGGCAACTATATTACAACATATCCATCACTTTCAGAAGCAGCCGTTGCTATAGGCAAAGATGATTCATTTGTGTCTGGAATTTCTCAATGTTGTAGAAAAGAAAGAACTCAAGCCTATGGTTATATTTGGAGATATAAAGGTGAAGCATTATCACATGATGATACCAATGTCAGATTACGGAATATAAAAGTAGACCAATATTCTATAGACGGAACTTTTATTAAAACGCATATTAGTATACAAGATGCATTAAGAGACATTGGAGTTAAAGAAAATCAAGTAAGTAACATAAAGAAATGCTGTGATGGTATTTCTCCTATTCGTTTTGGTTATGTATGGAGATATACTGGTGATCCATTTTCATTATATCCTGTCTATATAAAGAAATGTGGTTTAAGTAAACCTGTATCTCAATATACTTTAGATGGCAGATTTATTAAATCTTATCCATCAGCAAAAGAAGCTGCGACTGCGGTTGGCATAAAGAAAAGCAGCCAAATTACATATGTATGTAAAGGATATGGAAAGACAGCCAAAGGATATATTTGGAAATACAGTAATTAATCAAGAGGTGACACACATGAAAAACGATTCTCAATTTCTATTCACCTCGGATGAGGTAACAAAAAATAATCTAACAAAATTAGGATTCTCAGAAATTCCATCTGGGGGTTCTTTTTTTATATTTATTAATAATTCAACTTTAAAATTCGATGACACTATTCCAGTAGATAAAATCGGATTTACAAATAAGTTGATGTTTTAAATCACTCCCTCTTTGGGAGAATTTCACAGAAGGGAGGTAAAAAACACAATTGAATAAAAAACTTCTTACTTTAGAAGATCTTTATAGTTTCTATAGTCAGAAAAAAAAGTCAATGACATTTAGTGCTGATAAGTCTGGATATAATATAGCTGTTCAGTCTTTGGCAACATTTGAGTTAAATGATGACTTATCAGAAGGATTGCTTTATGGAAAAATTAGGGCATTTCACGATTTAACAAACAACAATAAGTCTCATATAGAGACAGATGTTCTTGAAGAAAAAATGATGTCAATTAAAGATCGTCCAGTTATGGCAGATATTGTAGATACGGATGAAACTGATGAAGACGGAAATCCTATTAAAGATTTTTCAGGTCATACAATGTATTATGACGAAACATTGGACAAGATGATATATAAGGAAATTCCTATTGGTCATTTTATTCATCCTGAAAGTATTCATCTTGAATATGATGAGGAATATGATAGAAATTTTGTATGTGCAGATGTTGTAGTGTACGAGGAGTACACAGATGCTTGTGATATATTGCGTAGACGTAAAACCGTTGACTGTTCAGTTGAGCTTTGTATTCGTAAGATGCATTGGGATAATACTGATAAAACACTTCATCTTGACGATTTTTATGTACAAGGAACAACACTTCTTGGATCTCATACCCTACCAGGTATGTCTGGTAGTAAGTTATCTATTAAAGATTTTTCTGAAGAAAACAATTCTTTATTCTCTTCTATTTCAGAAGATGAACACTCTAAATTAATTGAAACTCTGGATAATCTTAACAAAACTTTATCCAGTCTCAATATAAATTCAAAAACTAATCCAACAGTTGAAAAATTTGAGAAAGGAGGAAATATAGAAACCAATATGACAAAATTTGAAGAATTACTGGAAAAATACAATAAAACTGTAGAAGATATTACTTTCGAGTATGAAGACTTATCTGACGAGGAACTTGAGAATGTATTCTCTACTACTTTTGATGAGTCAGAGCCTACTCCTGATACAGTTGTAACAGAATCAGATAAGTCAGACGATGATGATACTGATGATGAAACAGATGAGTCAGATGACACTGATGACAATACAGATGATGATAAGGACAAAGATACATATTCTAAGACTTTTGAATTATCACACGAAGATGTACGTTCTGCATTATATCAGCTCTTAGCTCCAATCGAGGAGACATTAAATGAGTATTACTGGATTATGTCTGTATATGATGATTATTTTATTTATGAGTCTTGCTGTGGAAATTACTACAAACAGGCTTACACAAAAGAGAATGATACTATTGCTTTTGATGGCGAACGTCAGGAAGTATTTGCTGAGTTTGTAACTGCCGATGAGAAAGCCGAGTTAGAAGATATGAGAGCTAATTACTCTTCTATTTCTGAAAAGCTTGCTAAATATGAAGAGGCAGAGGAAATCGCAGATAAGATGACTGTTTTCGAGGATCAGGCATATAGCAAATATCTTGAGACGGATGAGTTCAAGAAACTCATGGATGTTGAAAATGTAAAGAAATTCACAAAGGATGAGTTAGTTGAGAAAGCAGACGCAGCTCTTGGTAAGGTAGTAAAAACTACAAAGACATTCTCTATGGATGCGGAGGAATCACATAAGGAGACAAAGCCTTCTTTCTTCGCATTTGCTAGAACTGAGCATGAATCATCATTCTTAGATGGATTACTTAAGAAATAATTAAAAATGAATATTAACAAATCAATCGGAGCGTCAATAGACGTTCTTTTTTATTGCAAAAATTTATTAAACAAGGAGGAAATTTAAATGGCAATTTTTACTAATTTAGTTGCAAAAGAGCAGAAGCTTCATGGACTGTTCGAGTCTAGTCAGCTTTTAGCAACAGACGTAGGAAATATTTATGACGCACTTGTAAGAGATGAAAGCAATAACCCTATCCCAGTAGACAATGGTGTTGCTTTAAAGATCGGAGACTACTCAGGCAATGGTCTTGAGGAAAGGTATGCAACTATTGCAAAAATTACAGACAAGATTGCTGTAACAGGCGCACCAGCAGAGGTTAAGACAGCACTTACAACTGAGCAGGGACAGGCTTATAACTACACAAACCCAGCAGGCAAGCCAGTAAAGACATATCAGATTGCAGATCCATCTGTACATACAGATATCTTTGGTATTGCTTCTTACCAGTTCACAGATGATAGTGCAGAAAAAGTTAAGGTTGGAAATCTTGTAACAGTTGATGGCAAGGGTGCATGGATAGCTGCTGAAGCTACTGGACTTACTGCTCTTCAGGGTACTAATGGTTTCATTGGAAAGATTCACAGCCTTTCAGTAGGTACATATTACACAATCGTTCGTATTCAGGTTCTTCAGAACAAGGATATTGCGTAAGAGAAGGGAGAATTAAATAGATGAAAGATATTACATGTTTCAGTGCGAACGTTTTAGCACAGTTTGACAATAAATATGACAATATGCTTGAGTTCAACTCACTCATGATGGACGCAAGCAATAGCGTATATGAGAAGTATTCTAAGGAGGACACACAGACAATTCTTAGAAAGCAGTTTGATAAGATTCTTGGTCTTAACTTCAAAGAGGCTAATTCTATGAAGCGTAGACAGGCTTGGAGAGATCATAATAAGGAAATCGCTACTCTTATCGAAGATGTAATTGCTGACAAGATGAACTCAGGTTGGAACACAGCTAATGCTCGTTTCATGGAGTATGTTGACGAAAGAAATATTGCTGAAGGAGATGCAAATGAGTTCTTCGTAGAAGATAACTCTCTTCTGACAGTTTCTAAGTTCGCAGGAAATCACCATGACATTGTACGTGCTTCAGTAAAGCCTGGTAAGGCATTCTCTATTGATACATCATTTTATGGTGTAAAAGTTTATACAGATTTCGTACTTTTCCAGACAGGTAAAGTTGATTTCGCTGCTCTTGTAGACAAGATGTATAAGTCTATCGAAGAGAACAGATATGCTGCTCTTTACACAGCATTTATGGGAATGGACGCTTCTCTCCCAACAGATATGATTCTTCAGACAGCAGTTTCTGAGTCTACAAAGGATTCTATAATTGCTCAGATTGAAGCAGTTGCTGCTGCTACAGGTAAGGATGTTATTCTTGTTGGTACTAGACCAGCCATTCAGAAGCTTCAGGGTACTGTAAATTACAATATGTTCTCTGATTCAATGAAAGACGAGAGAAATCAGAATGGTATTCTTGGTAACTGGGAAGGTTATGAGTGCTTACCTCTTGCTCGTGTTAATAAAGCTGGCACAAGAGAAAATGTATTCTCTGCCGAAGATCAGAAGAAGATTTTCATTCTTCCTGTAGATCCAGAGTTTAAGCCAATTAAGAGAGTAAACGAAGGAGATGTTATGTACTACGAGACAGGCATGGACGGTCTGAAGAAAGATATGACTGTTGATGCGGAGGTAGTATACCAGGAAGGTATTGGTGTAGTGATTAACGAACTCTTTGGAGAGATTAAGATTACTGCCTAGTATTAGATTAATATAAAAATATGGAGAGTGGAAATATTCTACTCTCCTATTTTTAAAGGAGAAAACGGATGAAAGTATATGAATTAGCAAAAGAACTAGGTATTACTCCAAAAGAATTAATATCTTTTTTAAGAGAGAATGGATATAAAGTATCTAGTCATATGCAGAAACTTGATGATGATGCTATTGATTTTACAAACAATAATTTTGTAAAAGTCAACAACACAGTTACAGATGATAAAGCCGTAGTAACATCAAAAAATGAGTCTGCAAAACCACAGCCTGTAAAAATACATAAAACATTTAATCCTAATGACGAGATTCCATGTAAAAGTGTTACTCCGTGGAAATTAACTGCTGTTGGAGTTGATAAAAACACTGTATATCATTGGGAATATTTTGGAGACATTGAATATATTAAATATCGTGATTTACAGGCACTTAGAAGAACTGAATATGTAACAAAACCTAGTTTTATTATTATGGATGAAGATCTTGTAGAGCAATGGAAACGAGAACTTGGTGACAGATATAAGTATTTCAAATCTATCAATTATCCAGAAGAATATTTTGACATGGATGATGATGAGTTTAAAGATATGATTAAATCAGCACCTGAATGGCTTGGTGAAATTGTAAAGGTAACAGCAATGACTATGATTCGTGCTGAGAATTATCCGTCTATTGAGAAGATTAAAACTATTGATGATATGCTAGGAACTTGTATAAAAGAATTCATTTAAGGAGGTAATATATGCCTTCTCTTAAATACGAAGATATATACAAAAGAGCATTAACATTGATTAATGATCTCGAACTTGCAACTTATACAGAAGAAGATTTTTATAGTATTCTCTGTGAATGGTTGCATACAACTGCTTCTTTCCCACTTCTTAGAAAAAAATTTAGTGTATATTCTTTTGATGATGAAATTATGAGTATTAATTTCACATTAACAAACAGTGTAGATGATTTCTATGATTCTGAATTTGTAAAAACTATTTTAGCAAAAGGAATTATCATTAGTTATTTTCCATCAAAATTAGAGAATACAAAGAACTTAGCAACTATGATTGGTGGCAAGGAAGAAAAAAAACTTATAGATAATTATTCAAAAAATATGGAAAGGCTCACACAGTTAAAGCGTGAATGGGAACTTGAATTGTCTCGTCATACCTATTACTTTGGTGAGTATGGTGGTTCTAATGGATAAATTAGTTCCACATAAATATGGAGAATTTAAAATTTCTCAAGTTAATTACTATAAGCAGAAATTACGAAAAAAAATATTCTGGTTAGTTTTATATACAGATAAAAACACAAAAGCTGATTTTGAAAATATAGATGTTGTGGAATATCATAAAAATCTATTATTTGAAATTTCTAATTGTAATAAACTACTACTCTATCCAAAGGATTTTGTAGAAATTATTAACAGTCTTGAATGTGCGTTGTCTGTATTACAGTCAGAAGAATTTAATTTTAACAAATATAAGAAACTTGTGTTTGATGCTGGGGCTTTGCTTCAGAGAATGAAAGTTGGTGATGAGTAATGTCTGTATATGATTTTTACCAACGAAAAACGAAAGTTAATGGAAACTCTACTGGGAAGAATTATTCTACCCTTGGCGAAAAATTAAAATCTGATTCAGATACCCTCATGGAACTTACGTGGGATAACGATCTTGCAGCAAAGACTTGTTATATCTACGATCATTTTCATGACGACTTCTTCACAGATGAACATGGAATTACACGTTCACTTGCTGAAGGTATGACATATGAAAATACCAATAAGACAAAGATTGACGCAAAGTTTATTATCAAATCTTATCAGTCAATGGATAAAGATCAAGTAGAATACTATCTTATGTTTCGTCCAAGTCAGCCTGTAAGATTCAATGAAGGTGATGACCTTTACTATTATGAGACTGATTTTAGGAAACGCTATGGAGCAACATTTCCGATAGGACTTTTCGTGGATGTTCCAGATGATAGAGGAATTTATCATAAATGGATTATCTGTCGTGATGAACCTGCAAATCAGTTTCCAAAGTATTTGATTTTACCAGTAAATTATGAACTTACATGGATTGAAAAGAATAATGATAAACATATCAAGAGACGTATGTGGTGTTGCTTAAGACAACAGAATTCCTACACTATAGGCACTTACACCGACCGATATTTTACACATACTGATAATCAGAATAAGATATGGTTGCCAATGAACTCTATTACAGAGAAGTTTTGGTACACTTCTGAAGATTCTAAAAATATGCGAGTTGTAGTAAGTGCTTTAACAGAGCATCCTACCGTATGGACAGTGACTAAGGTTGAAAATTCAATGCCATTTGGTATTCAAAAGCTTACTATATATACGGCATTTTGGAACGAGCATACTGATTATGTCAATCTTGAAACAGGCGAAATGTATGCGGACTACTTCGATTCAGAAATCACCCCAACAGATCCAGATACCCAACCAATTCCATCACCAGTTACAAATGTTTTGGCTACGATTACTTCATCAGTATCAACAATTAAAATTGGTGGCTCTTATCGAACACTTAATATCAAACTCTCAAATGATTCTGGCGAAGATGTTACTGATATATTTGGTGATAGTAAATCAAATTTCGAATGGCATTTTGAAATAGATAATGAAGAATATAAAGATATTATCAGAAATGACCTTTCTTTCTGTCAGATGAAAATAAAGTTTCCTGATGATTACGATTATGTTGGTAAGATTCTGACTATTTACTGCACTATTACAAATGAGACTATTACAATTGAAAGTAATAAGTTACAATTAGAAATAACAGATTAAGGAGGTAATATGATAGAAGATAAAATAGTATCTAAAACTGATTTGCTAAATAAACTTCGAGCATATAGAAAAACTCCTGATGACGATAATATTGTTTACAAACAAAAAATTAAAAAGGCATTATTGTCGAATCCTTATCTGTTGTATGCTCTTAATGAAAAAGATTTAGAATCCGAACTTTTTAATGATAAGGGAAATATAAATTGGGAATGGGATGGAAAAAATAAAAAATATGAACCGCTTGGAGAATGGGATAGATATTTTGGAAGCAATTCAAATATCCGTCCTTTTTTATTTATTCCAGATACTCAACCGGAAGTAAAACATTATATATGTTATCAAGTTGGTTTTGACGAAATTCCACGATATTCTCAAATAAATAAAAATACAGAAATAACATTTACAATATTTGTTCATGGAAATGACCGTATGGATAAACTTACAGGCTTGCCTCGTCATGATTTAATAGCTTCTATTATACGAGAACAATTTAATTGGTCTAATATCTTTGGGTTGCAGACAAAATTAATCTCATCTAAAGAATCTATGACAGATAATAACTATGTAGTAAGAACATTGGTATTTCAGATTTACTATGATATTAATGGAATTACATATAGCCCGTTTGGTGAGCAATCGTACATAAGGAATAACGAATCTTGGCAATAGGCAAGGAAGAACACTATGAGAATGATGAACTAAAGATATATCGTGGTGAAGATTTTATAGTTCAAAAACATATTATCTTACATCAACCTACATTGGGTGAAATATGTGATTTTTCAGAGAAAGATTATTATTCAATGTTGTATAACTTTACAGCTACGCCACAATCTTTAAAGGTACAATTATGGGAAGGTGGAATAGATTATACTGAAATACAACCATTTCAATTATTCTATACACTGCTCTATAAAGCATTCCCAATTAAAAAAACTTCTATTATATTTGGAGATTTAGATTTTTCTAAATTTCAGGTTCGACAAAAAGAAGATGATGATTCAATTTTTTTGTATCAAGCAATTCCTACAGGGAATATCTATGAATTAATTGGTAGTAATATAAAAGGTAAAAAGTTACATCATTTTACAAGTTTAATTGATGCTGCAAAATTCGTTAATACAGATGAAGATACTTTAATAAATCAATTATCAGAAGATAATAGATTCGGCAATTATATCTTCGATGAGGTATCTTTAGAACCAGTAATAATAGATGAATTTACCTATAATATGATAATTGATTATCTTTGCAAAACACATTTCATTGAAAGAGATTTTAGAATTCCAGCTAATAATTCTACTAAAATGATATTAATAGAAGATGCAAAAGAAGAAATGAAACGAGCAAAAAATAAAGAATATCATTCTCAATTAAAAAATATGATATCCGCTATGATCAACTCAGAAGGATTTAAATATAATCATGAACAAGTTTGGAATATGAAAATTAATGCGTTTATGGATTCTGTAAAACGTATAGGAAAAATTAAAAATGCACAATTATTGTTGCAATCTGGCTATTCTGGTTTCGGAATAAGCTTTGATGATATAGACAAAAAACAAATAGATTGGCTTGGAGAACTCGATTAGAGTTCTTTTTTATTGCCACAAAATTATTAAGGAGGAATAAAAATGGCTAACTTTAACCCAAATGAATTAATTCTTGAGAAAATTAGAGCCGTAGAGGAATATGATCCTGCTACAATGGAGCTTACTGGTAGATATACACAGGTCGAAGATCCATCTCTTAAAACAAGTGCCGATGGTACAGATGTTACTGATGCGATGGGTACACCAATCCAGACATTCTATCAGGCACAGAAAGGTACATTTGATTTCACTAACTCACTCTTCTCTCTTGACCTTGCTGCTTCACAGTTTGGTTCAACAAAGGCTGTAGCTTCTGATACAAATAAGATTAAGATGCCTGTATCTGAGACAATTGCAATTGGAGCTGGTGCAACTGTAGAGCTTAAATATGTTCCAGTTGGTACAAAGGGTGCAGAGGTTAAGTATGTTAAGGTTATTAATGATAATAACACATTCGGTAAGACATATACTGTATCTGCTACAAAGGGTGAAGACAAGTTCACTATTGATGCAGCTAACAGAACAATTACTCTTCCAGAGGGAACAACTGGTCGTGTATTTGTAAACTATGAGAAGGAGACAGCTACAGCAGTTCAGGTAATTAAGAGAACTGATGGTGTACCAGAGGTTAAGACACTTCTCATTCATGCAATTTTCCACGATCCATGTAATAAGAACCTTGTATATGCTGGTGTTATCCGTTGTCCAAGAGCACAGATTGATCCATCAAGTGTAGAGCTTTCTCTTAAGTCTGATGGTAAGCATCCAGCTTCTTATGTTCTTAATAAGGAGTACTGTGCTGAGGATGGTAAGCTTTTCGATATCTTAGTATCTGAGGACTAATTTAAAAAATAAGAGTGGTTGAAATATACCACTCTTTTTATGAAAGGAATTATTATATGTCATTAGAAAATAACGCAATTTGCGCAATATGTGGAAAACCTTATAGAGTTTGTCATACATGTCAGAATATTAAAACTTATACTCCTTGGAGAACAGTAACTGATACTCTTCCACACTATACAATTTATCTTGCAATTTATGAATATAATAAAACAAAAGATAAAGCAAAAGCAAAAGAAGAATTATTAAAATGTGATTTATCCGAGTTGGATAGTTTTGATAAAGATGTTAAAAAGGTCATTAATGAAATTTTAGGAGAAAATAAAAAGACAGTTAATACTACTCCTAATAAAGAACAGACTTCAAAAACTGATAATAAGCTGGTACAGAAGAAATGATTATATTGAATAGTAAGTTGAATTTTTTAATTGTATAGGGTTACGCATTTACTATTCAGTATTTTGTGTAGCCCTATTTTTTACGCTTATTAAACAATATATAAACAGAATGGAGTGAACGGATATTAAAGAATATAGTGACGTATTCAATTGGGAATACGATTCAGAAGATGTAATTTACATTCCTAATATGACTCAAAACTGTATGTATTTAAGTTCACCTTTGTCACGAGGGAAATTAGTTGATATTTTTCCAGGCAGAAATAAACGTGTTGTTTTTGCATGGTTAAGATCAAAAGAAATAAATGAGTTATATAAAGAATGGAATAGTAAGAAATTTGAGGAAGAGGAGGATTAACCGATGAAGGAGTTTTTAGCAAGTTTAGATTGGATGACACTACTCTCTGCTATTTGGACAGTAATTTTAGTTCCAATCGGAACACAGATTTATAAATATCTGAAAACAAAGAAACTTGATAAGTATGCCTTGATTCTTTATAGAGAAGTTAAAAATGCTGTCAAGTCAGTATATGAAACAGAGGTCAAAGACATAAAGGGCACTGACGCATGGACTAAGGATAAAATGAATGAAGTAAAAGAAATTGCAAAACAGAAAGCAATTCAGGCACTTAATCAGTCAGTATATAAATGTCTCAAAGAGGCTAATAGTGATTTCGAGGATTATTTAGATTCACTCATTACAACCTCATTGTATGATCTTAAACATGAAAAATAAAATATGATAAATGATTTAGAGACTTAAAGAGTCTTTTTTTTATTGAAAGAAAATTAGGAAGGAGGAATCACTATGATTTCAAATTGTGGAAAGGATGAACGAGGTCGTTATTCTGGTGGAAAAGCTGGCGATCAGAGTGGTACTGAATGGTATATTCGTTCTTGGTATAATCATAATTGGAAATGTGTAATCAGATTTCCTGCGAATGTGCGTGAGCAGTTAGCTCTTAATGCAGAAAAGGCAGCTAAGAACAATTTAATTGGATATGACCAGAATGCGCGTCTCTCATATTACAATCATCTTAAAGCTAGTAACTGGGATGCAAGTAAAATTACAATAGCTTGTGAAGCTGATTGTTCAGCAGGTGTTTCAGCAAATATTATAGCGGCTGGTTATAAACTTGGAATTTCAACATTAAAGAATTTCAATAAATCCAATACTACTTCTACTCTTCGTGCAGCTTGTAAAGCAGTTGGCGCAACGATACTTACAGATTCAAAATATTTAACAAGTGATGCATATTTACTTAGAGGAGATTTGATTCTTAAGGATGGAAGTCATGTATGTACTAATATTACAAATGGTTCGAAGGCTTCTACTTCTACTCCAAAGCCATCTACTTCTACTCAGTCAAAGCCAAGTGGAAATTCACTCGTAAGATTAGGACAGCAACACGCTATTAATTTTACAGGACATACAATTGCTGTTGATGGACTTGTCGGAAAAGAAACCAACAGAATGAAGGCTAGAGTTTTACAACATGCTATCAACCTTGATTATAAAAAGGGTATTGGGGAAGATGGAATATTTGGTCGTAAGTCTAAGGCAGCTCTTGGTTCTCATTATGTTAAAAAGGGAGAAAGACAGTATATGGTAACTGCCGCTGAGATACTTATGTATCTTAATGGTATTAATCCGAATGGTGTAGAATGTCCTGGCAAATATGGTAATGGTCTTGTAAGAGCCTCAAGACAGAAGTTTGGAGATGATGGTCTTAAAATTACAGCATCTGAATTTCTTAAGTTAATATAGGAAAGGCTCAGATGGTGCAAAATGAAATGGATGAAATAAAAGCATTAATGAATTTAGATTTTCCAACTGTTATCTTGGGCGTATTTATAATAATCTTGGGAATAGATAAAATAGTATTTTTATTTCAGAAAGCCAAAAGAGCTTTACGTGTAAAATTTGGGTTTGAGTCTGATAAAGAAACATTGGACAAGAAAATAGCCACTTTAGAAAAGCATGATAACTGGCAGTATAAAGAGATAACCAAAATTTCTCAAGGAATAGATGATATTAAAAATTCTTTAATTAAAAAAGAAATAAAAGACAAGGCGAAAACTGTTGCTACCCTGAGAAGTCAATTATATGATTTACATAGTAAGTTTGTTGAACAGGGGTATGTTGATAAATCAGGACTTAAAACATTTACAGAATTAGGTTCTATTTATGAATCCGCAGGTGGTAATGATATTTATCACGATAAATTAAAGCCAGAGGTTTTATCGTTACCAATTAAAGATGAAACCTAATATTTTTATTATACCATAAAATTCAGTAATTCAACTTATGAATTTCTTCCTTATTATATATGTATAGAAAAACAGATTATACACAGACTAAATACATGAAGAATGAAATAGGCAGATATAGGTATCAACAGAATATGTCAATATCAGAACTTGCGAGACGTACAGGATTGTCAGCAACTGCTATATCTAATCTTGAAAACGGATATACTTCTGACATACTACTCTCTCATGCAGTATCTTTATCTCATGCATTACATGTTAATTTGTACGATTTGTTTTGTATTAAAAGATAAGGAGAATTGATTGGTATGGAGAAAACATTTTACAACGTAATCTGTGAAGAATTTGAATTATTAGGAGGTAAAGTAATTCATATTGATAAGAACTTTGGAGATATGAATGAAGTACATAATTTCGTAATAAGTAATATGTGTCAATATCCTAATGCACATTGGGAATTACGACCTATCACATTTAGAATTTAATATTAAAGGAAAGAGCAGTTTCTTCGGAAGCTGCTCTTTTGTTATGTAAGGGAGTGAATGGGAATAGCAAAAGTTAAATCGAAATATCATGTAGATATTTCAGAACAAGGTAAGAAAAATCGAACATATAAAGGCGTGATCTACGACAGCCTAACGGAGCTTAGATTTTTGCAAGAATTCATTGAGCCTAGAATGAAAAGTGGAGAAATATTATCATATGAACGCCAAGTAGAATATGTTCTTCAAGAAAAATTTAAATATAATGGAAAGACAATTCTACCAATTAAATATCGAAGTGATTTTAATGTAACATGGGCTGATGGTACTTTACAGGTTTTCGATGTGAAAGGAAATCCCGATTCTATGTCGTTACTTAAAAGGAAAATGATGTGGTGTAAATATCCAGAGACTAATTTTACATTTATATGCCGTAATTTAAAATACGGTGGATGGGTAGAATTTGATACTTTAAAAAAACTTCGAAAAGAAGCTAAGAAAGCAAAATCATGACAGATGATGAAATACATAAGTATCTAATAAAACATAACTGGGCTGTTAATTCTCATGAGTTTATTTCAATTATGAACGAAAGCCCTCAGATAGAACGGACTGAATATAATAGTCAAAATGATATATTAACTGTTTACACTCACGACCATGTATTTTCATGCAAGTGGGTATTGAATGAGATAAAGGAATGAAAGGAATATTAATTATGGAAAAAAAGATTACAATTAAAAATTTTATAGATGAATATAATAAGCGTGGCACAGAGTCATTAAAGGATCAGTATATTAAAGATAATCTTGAGATTATCTCTTATGTGCCATTTGTTAAGAAGGATGCGCTTATTGCTAATTTACTGAAAGTAACTATGATTGATAAAGAGACAGGAAACATAAAAGTAAATTCTTCTGCTGAATATTTGTTAATGACAAGAATTTTTATTGAGAACTACACAAACCTTACTGTAGAGACTGAAGGATTCTTTGAGGAATATGATGAGTTAAAGAAATCTGGACTGTTCGATATTCTTCTTATTGGCAATGATGTTACTGCTCCACTTATTCCATATGAGGAAATTGCAGAGTTTAAACATTTGTTATCAATTAAGAAATCGGATATTTTGCAGAATAAATACGAGATCCACAGCTTTATCACAGAGCAGGTTGAAAGATTTAAGACTCTTGGCGAAGTTACTCTCACACCGCTTGTTGATGCCGTTAGTAAGAAACTTGATAGTTTGTCTGACGATGATTTGAGAAAGATTCTTGATGATTATAAACTTAAAACTACTGCAAATTTTAAAGAGGTGTAGAAATTCAAATTTCATGAGGAAATTATTTATGTCCAAAAAGAAAAAGAAGAAAAACAAAGTTAAGTTAATACCTCGTAATATAAATACAACCACTTCTGGATTATTTGATTGGAGTGAATTATTTCGAAGGAGGAAAAATAATATTATGATTGCAGCAACAGAAGCTAGAAAAATTACAGAAGAAAGCCGTTCTATGTTACAGAAAACTATTGATGAGATTGATTATTATATTGATGATGCTATTCATGAAGGTAAACATACAGTTATGATTGATGGCTTTATTAGTAAAGAAACTGTTGAAACTTTAAGGGAATATGGTTATGCAGTAATGGAATCTGATATACGTTTTCAGGTGGTATGGTAAATGATAGGTGGAATATTATACGGACTTCTATGCGGATGGATTCTTACATTATTCAATGTAGATGAAATTTGTATTGAAGTGTTGCAACCAATTATTCCATTTGTATTAACCACTGCACATTACTATTTTGTGTTTGGAGTTGTAGGGTTAATATACGGAATTATACATAAGGATTAAATATTTAGGCTCTATACGTGTCATAGCGTATAGGGTTTTTCTTATGGAGAGCGGTTATACTGCTCTCTTATTTTAGTGAATAAATAGTGAAATTTTTGGAGGTGATTGGAATTGGCAAAAAATATATATACAGATTTTAAAAAGAAGTTAGACAGAATTGAAAATCATATTGCAGAAGAAATTGCTCCGCAAGCAAATGAACTTCTAAAAGAATCTGTTAGATATTCATTGATAGATTGGTATAACGATTACACTCCACAGTCGTATGAAAGAACATATAACTTCATGAAAATTCTCGATTCTACAAGAACAATAGGTAAAGGAAATGTTCTTCATTTTTCAGTAGATTCAGGTGCAATGGATAATTATATCGGTTGGGCTGGGTATGGTTGGGGAAATACCTATGATGCACCAAGAGAAGATGGAAAATATTCTAATAAAAAAGGTAATCATCAGAAATTAAATGCCAGCCTTGCATTTGATTATATGTTTATGAATGGTGAACATGGTCATGGTCATTGGATGATGCATAGATCCATCCCTCCATATATGTATATAGAGCGAGATATCGAAAGTGGATTTAATGGTCGTTTAGACAAAATTATAAATAAAAGAGTTGATGAAATTTTAAGAAAGTGAGGAAATTAAATGCCAGGAATGTATAAATATAGCATGGAGATTGAATCTAATGTCAAAAAGTTACTTTTGGACACAAAAGAACTCCAAGACAAAATGGATACTCTCGAAGGCAAAGAATATAAAATCAACTTAAATATTGATGAGAAAAAACTTGGAAATGTAATTTCCAATCTCGAAAAAATGCTTGCCTCTCTTGGTAAGGGAACAGGTGATTTCAAACAGTTTGAGAATTTATCAAAGGAACTATCAAGTATTGTATCAGAAGTACAGAGTTTAAGTAAAGCTTTTGGTAAAGTAGATGATTCTGGTACGAAGACATTACTCTCTTCTATCCAAAATATTGATAAATCACTTTCTGAACTGAGTCAGAATATTCTCAATGTTAATAAAAACATGAGTAATATGGGTGGCAATACGAGTGGTGCTGTCAAACAAGTGGAGAATATTAGTGATGCGTATCAAAACGCTGCAAAAGAAGCTGAGAAATTGGCTGATGCACAAAGTAAGATTGGAGAGAAAACGAATATTTCATCTGGAGATTTTAAAGAGCAATCAACAGAAATTGACCTATATCATAATTTAGAAAAGAGAAAAGTTACATATGATGAAATAATTGATAGAATTCAAACAATCGTATCTCTTAAAGAAAAAGAAAAATCGTTAAGCAAAACTTCTGATGATACGAAACTCTACCAAAATTTATATGACGAAAATGATATCAATTGGGCTGGTGATACAGAAGGTACTATTAATAGAATATCAGATAGATTA